ACCGAACCAAGTAATAACGCTGGTGAAATTCCAGACATAACACTTCCTATAACACCAAGACCAATTAGTGCAACACCAGCCTTTGCCAATCCTTCCCATCCAATGTTGTTAAATTTTTCCAACGCAAACGCAAGTGGTATAAGTGATGCACCAATTGCTGCAATGGCAACCGAACCAAGTAATAACGCTGGTGAAATTCCAGACATAACACTTCCTATAACACCAAGACCAATTAGTGCAACACCAGCCTTTGCAAGACTTGACCAATCAACCTCATTGAATTGATTAAGTGCATACGCAGCAGGAATTAAAGACGCACCAAGCAATGCAATAGCACCCGCACCAATTATCACTTGTCCTGATATTTTGCCAAGCATAAGTGCCGCAACTGTTAGTGAACCTAATGTGACAATGCCTTTTGCGACATCTCCCCAATTTACACCTGCAAAATTTTGAAATGCTTTGGATGTAATCCACAACGCACCAGAAACAATTATTAACGATGCCGCACCTTTAACTGCACTGGTTTTGAAACTTGACAACCCATCGCCGATTCCTTTCAACACATTTTTGATTGAAGTACCAATCCCGGCAGATAATGTTTTCATCGTATCTGCAACAAATTTGGCAATTTCCGTCAGCGTTCCCTTTATTGTTTGCCATACACTCTTTAACACACTACCCAAATTGCTAAATGCAGATTTGATAAAATCTGAAATTCCATTCATTTTTCCAGTAAGTCGTTTTTCTTGTTTTGGATCCACATCTGGAAGACTGATAGTTTTATCCGAACTTTTTATCTTTTTAATTGGGGCATCCGGTTCTGGTAATTTTACCTTTTCCTTTTTTTGTGGAAGTTGTTCGGTTATTTCTTCAGTTTTGTTTCGCACTATGTTTTCAGCAACGTCGGTCGTTTTACTTGTTGCAAGTTCTTGCACTTTATTTGTAACGTCCGAAATCGTTTCGGTAGTTTTTGTAATTTGTTTGGTGTCAATTTCAGGTTCAAGTTTTTTCCCAAAAATATTTTTAGCGAACGACCCAATTTTTTGGAACACACTTTGCCCTTCATGTCCAGCATTTTTAAACGCACCAACCAACGGTTCTTCCAGTTTTCCAAGACCTTTTCGGGCTTTTTTCAGGACTGGTTCAAATCCACTTTCAAAAGTTCCTTCCATTTTCTTGCGGAATACCCGCTCAATTCCTTCTCCAAGATAGTGTGTTGCCATAGCACCAGCAATTCCAAACATTGCATCAAATTGTCCAAGGCTGGCTTGAGTTGCTTCGCCAGTTGCTCCTTCAACTGCTTTACCAATTCCCATCAGTTTGCCGACATATCCAGCCGCCATTCCGCTTAAAGTTGCCGCACCAATTTTTCCAATTGTGCCAAATGTAGATTTTGCAGTGTCTGAACTAAAAATTCCTTTTTTAGCAGTCTTTTGCAGTTCTTCAACTTTAGTTATACCATCCGATGTCGTTTCTGTTAAAGATTTTTTTAATTTTTTGCCGGATTTTTCCGTTTCCGTGGCAATGGTTTGACCAGATTGGGCGGTGGTGCTGGCAATTTCAGTAACCACTTGCTGCATTTGCTGTGAATTTGAATTTATACCCTTAACCGCAGTACCATTCAATTTATTGAAAGTGGCTTGGATGGATACAACAATTTCGTTCATCGCAGTTTTCACTGATGTAACCATATTGTCAATAGAAGTTTTCACCCCAGTACTAAGCATTTCTGATTGTGCAATCCCACCTTTAGTTGTAGATTCTAAAGATTTTTGCATTTTTTTACTGGATTTTTCAGTCTCTGCCACAATAGTTTGATTACTTTGCGCAGTTTTTGCCGAAATATCGCCAACTACTTGTTGCATTTGTTGTGATGTGGTGTCAATTCCCTTCCCAGTTGCACCGGACAATTTGCTGAAGGTGTTTTGAATGGAAGTTGTAATTTCACCCATCGCAGTTTTTACAGACGTAACCATATCTCCGATGGAAGTTTTAACGTTTGTATTCAACGTTTCCACGGATGTTTTACTCTCTCCTATCGCATCTGCTGATTTTTTACCAATCCCGCCAAACATTCCACCAATTATATTACCCATTCCAGTGAATATCTTACCAATACCCGGAATCATTTCAATTAGACTGAATAATCCATTTTTTAACATACCAATGGATTTGAAAATCATCGTTCCAATACCGATAGTTGCAAGCCCACCAAGTATTTTAACCACACCAGAAGCAAATTCGCCAAGCCCATTAACAGAATCTGAAACGGTATCAAATTTACCAATTAAGCCACTAATTCCGTTTCCAACCATTGAAAGTGGAGTAAGTATGTATGAAACTGCTTTTGTGACCACTCCAATAGCAGCCGCAATTGATTTGAATCCGAAAACTATAATATCAAGAACTGGCGAAATCATATCAATCACAGATGCAAACGATTCCACGAGTGGGAGGATTGATTTGACTAAAACTGCTTTAATTTTATCCCATGCTACGCCAAGTCTATCGGTGGATTGTAATTGGTGTAAACGATTTTTAATATCGCTCTGCGACATTGCCGAAATATCGCCCATCCTATCCAAATTTGCATTTAGATATTTTTGTTGGTCTTCGGTCATTCCGTTCATCTTTTCGTGCAAATTAACCGACTTACCAAGTTCGTCCGCAGACATCCCCAGTGTCTTTGCAATTTTCATCCGCGTCAAATAATCCATCTTGTCATACTTCGCAGTAGAGCCGATATTTTCCATAATTTCCTTTGTCATACCGGGAATATCACCCATCAATCCCTTGTCAAACGCTTTGCTAAAATCAATTCCACCACTGCTCATTGATTGAAGTTCATACATATCGGTCATAAATCCTTCCAAATCAAGCATTTTTTGGGCAATATCACCAGCCTGTTTTAGACTTAATCCCATTCTGCGAACTTGGATGACTGCTTTTGCTGCTTTATCTGGCATTCCGGCAAAATATGTCGCAACTGCATCAGCACTATCAATCAAGTCGTCTGTTACAATTTGCGGACTTAATCCAGCCATTTCCGCCATATAGCTGAGATTAGATTGCAATTTAACCGCCAACTTGTCATCAGCACCTAAATTACTAAATACTTTATGCAATTTTACTGCTTGCTCATTACCATAACCAAACGCCTTCCCAATTTCTGAAAGTGAAATGACGAGTTCTTTTGATGATTTTGACTGCAAATCCAACAATGCCCAACTACTACTGATCATTGCAGTTTGGACTTCCTGAATATCTTGCATAGACAGGAACTGATTTTTTTGCGAACTTAAAATATCAAGTTGGACATTTAACAATTCCTTTGCTTGCAACAATGAAATTTTCATATTTGCAGCCATGTCTTTATATTTTTCAACAACACTTGATACAAATGTTCCAAGTAACACCACAGACGCAATCAGCATAGTCATCGGATTCAATGCAAGACTAATTGCGGGTTCCAGTTGTTTAAAATACGAATTTAATGCCGATGCACTATCTCCACCACTTGAAATTTCATCCGAAAACGCTTTTGCTCCTTTTTGATGCGAATCAAGCAAAACAGCACTTACTTTAGAAATTCCTAAAAAGTCCCCAATACCAGCAGGTAACATTGCATTTACATAATCAAACCCACTTCCAATTCGCAAAACTGCTTTTTCCGCTTTTTCAAGTTGCCCCATATAGGAAGCCATCGTTTTATGGATTCTGGTCTGTGCTTCAACTTGCGAATTTATCGCATCTATTTCATCGTATTGCAAACGTATTTGGTCTGTCAGCAATTGTGTTGAAATTCCAAGTGGAACGGTTAGACTACGCAACGCCTTTTCCTGTTCAGCCGTTCTACTTGTACCCAACTGGATTAAATTAACAATCTCATCAAAATCTACTTTTAATTTGTCAGTTATTTTATTATTGTCCGCAATTTCGTCCAATCTACTAATCAGTTGTTCGTATTGTTTTGTACCCTCCTTTAAAATGCCCGTAGCCGTCTGTATTTCGCCTGTATTAACGTCAATTGAAATTTGCGATGTTCCTATTATCTTATCAAAGTCAGACGCTTCTACGTTAAATTTGACGTTCTGTTGTAAATCTTCCAATGCTCTTCCCCGAGTTGCATTTTTTTGAAGTTTATCGTTTTGCGCAAAGTATTGCTTCAGCCCATCCAACCGTGCATCCTTTTCAAGTTTTACGCTATTTAAGATTTTAGCAACTTCGTCGTTCAACTCACCAGTTATTGGATTAAAATTTAATTTAAAATCAATGATCTGCCCACTCACATTTCTAACCATCGTATCGATGTCGGATTGCATTTTTTCCACCAACTCCATCGCAGTTACTACCGATTCATTTACACCACCAAACATACCAGATAAATCAGTCTTTTTTGCAACCAGTTCGTTTATGATTTGTTCACTGTTGGAAAGTGAGCCGCCAAATTTATTAACTTCTTTTTTTGCTTGACTGACTGCACGGACAATTGCTTCGTGGTTTGAGAGCAATTTCTTAGTTAGATCAACCTCATCGTCAATCAGTCCGTGTTGCTGCTTAAGTAGATCAATGTATGTTTTGGAATTTTCTATCGTATCTTCGCTAATTTCATCAATTTCTTTGAATCTTTTAGTGAGATCGTCTAAATCTTTCTTTTGTGCTTTGCGGGCTTTCGCCCATTTTTTAATAAAATCGTCCGATACCAATGCACCGTCTTCCAATGCACCAGTTACACCAGCAACTAATTCCTTTGCATCATCGGCGGATTTTGCAAACCCCGAATCTATCACAGTCATAACTTTCAACAATTGACGATTTACATCAATTTGTTGTTTACCTGCCGATGCAACTTTGGAAATTACCGAATGGATTTCGGTTAGTAGTTTTTTTATTTCGGATTGGTCATTTGCAGCCATGATTATTTTGTACCCTTTTCTTTACATAACACCGAGTTCGGGTTGTCTTTACATACTTTTTTTAATCCAGCATCAGCCTTGTCAGTCCAATATTTCAACGATTCAAGAGTGGATGCTAAGTCTTTCTCACTTTCCATTTCTTTGATTGCTTTGGGTAGTTCTTTACGAAGTTGACCCAGTGCGAGAGTCTTTGCGAGTGTTGTGAAAAAGTTTTCTGATATAAGTGGGTTCATCGTGGTAGTTCCTCAGTTTTTAGTTCAATATAAATATCAAAGAGTGGTTGGTTTGTTTTAATTGTTAACGTGTTGTTAAAGATTTGGAAATGTCTAAAATTTTCTGTAACTTTGTTAAATATAAACAATATTAATAAAATAAATAAAATGTGTCAATGCTTGATTTTTGAAGAAAATCAACATCGTCAGTAACACTTGAAAAGTGTGGATGACAAACGTTTTTAAATACTATGTTATAATAGTAAAACAAAACTTCAAGAAATAATTTTAAGATTATATCTAAATGATTTGTTAATAATTTGGAAGTATCAAATCAACATCCACATCTTTGTCGCATAAAATTTAAACAAAATAAAATCATGCACACTTTATTGGTTTAAACCAGTTAGAATTTCAAGCGAATTATTAACCAATAAATTATTTCTATGATTAAATTTCCGAGTATCGAGCAATTCCGGAATGTCATCCGCGAAGTGCATCTCAATCACGACTATCAAGGTAAGGATGAGGAGGGCAACCCCGTTTACGGACATCAAAGTCCGTATCCAACAATGAATTTTGCCGGAACTGTAAAAATTCACGGCACCAATGCTGGAATTGTGAAATACAAAAATGGACACATTGAATACCAATCTCGCGAAAATGTGTTGAGTCTCACCAAAGACAATGCTCAATTCTTTTTGAATATGAGTGCGAAAAATTTAGACTTCTTGTTTGACGGGATTGAATTTAATGAGCACATCGCAATTTTTGGAGAATGGTGTGGTCAATCCATCCAAAAGGGAGTTGCAGTTAGCGGACTTCAAAAAATGTTTGTGATTTTTGCATGCAAAGTAGATGGCGAATGGATTGATTTCGTCAAATCAGACCCAAATCAAAGAATCTACAACATCAACGACTTCAAAAAATACGAAGTTGAAATTGACTTTAACAATCCGGAACTTGTCCAAAATCACTTAGGCGAATTGACCTTACAAGTTGAACAAGAATGTCCAGTTGGAAAACATTTTGGAGTATCTGGCACGGGCGAAGGAATTGTATGGAAGGCAAATTACAATGGTCGCTATTATATCTTTAAAACGAAGGGTGAAAAGCATTCAGCATCAAAAGTCAAGACACTTGCGTCAGTCAATGTGGATGAAATCAACAGCATCAACGAATTTGTTGATTACGTTCTTACTGAATCCAGACTCAATCAAGGTATTGATAAATTGCGCGAAGTAGGAAAGGAAGTTAGTCAGAAATCAACTGGAGATTATTTGCGATGGATTGTGAATGATGTATTGAAAGAGGAACAGGATACTATCATTGAAAATCAACTTGATCCAAAAAAACTCAATTCTGCAATTTCTAACAAAGCCCGTCTGTGGTTTTTTAATAATTTTTGATATGACACATTCATTCAGCATTCCACTCAATCAGTTGAAGTCACTCCAAGACTTCATCAAGTCTGAAACTTACACAGTCAGATTCAACCGAAATCCATTGGTTATCCATAATACCGCCATCGTATCATTGGAATATGATGTTTCGGAATCCGGAAAGATAAATGTATTTTTGAATGATATTGAACCCAAACAATCACCAAGTCCGAAACAAACATTTTGGGCAAAAATAAAATCATTATGGGAGTTCTAAGTTGTGCGCGACCAAGTTGCAATAATATCATGTGCGACACTTATGTTGAAACTGTTGGGTATGTTTGTAGCGAATGTCAAGATGAATTTAAGACATAAAAAAACCTGACTCCGCATACAGACTACGAGTTTACCCTCAGTATTTATGGAAACGGATAAAACCAATTCCTATCGGAAAGATATTCCATATACACAAACATTTTTTTTCATATTATCGTCATGTTTGACTTTTTTGCATCAAATACCCGAAAAATACCCATGTGTGGTGGGTATATAAAAATCAAATATAATAAAACTACAACATCTATTGAGATAGTTGGGTTTGACAGTGTGTTTATTAAGGCACATAAAACTGATTCAGATGGATATAAGCCGCAATACCCAACTATTTGGAGGAATGCAAATTCAGGAGACTGGAAAAATTTAGGTACTCTTAGTAAATTTATAAAATGTGTTGATTTCTATGACTATTCGTGGGAATACGATACATGGTATGCTAAATTCTTGATAAGACTGAATTCGTATTTTATTCGGGATAATATATCAAAATTTAAAAAGCAGTTGTTGGAATTGGACGAAATATTCCAACAAACCGCCCAGTATGCAGAACAAAAATATCGGCAATTTAAGAATTTTGATTCCGAATTACAAAATTTTTCGGATGACCGGGAACCGGATTTTAAATTAAGTGAGGCAGAGTTCAATAAAATTATAAAAACATTGTTTTAATTATGACAAATTTCTATCAATTCCGCCAAAATAATAGTGGCGGCAATTTTCAAGTTGACCATCAAGTGTGTCACCAAATAATAATTGAAGCATACTCTGTAGAACAGGCAATCGCAGAAGCAGAATCCCTTGGTTGCTATTGGAATGGTGCGTCCAATGGAATTGATTGTTCATGCTGCGGCGATCGTTGGAGCAGACTTGCAGATGTGGTTGACTTAGACCATATAAATAAAGTTGGCTATTCGGCTGAGGTATGGTGTGTAGATAATGATGATTATAAAAGTCATTATGAAAAACGATACGGAAAATACCAAATTCATACAAATCCTGAAATTTCCAGTTATGGTAGTTATCGCGGAACAATCAAATTCAACGATATTGAACAGTACGCGCAATTTTTGGCAACAGAATACCGTTCTACCAATCCAGATGTGCGCATATTTTATTTGGACGGGACAGTTAGGGAGTTTTAAAATGAAAATGGACTTTTGGTTGTTACGCCATTAGCCCATTTTCATTTATTTCTTCTTATTTGCGGCTTCTTGCCGAGCATTTTCTTCATCTATTGATTTTACCAGTTTGTAGTAATAATAACTACGAATATTTACTGGCATATTATAAATGGTATCAAATGCTCCAAACCCTCCGCAATGTTTCATCATGTCAAAAATTTGATCCATCACCCGATTATCATAATCAGATGTCAGGCCAAAAAAAGTTAGCCCCAATGGTAATGTTAGTGTGAAAGGGCTCCCCTGTTTCCTCGTCAATTACTTCAATTTCCATATTAACTCCGGGAGTCATTTTGGCGACATAATCTCGGAATTGCCGCGCATCTTTTGCTTGAAATTCGTTGTTTATAAACATTTTGATGAAATTGGGATCACTCTCCCCATTCACTGAAAGGATTAAATGCTCCAATCGTGTAGTGATTTGCGTATCTGGACTACCCGCCGTTTTGTATTTTTTCAGTTTGTCGTCAATCTTCCGTTGGTCCCCGATAGTCAATAATTTGAATTTAATATCGTATTTTCCGACACGGTTTTCATAATGGTATGTGAACTCATTTTCGCCAGTTGCAAACAATGCCTCATCAATTTCTTTGTTTTTTAAAGTATTGAGGTCAATTTCCACCTTTTGCTTCTTTCCGCTCGGGGCATTTACTTCTACTTCGTATTTTTCTCCATAGCCATAGATGCGACTGGCAACAATCAATGCGTCTTTGTCCCCAACCAACAAATCATCATAGTTGAATTTTGTGATTAACATGGATTGGAGGAATTTGTCAATTACTATACCCAATTTTATATACGACTCGGTTGTGAGGATATTTTCTTCTCGGGCTGTCATAAATTTCATTTCCACATACCCTTGACGTAATGGAGAATCTGGAGGATACAACAATCCTTTTGATGGTAATTCAATCGCGTTTGTTGGAAATGTTGCGACTTGAGTTTGGATTGTAATTGGCTGTGATTCAGTATTCGGTACTTGATTTTGTGTAATTTTTACTATTGGTTCTTTCACTGTTAATTAGATGTTAATGGTTAAGAAATGTTTGGAGAATACTTCTATCCTCTCTTATCGTTGTTGTAATAAATTTAAATGATATGACGCATAATGTACTTTACATCGTTCCGAAGGGAACATTTGGGGATAAAAATGATAATCTCCAAATGATTTCAACCAAAGACAATTGCGATGCAGTGTGTGCAATTGTCCACGGAATTGGTCAATTTGGCGATTTCCCAAAATTCAAACCACTCAATTTATTTATTCAGGGAAATTCTCATCATGGTGATGGAAAATGGTGGATTATGATTGAGCATTGGAGTTTTGATTGTGACTTATTCTTTGAATTCTGCGAATTTATTTCAAATGAGTTAAAATTTCCACTTGAAATTGGTTTTCCTAAATCAATATAATTATGAAACTTGTAATCAATGAACTACCGGCCTTCAAACAAGGCATAGTCGTATGAAATGGTAATTTGTGGTTGGACGACTTCTTCTGTACTCCAATCCAGTTCTCCGTAATTTATCAACGACATAAATGCCCCAATCAATTTCCATGTTCCAACTACATTGTCAGTTGGGCCAAGTAATTGAATTTGAATGTCTTTTTTGTAAGTGTCCCCATACTCGTCCGTACCTTGGACAACATCTTGGTGTAAATCGTTCAAATACATCCAAAGTTGTTCCATTGTTAATCCCTCATAAGCATAACAAGTAATTTGAATGTCATTCCATTTTGTTTTGCCCTTGATTTTCATTTGTGTGTTGCCGTATTCCACCGTGATCGGTGAATTATCAACTGTTGGTAATTGTGCGGCTTTACCGTAGATATTTATATCCTGTATTGCGCTGAATTGTATGCGAAACCGGAAGGAAACTTGTGGTCTATATGATTCTGGTGACAATCTTGCCATTTTTTCATCATCTTAATTTAAAACTATGAATAAATTTTTTCTGTTCGGAATTTCATTGGTATTAATTGTAATTGCCATTTCATTCGTGATTGATGGTCAATATACAAACGTTCAACATCTTGGATTACTAAGTTCCATATTCTTTGTGGGTGGTGTTGTGTGTGATGAAATTGAAAACCGTACTAAAGGATAGGATTGAACTCGGCATAGTCGTAGATAATTGTCAAGTCAACTTCTACAACGTCGTCTGCTCCCCAATCCAAGTCTCCGAATTTTACAGACTGGTAGAATGCACCGACCAATTTCCATGTTCCGATAGGTAAACCTTCCGGTGTCAATGTAGTCAGTCGTAAATCATGTTTGTAAAATTCGGCATAATTATCTTTTGCAAATTTTACAATCTGATGTTGTTGTAGGTATTTCCAAAAATCTAATGTGGTTATTCCTTCAAACTGATAGCATCGTATTGTAATTGGCTCCCAACTCGTTTTACCTTTGATATTAAAGGAACTATTGCCATAATCCAATTTGATCGGATTATTTTCAAAGGCAGGTTGCTGTGCAGAACGAGCATATATAGTCGCACCAACCAATTTAGATGTAAACAACGTATATCTAAATTGTAATTGTGGATGTAATATTTCGGGAGTGGCTATTCGCATATACCATAACTATCAAAGTTGGGCATTTTTTCTTTGATGTTAATGGAAAGTTAATTGTTTGGATAGTTCTGTGGGCGACTGTATCTTTGTACTATTATTTAAAACAACTCATTTATGGTACAGTACATCGTCTTTGATACCGAGTATAAAATTATTGCCACCTTTCAATCATTTGGGGGCGATATATCTACGTTGTTGAAATCCGATTCAACACTGCGGTGGATCAATATAACCCACCCATTACATTCTGACATAAAAGCAAAAATCAATGCTGTAAATAACACAAAATTGTAAATAACACAAAATATTAATATGAACATTTTCTTGAAAAAATACCTTGAGTTTGACGGGGGTTATCACATGATCCCAGAATCAAAAATTGAAACACTGGCCGTTTCAGATTCATACGATCCAAATGGAATTCGTATATCCGCCAGCGAAGCGGGGGATTACATCATGCTGGAAACGAAGGCGGCTGCCAACGAAGCATCCCGTACATATCGGGAATTGCATAATTCAGTGAAATCATATAATATCCACGACATTGTTTCAGCCCATGATGAATGGGAATTGTATGATGAATTGATGGACTCCACCAACCTTGTGGAAGGGGTTGATTACAGTTTATATAAAGAAAATGTGAGGGGATTTAATTACTGGGACGGCCACAATTGGCGGACTGTCACTGTGAGTGGAGAATACCCTACCCACCAAGTTGAAACCGATGAAGAAATCATTCAACAACTTAACGAGGCGTTTGTTAACAAAATATTCGTGGAGGATGAGTGGGGGTTTGAATTGTATGAGTATGAAGACATAACAATAAAAATTTCTCATTTTGCATCATCTTGGGAGGATGCGACTTTAACTTTTAATTGATACTATGACTTTTACAATTTCACAAGAATTATTAATTGCCGCTGGCTACACGATGTGGTCAAAAAATCAATTCCAAAAGCGGGTTCGCGATGACTCCGGCTCCACTAAATATTTCATTAATATTGAACAATCGGCAGGATTTAATAATGAAATGCCAATGTTCACTCCGAGTATCCAATTTGATGTTCGGGTTGGGGATGTTCAAGAATCCATTGAAATTACCTTAGTTCAATGGTTCAATGATTCGGGGTCACATTCCCAAATAACCATTTCGGAAATGGAAGCGGAATTAGGCAAATACTGGACTCGTCTGGACGGACTATATTACGAATAAAAAATGGGTAGTATCCAATTAAGGACGCTACCCATTCTTATTTTTACGTCTGCTGGAGTTACTCGCTTTTCAAGAATTTAGTGGTCGGCGTACCAAGTACTAAGCCGACAATCCATAATGCCCAACCAGCAATTTTTGGATCTACTGGAAATACACCCGAATCAAGTGCAAATTTAACTGCGCTCAACAGTGAAGCGACAATTACAAAAATAACTGGATTGCCAGTTTTAAATTTGGATAGTAATTGTGCAATCAGACCATTTAAAAAATCTAATCCCATTTTAATTTCCTTTATTTTTAGGTTAATAACGCATAGTCAAAAGATAAAGTCAGGTCAACTTGGATTGGATCATCCGTACCCCAATCCATTTCTCCCCATTTAACCCCACTATAAAATGCACCAACCAATTTCCACGTTGCAACTGGAGAACCCATCGGGTCTAAAATCATAATTTGCAAATCATGTTTGTATTTCGGTGCTTTATAGTCAGTCGCGGATGAAACGGTTTGGTGGTCTTGGAGATAATTCCAAAATTGTTCAACAGTTATATTTTCAAACTGATAACACGACATTGTTAAATCATCCCACCGTGTTTTTCCTTTGACTTTAAAATATGCGTTGATATGTTCAATCGTAACCGGGTTTTGTTCAAATCCGGGCTGTTGAGCGGAGCGAGCATAAAATTCTGCTCCGGGCAACTTACTTGTGGTCACTTTATACCGGAATTGCAAATTTGGGTGGTATGAATCCGGAACAACTACTCTTGCCATCTATTGGTTTCCTCTTTATTATAAGTTAAATTTATTCCTGTGAATCGCCTGGAAATAATGCACCAGTCGGCATCACTACGAAATCAACAATGATGAATTCGGCAGTTTTAGCAGGTTTCAAATAAATTTGTGCCCGCATTTCATTCCGATCAACTACATCGGGTGTATTATTACTTTCATCAATGATGATTTTGTAATCGTACAATCCCTGTTGATTTTGTACTCTACGGAAATATGGATCGGTTATTTCAATGAACTTGGCACGAGTTTCAACAGTATTGTTGTCAAACACCAAGTATTTCACTGTAAACGCGACAAACCGCTTTGCGTCAATCAACAAGCGACGAACATTGATTCGGTCAAGTGCCGATTGTTTTTTCTGCAACGTTTTTTGCCCCCAAACTGTAATACCCTGACGCGGGAATGACGCAATTGGGTTGACAGATTTGATATACAAGTTGTCTCTATCACCCTGAGTCATCAACCGTTCAGTTTGAATTACACGATCCAACACACCACGATTTAAACCTGCTGGCGCATACCAAGGATGAGCAACTTGGTCGTTGAACGAATATACACCACTTACAACTGCACTTGGAGGAACCCAAATATTTCGTCCCAAATCTGGGTCTGGAATTTGGCACCACGGATAATACATTGCGGCATAGTTCGTATTACGTTGTTCGGCACTTTGTTGGGCTTGCCCGACCGTTGATCCTTTGTAAGTTGGGTCAATCACATACATACAATCGCCGCGATCTTCACACATATTGATTGCACGGGTGATAATCGGACCATGACCAGTCAAGTTGTCCATCAATCCGGGTGTAAACAGCAAGTCAATATCAAATTGGTCTTTGTTACTCAAAATATCAATCGCGTCTTGATATGCAGCCTGTCCCCATGATGCTGACGCTGGATTAAATCCTTGCGTGTTAGTTGCAAATATGTTTTCATTAAGTGCTCTCGGGTGAATTACATTGCCGTCACTTCCAGCACTAAATGTTCCAGAAACTGGAGCAGGTAATGAACCGCTCAACGCACCACTGCGTATTGATCCATTTGGTCCAATATACGCCATCGTATTCTGCACTCCCTCAATCCGGATAAATCGCGACCTGTTAGGGAATGAACCTGAATTTTCCAAATATGGAGAACCATTTGAATCATATCGCAAAGTAGAACTTTGGTCTCCAATTACTTTCGCAATATAATTTTGCGTATCCGGATCAAGACTTATTTGGTTATACTGTTCAAGTACGACTTTACGATTACTAATATCGTCGCCTCTACGAATGTATAGATCAAATACGCCACGGTCTGGATTTACGTTGGCAATTTCCCAGCGAATATTGTATTGAGAACCAGAAATTAACAAACCATTCGTACCTTCATCCGAAGTAGCGCCACTACCAGAAATTGAAGCATTTGAATTGCCACTATTTGTAATTTCACCATCACTAAGAGCAACAATCTTGAATGCCATGTTAGTCGCACCATAAGAACCAGAACCAAGTAAATGTTGCTGGTATGATGCACTTTGCATTACATACGAATATGCTGGTTGATAGCCCTGATTCAAAATCCGAACTACTGTGCAGACTTGTCCATATTTGATGTATTCTTCAACGCAATGGGTTGTCAAATATTTGTAATTTCGCTGACTTGCGCCAGAACCTGACGTAAATACATCTCCAAACCAACGGATATACTCCGAATAATTTGAAATTGGAGTTGGCCTGAATGCAGGACCACGGACGGTTGGACCAATTACGGCCATACCGACGGCGGCTATTTCAAGCGGACGGAACGAGAGGTCAAATTCTCGTGTAAAAACTCCGGGAGAAATAAATACATTATTTGCTGCCAAGCATTATTTCCTCATTTTTATTTTGTTTAAGTATTCTTTCCTAAATTCGCTCGTTCAAGATATAATCTTCAATTAACGATTTGAGAATTGTTTACAGGTTTTATTTACTATAAATATTATCTAAAAATTTTAAACCGTACCTTCAACTTTTGCGCGTTCTTTCATTACTTTTTTCAACCATGTAATTAAAACTGGAATTGATTCGGTTGTCAAATTCATGTGTTTAGTTCGTTTGCCTTCCGATCCAAACTGCGCCCAAGGAGCGTATTGACCACCCGAATCAATAATTCCCAGTTCAGACGAATAATAACTTGTGCTGGCTTCGTTTAAAACTTCCATTACTAAGGGTTTTAATTTAGTTTTGATTGATCGTTTTTGATTTTCTGTTAATTTCATTTTTAGGTTTCCTTTTATAAATTTTTTGGCATATTTGCAGTTCTGATTGAATTTATTCCGCTTCTAACCTCCACTAATTGGAGTGAACTTTGGCGAGTTAAGTGGCAATCGGCTCTCACTGCAATATTATAACCATAGTCCATATCATTACTTCGCCCTTCAGTTGTAATTGGTAGAGTGTCTGGGTTGCGGCCCATCCAATATTGATTAAATCGGAGGTTGTCTATTTCGTAATATTTTGCGTCCCATTTGATGATGTCTCCTTCATCAAGTACTACATCCAAATCTTTTAGATCGTCGCGTAGAAACGAAAATACAGCGGTCTGTGACGTGTCTATACCAGTATCAATATCGTTCATTGCAGTTTCATCAAATGATACCAGTGAAAATATACGGAGTGGTTGATAATACACCTTCTTGTTTGATTCTCCATAAAGATTGATTTCCATTTCGGGTAGTGCAAGTTTAAACAATGCTACTTCAACCGAAATAACTCTGTGCATCAATTCTCTTGAAATTGATTTTAAGAATAACGAATCTTTAGAGCTTCCGAATAGGGGCATAATTATTTTCCTCGTGACCGCATGATCATTTGTCCCAATTTGGCAGTTTGTACGTCGTCAAATACAATCGTGGCTTTGTTGTTTTGAATTGATAGTCCACCATTGATAAATCGGATCGTGTTGAGTCCAATTTTAAATACTTGATCTCCTAACTCTGGAGCAGTTTTTTGAACCGAAGTTGAAGGCAAAATTCCATCCTCTCGCAGTTCATTTTTAACTTCCATTACCAGTTTTTTCAGCAATGGTTTAATTCTTTTCTTTTGATCGTTTGTCATAATCTTATTTTCCTTCGTATTGAATCGGATGGAATTTCATCTGCGATGTTTGGTTCAAATCTATTGGGAGTTATGTAATCTTCCTGTTGGTCAAATACAACTTTGTCTGTACCTTCTTCTAAGAATTTTACTTTTTTAATGGAATGGGCTTTTTGCATTTTTGAATTTTGATATTCAAATTCACTTCTTAAATACCCATCCACTTGCAATGTTATAGTAGTTTTTACTAACCTATCCTCTCCCGGAACATTTACATTATCATGTGTGACGTCTTGCACGTTTGTACGAAATTTATAAAAATCTCCCCAAACATGATCGCTAATTCCGACGATTGGTTGGACTAAATTGTTCATTTGTTCTTGTAAGTCTGTCCATAGAATCAATTCATAGCCGACACGCACATAATCTGGAACATCTACAAGGTAAAATTCGTGTGATTCTTTGTTTAAGTATTGTCCAGCCACTCTATCATATTGCATATTAAATGTTCTATACGGGACAAGTCTAAATGTTGGGTTGTAATTATTTACATCCACCATCGGTAAACGGTCGTCGGCTGCAACTGATGTACGTCTAATTGCAATCAGCGGAGCCAATACTTTTTTATTTACATCTCGTAAATAGCCGTGTTGTCTAATTTGAGACCATTTTTCACCGCTTGTGAACATTGCTGGGACTGGTATGGAATTTCCATTTTCATTTACGCGAAGTTTCAAAACTTCCGTTAAGTGGAAAAATATGGCATAATCAATTGTATAAAGATTAACAGACGGAATCTTAACAGTATCGTTGTCCCGTCTTACTTCCTGTTCTCGTTGGATTGCCCCAGATGATGCCCCGTCTTGATATGGACGTATTGTTCTCATTGTTTTTTCAACGATAACGATCTAACTTGTTCTTGTATAGTCAGACTTGATTTTGATAAAAATGTGACCACATCTTCAAATTTCTTGTTTCCAACATAAACAAATCCTTCACGGATCGTAAGTGGAACGTTTGGATATTTTCTACCCAGTGTATTACTCAGTGTCAACCATTTTTGTTTTTGGTCTTCGGTCAATGTCGTTGATTTTGTTGGTTGTGAGGTTTGACTCATTTTGCCAAAAAATCGTTCGTAATTTTCTTTCAAATTCATATTATATCCTTGTTAATTTTACTATTCTTGGCGGTTTACATTTAATTGGTTCTGGGTTGGTGGCAAAATCAACTATGGCTTCAATTTCACATTTTGGTAGTTTAAATGTATCACATCTTGCATACAGACTGTCAACGAATGGTTTCATAAAGCATGGATGGTAATTTCCAGTATAAGTCATTCTATATTCACCATCCGGTGTAATATATAAAGACATCGTACCAATCCACATCAAATCTTCGGTTGGAGGCGGCTGTTTAAATGCCGACGAAACGCACAATAATATAGTTAAAAATAATAATTTCATTTTACCGAACATAAATTTTTAAAGGGATGTATTTTAGTTGACTTTGTAAATTTTCCGCAACGGCTGCCTTCCGTTCCATCTGCGATTGCAATGACATTGAATCCAACGTTTCTTTCAATTCAGTTATCAGTGCCTCCTTTTCTGATTGAGCACTACTCAGTAAATCACTACCATTCAATGTTACACCGGCATTTGGAATTGGAATTTCTGAATATTTTGTGCGAATTAATCCCAACACTTCTTTGCATATTGCAAGTGTATATTTTCGTATCCATTGTTTTCCAATTTCATTGATAAACTTGTATGTCAATGTTTGATATGGAACATTGGAAATATCGGTTACTTTTCCTGTGTCATTTTGCGAACTTCCTTGTTGGTCTAATGTGTAATTAAACCATAATTTCAGGGTCTGTGTTGGGATAGGAAAAATACGAAGTCTATTGTTTGTCAACTGGAACGAATATCCGCTTTTTCGCATCATGTCGTTCGTTTCAATTTGGTTCATCCTGAGCGCATCATAATATAAAGGCATTAAGATGTAATTACTGGCTCCAACAATACTTCCACGAAATCCAAAATTCTGTTGTAAATCTGCACTTGACCAACCAGTTCCGAGTGTAGAATCCATAAGGCGGTTGACTGCTGGAGTAGATTCGTGGAATATTTTGCGAATTGTAAATTGGTCGGTCGCAAAACTTCCCGATTCAATTACTGCATCGGACAATAAATTGTAAACCTGTTTTCCGGCAGTTAATTCAATGGATCCGGTATAATAAGTTAAAAATCCACCCGCCCCAACTTCACTACCATACGCCTTAGCCATTTGAAAAATGCCACGGAGGGTTGGTTGTATATAAGTTTGACTTAGATTTGCACTTCCAGTATTAGTCCCTTGCAAAGATAACAAATTATCGCGGGCTTGGTAGGTGTTGAGAAGCGCACCATACTCGTTGATTGCTTCCTCAAATGCTGCATAGAAATTAATTTCTTGCAATTCAACTGTAAGAATTGGAAATCCGAGTCGCAATGCACACCACGATGCAATACTTTCCGCATCACATTGAAATTCACTGTCATTGTCGTAAAACCCAAATGGCGTAAACGTCAGTGGATAAAATGAACCGGAACCGGGCCAAACTTCAATGTTAGGTGTTGTGATGGGCATAATTTATTTAATATCGCCTAAATTTTCCAAATCTTTAGAATATTGATAGAATAACTTAGCAAACGCCTTCTTTTGGTTGGGAGACTTTACCTTATCATAAACAGAGTTGAATAAATTGGATACTTTTGTATGATAATTAGAAATTCCGCCGTCCAATCCATACTCCTCTTGCAATTCACTCTTAACTTCCATTACCAGTCTTTTGAGTAATGGTTTAATTCTTTTTCTTTGGTCGTTTGTCATTCTCGATTCCTTTATAGATTTAAATGTCGCGTTTACCCATTTCTGTATGGATGCTGGTAATTCAGTTATATCAAATAATAATGTTTCTTCATAATTATCTATTGTGTATTCAACCTCATTATCAGTTAAATAATGTATCAATTTTTGTAGATTTTTTCTATTTACACTTGATGTATCAAATCTTTGCATTATACATTCTCCGAATTTTGAAATATTTTATTTAATTTTCTATACGCTTGTTCAAATACGTTTTCATTTTCTGATAATTGATAATCAATCTCAATTGTGAACCAGTGCGAAGCAATTGCTCTATTTTTTCGGGCCAGTTCATCAGCCCAAACAAACACGCTTGCTTTTGTTTCTAATCGTGTTATCCACGTCAGTTCTTCGTCAATTCCTTCTTGTGTGGATTTTTTGAAAAATTCGTAATCTTTATTTTCAACATATACACTTTGAACTCTCAAATAAGCATCCTGTAAAATTTGACCATTTGGAAGTTCGTAATTTTTTACTTTAATCGCCATCGGTTGGTTTTAGTTTTTTGTTAATTTTTTTCAATTCTGGTGTAGGTTCTGATTCAGGGTCTGGTAAAACTTCAACTTTTGGAAGTTCGTGGACGATTTTAGGTTCTGGTTTGGGGGGTTCAGGTACCACTTCAGTCACTTGTTTACCATAATTTTTAAGTTGTTGCCATGCGGCAAGTTTTAATTGTCTGCTCATTTTGTATTTTCCTTCTCAAGTTTAATTAATTCTTTTTGCAATTTATCGGCCAACAAACCAACCGGGATAACGTGTTTCCCTTCAAATTTCAACGCAAAAATACATTGCAGCATAATTTGAATTTCGTCAGGCGTTAGATTCATTTTTATCATGTTGTTTAAATTGTTCTTGTAATTTTAAGAGTAATGTATATAAAATTTCAATATCTCGTACCGGAAATTGAGTTGTTGATAACAATCGCAATACCAATTCAATTTCAGGTTTAGTCAACTGATTTAAATCTGTCGGGACCAGTTGTTTTGAAGTTTGCTGTTTTACGCTAAATAAATTCATCCGTTCCTGAAAGCAATTTTAGTTTTTGATATTGCGTCATCACAAATTTTAGCGGCCGATTTTTCACCACTCCGCTCATAAAATAATTTTGCTGTATGTAATACGTCCAATAATCCATACTTTTCAAGTATTTTATTCAGGGATGGTACAACAACTGGCTTAAATTCTTCGTATTCTTCTTTTATACTTTCATATAATGGTTTAAGTTTCGTGTTACGCATAAATATAAATTTCTCCTGATTGAATTTTTATGTTGCCATTTTTTTTGTATGTTGCTATATCAGAAAGTCCCCCATCCACGTCAACTACTGCCGCAGCGTATGCTTCAGGAACCATTGCGGATGATGACAACGTTAATAACGTCGCTTGTTGGAATCCCCAACGAGCAATTGAGTCATCCCATCCAAACGCGACACCATTGCCCAAACTACCACTACCAACCATCAGTCCACCATCACCCGTGGTTGAACCGGAATTCAAATAAATGAATCGGTCTTCTACATTAAGGTTTGTGATTTGCAGTTGAACAACGCTACCCAACACAGTCAAGTCACCGGCAATTACCACGTCCTGTCCAAACGTAGAACCGTTGATTGTTGCTATTGTACCATTGTATGTGAAATTCGCATTGTCGGTCACAGTATCTGCATCAGACCATAATGTAACACGTCCTGAATTGCCGGTGCCATCAACCAACGAAGAGCCCCACACCCGCGAATCAATTGCTCGAGTTGAAACTGAATTACCAGCACCTAAAATTAAAACAGTATTGGTTGAGTCAGACCCAAGTCCAGTTAATTGTAGTGTCGATCCAGTAAATGCAGTACTTGATATAATTTTATTGAATGTAACTGTGGCAGTAGTTCGTAAATCTTGTGGAGCGACTAAATTGATAGCCTTGCGGGTACCAACAAATGAACTTGATAAATCAAATCCATACGCAGACGATGTAGTAAAAACCAGTGTATCGGTCGCAGTACTGAACGTAAATCCGACTTGGGAACCTGAAATTACAAAATTTGAGTCCGCATTAACCCCACTCAATCCAGCACCATTTCCAATAAAACTACCAGAAAATGATCCAGACATAATGACTGAATTTGCACCAGTTTCGCGCAATATCCTACCAATGCCATTTGTTCCTACAATTCCGTATGTTGATGGATTTACACCAACCAAAACACCGCTTGCGCTCGCAGCCTGTAATCCATTTCCGCCATATAGCGGACTTAATGGGGTGGTGAGGATCAGTGATGCAAGTTCTGCCGCAGAACCGGATACAATTATTTTTTGCCAATTGGCCATATTATTTTACTCCTACATTCCGAAAAATAAATTACTTCCACTTTTTATCAATCCACCAACAACAATTGGTGGTAAAAAATTGAAGTCTGATAATACAAATACTCCATTTGAATTGAATGAAGTTGAAACTGATGCACTACGAACTAAAAAAGTTTGTTGATCCGATGCTATTTTTGTTAAATTTTTAATACTATCAAATCCAAAACTGGATGTCGTTATTCTACTATCTCCAATTTCAATCGTATTTTCGCTACCACGGATAGATACTAAATGTATGTTATTCTTAACTATAAATATAGATTCAGAAACATAAACATTTCGCCACGGACTTGATTGCGATCCTAAATCAAAAGTCGTCCCAAAACTGGACGTGTATGGAAGCAACGAACTGCTAAAATTTGCAAATATGGCCAAACTTCCAGTCGTCGCATACAAACTACCCGATGTGATTACAAAAAAGGGTTCACCTGCACCAGAATAACCAGTTTCTCCACGATCCCCTTTATCTCCCTTCGCACCTTGAATACCGGGTTCGTAGATTGTAACAACAGGGTCTTCACCAAAAACACATAATGATGAATCTGGACCAAAAACTATGTCAAGTTTTGGTTCATCGTTTTCTTCATAAACAAAGATTTTTGAATTTCCAGACAATCATTATGTCCCGTAATCTAAACAAACTAATTTATTTTCAAACCAACCGAAATTTGATTTGTGAATATCCCCAAATCTACCTTTGAATTGGTGTAATTCTGACTCCGATAATTCTCTGTTTAAAACCTCAACTTTTCGCTGTATTTGTATTAACCCGAACCAACTACAAAAATAACTGGGCGATACTAAATTATAAAATTCAGGCAAAAACTTAAAGACTTTACAATAATCTCGTTCTCTCCAATTTGCCAAACATCCAACCAAAAAATTTGTATGAGAATATGTAAAATTTGGTATTTTTATCACATAATTCCCACAATAAAAAACAATTCTATTAGTCCCGATTTTCATTTTGTAACTTCTGGTAATACTTTAAATTTACCTCGCAAAACTTCTTGAACATATTCACTTACACCACTCCCACTATAAATTTCCAAATCAAAAAATCCCTCCGTCCATGTGAATTGACTGCTTGAATACGCCGATATTGTGATACCAATACTTCCGCTTGTCGCTGGAAGCGTCACAGACGCACTTAAAGGGGTCTTGGTTAGTCCCGACCCGTCTGGTCCAATACTGGTATTCAAACTGCAATAAACGACGTTAGAATTGAATTGTGGGCGTATTTGCATCCTTGCTTCAAAATCAGATAGATCAACCCGCTGGGGTGGACTGCCACTCCAATATTCCAACCTACGCTGAAATGTCTTGCCCTGTTTGACTATGAATGTATGGTTATTGCTCATTTTAATAATTCCAACAAATCATGCACTGCCGGATGTCGGTGATTTTCTTTTAATTCAATGATTGAGACGTGTTTTGATTTTGCCAGTTTATGTATTGCGTGAATACTTGATGTGGACGATTGTTTTAAATCAATCTGGTCTATATCTCCACAAAATATCATTATTGATCCCTTTCCAATCCTTCCTAACGCCATTTTTAATTGATTTATAGTTAAATTCTGGGATTCGTCAATTATACAAACCGAATCTTGGAAAGTTCGTCCCCGAAAATGGGCGAGGGAAACAATTTCAATCACCCCATCCTCTTCCATCTTTTTTAATTTTGCCGGATTGTTATAAAACTTTCGCATATTGTCTCGAATGGGAACTAACCAAGGCTCCATTTTTTCTTCAAATGTTCCGGGTAAGAATCCAATATCTTCAGTGGACACGGTTGGGCGAGTTATTACAATTTTGGATTTCAATCCTTTGAAAATCATATCAAGTGCAACCGCTGAAGCCAAAAACGTATTGTGATGTATAATTCCATTTGAAGTTTGATATAGTTTTTCTTTTGAGTCGACGCAAAAGTCAAATACATCGGATTCATCTGAAGTTCTAATATCAATTAATTTCAATTCCGTGCCATCTGCATCTATTACAACATCATTCAATTTTAATGTATTTGATGCTACACAATCAATGAAATTGGTACATATCAAATGATTATCGCCAACTTTTAATATTGTCCCATCATCAAATGTCAAAATTCTAATCAAATCTCGCTTTTTAATAAGTCCAATAATATTGATCCATTCTGATTTTTCATTTTTTATTTGTATTTTGGGGCTTTGGATATACGCTACATCCAATTCAAATAAATGTGAATCATATTGTTCTATATATTCAAACAATTTTTGAATATTAATTGATATTTCTTTCATAATTTTATTCTGATAAATTTACATTTCAATAGTGAAACTATTTCTTCTTGTCGCCGGACATCCTTCGGTTTGAGATTACCAGATGTATCATAATGATGTCTTTCATCTATTTCTATAACTATATTATTATGATAGTCATACCCATCAACCCAATAGTTTAATTCCTTGATATGATATTCTCCTCCATTCAAGGCATGTTTGAAATTGTACCCATGTTCTTCCCCATATCTATCTATAATTTTACACCCAATTGGGTTGAAATTAGGTACCCATTTTCCAAGACCATTTCTTGATATACTTGCCTTTATCCTGTGATCTGTATATCTGGTTTTCCCCTTATTCCACGGTGTGAAGTATGGGCGATTAGTTATCTGCTTATTGATGATTTCCGGAGAAATATACCTTCCTTTATTTGCCCTCGCCGATTTTTCATATCGTTGGAAATCTTCGCTGATAAATTTCTTTAATTGATTTGCCCGCTCCAACCCATATGATTCCTCATATGTCTTTCCTGTATTATGTTGATCATGCGTCTTATAATATTGTTTTTTGGCAAGTGAATGCAAAACGCATCTTTCGGGTGTCCATTTTCTTCCCTTTAATTTCTGACCACCTTTGCCACGTTCTTTGTTGATGCGATCTTTCTCGTCTTGTGGTTTTGAATTCATAGTATTCAGCCACTTTTCAACTATTTTTTCTTTACGGGCGATTCCTTCATCAATACCATATTTTGATATTAATTTATTGAGTGAATTATTATCTATTATTTCGGCAGCCTTTCGTATAGCGTCTGATTCTGTCAAACCTTGCCTCACCCAATATTCAGGACACCTAACTGATATTTGCCGCCGCTTTTCTTTAGTGTCATATTTTTTTAGATATTTTAAATTGTTTGCTGTTTGATATGAGTTTGCTCTCTTAATAGATTCATCATAATCATAACCCTTCGCAAACCAATATTTCCAATCATAAACTGTCGTGATCGTATAAATTCTTAAACTTTTAATGTAGTTTCCAAGTCGTTTGCGTGGAATAGTGGGGGTCTCATCAATAAATTTAGATATTATTAATGCAGTATCTAAAGATATATTTGAAAATGATTTGAAATCATTAATTATTGACTTGGCGTTCATCAATGCTTCTAAATCATAGATGTCATTAACAGTATAATATTCCTTATGTTTTCCGTATTTACAAGATACTATCAAAATCACTCCTCAACGTTTGCAATAAAATCATAAAACTCGTCACTGATCATTAATGTTAACTCAGTTGAACCGTGTAGGCACTTGGCAGTACCAGCCTCGCCTAATAAAAATACAACAGTACTTTCTAATATTTTCTGCTTTGCTATTTTCTGCTCGTCCGTGAGTGAAAGTGAATATTTAATATCAGATTTTGGTTGACGTTTCTTATCGTTATCCAGCATAGGCCCTTTTTAGTATAAATATCATTTACCAAAATAAAAACCCCCCACATCGTGTATATGACGAAGGGGGGCATTTTAAATATGCGATAACTATATTTTATTGTTTTTTATTTATCAAAAATACTGAATCTCCGGTCTGAATTACCATCCCCGAGTTTGTGTGATAAATTCGTGAATCAAACGTGCAGACTGAACATTCTATTGTAGATACAATCTGCCAGTTATTTATAGGATTTATTAAATTTATTTTCCCGTCTTCTGTCACAAATACAAATCCCTGTTTAACATCAAAATAACGCCATTCCGGTATATCACAGCCAATTTTCAAATTCAATCCATCTATTTTGCAGAGTGTGTATCGGGTTTTGTTATTTTCCAGATGCTCAATTAGCACATATCCTCTCCGCTTGTAAACATTTTTGATGTTAAATGGAGTTTTGATGATATTAAAATTGTTTTTATTGAAGTCTAATAACCATTTTTTGTCTCCAATATTTTGCCAAATTCCACCATCTCCGAATTGTAAAGATTTCACAAAAATGTCGGATTGATTAGACAATATGTTATCATTCAATACATCGTCAATTGATAATATTTCATACTTGTTTAAAACTGAACTTAACAAGACCACCGAATTGTTATCAGATAAACACGTCAACCCGTGAGTATTTGAGATATTTTTAATTTTGGACGATTCCTTCCAAAAATAGTCCAATTTTTGATATATCACGTTGGAGTTACCCGCAAAGACTTTTTGGGCATCTGTGATCGTATATAGTTTATTATATACTCCAAAATCACGAACTGATAATACACTCCAAACACCATCCTTCAAATATGCAATAAAATTATCCGATATTGCAACGTCTGCAATATTTGAGTCAATTTGTCGTATATACAAATCACTTGATTGTATAATGGCTGGGTGTGAAATTGTTTGTGATTGTAAAATTTGCGGTTGACCGCTTAAATCCACAATAAATCGCATACCATCATGGAATACCTGTTTAAATTGATCTACAACTGTTTGGTTTGTAAATGGATGGTAGCATTTCGGAATTGTAATTGGCAAATTTGACAACACGCTTGATTTTTTGCAAACTCGCTCCTCCAGTGTTTTGTGTTGCGCATAATCTCCACGGAATGGATGCAAGAACGTGAACATCCAAAACGTCAGTATATCAAACGCAAAATAATCAGTGGTATTATCAACTTTTGGATGTTGTAACCAATCCCGTATATCTTCCAACAATACTCCATTGTGTGGGTTTGATTTAGTCCCAAAACTGTCAACATCCAACATTACGATTTCGCCAGTACTATTGACCAAAATATTGTATGGATTCAAATCTCCAATTACAATTCCCAGTGAGTGTGCATTTTTTACTGCGGTTGCTAAATTTTGATAAATTTTGTATTTGATTTTTTTATCAAATCCGTTCTGCAAACAAAATGTGTTATTGAAAATTTTCTTCAACACTACATATTTTTGCATATCAACGTAGCGCATTGAAAATCCTGCAATTTCTCCTTGATGTGTATAATAAATTTCGTCTGGTTTTACAAATTCGTTGCTCAATTTATTCAATTCAAGTAACGATTGTTCAAGTTTCAATCCACGGGGTTTGTGATAAACTTTAACAACTTTTGTTTTATCAGACGGATGTTCACAAATTGAACCTTCTCCCCCACTCGCAAAGCATTTTGCAACATTTACATCAAATAACAGTTGCTTATTTTTGTTATAGAGTTGCATATTTTATGATTGTTAGATCATCTTTAATATCCCACCAATACAATTCGTCTGACCGTTTCAATTCTTCGTCTCGGCTGGTAAGAATGTTAAATTTTTTATTCAATTGGTTTGTAAGCGCGTTGTATTCATCATTTCGCAACAAAAAATCAATTGCAATTTGTTTTGGGATATGGGGATTTTTCAAATTCACAAACGAATCAATTCCATCAGTGCAAATTGCAAAATTTTGAACATTTACAAATTGCTCAACTCTACGAGTCCTGATCCATTTTAAAAAATCAAACCATTCATAATCAATATAATATGTCAAATAATCAGGCGTATTCAATTCGTCGTTTTTATAAGTTACTCCATTTACAACGATAGTCCCGTCCCCAATAAATCTAACATATAATTCGCATTTATGTTTATTGTAGATAAAAAATATGACAGTGGACAATAAATGCAAATCTGATAAATTGAGTACAGATTTTAAATCTTTCAATATACCATGCACTTTAACAGTTAACGTGCAAAAATATGCGTCATACTTAGATGGGTGCGGTGGTACCGCAGAATTATCATCCGAATACGCTTTTTCAAGTGCATATTTAAACGCTGTTGATGCAAAGTGGGAATTAATTCCAGTTGAACATCCGTCCAATACTGCACCAACTATAAATTCGTCCGTTTCTTCAATAAAATAGTTATCTTCACACCAATTTGGATGGGTGGTTGATCGTTTGTTTAGTATTGAAATCATCACGAGATAATAAAATGGGGAGATATTGGTTTTAATAGTATCTCCCCAATTGGTTAAAAGTTCGGAACCGCAGTTCCACTACTCGATTTACTTACACTCTGCGAAACGGTTGCAAGCATCTTTTTGAAATCTTGTCCAGTTGCGCCAGTTCTCAACAATGCAGTGCGATCAATACTCAGAGAATCACAAGTTTTTTCAAATTCGGCATCATTTCCGACTCCATACATAAAAATTGTAAATTTGCCGTACAATCGCTCATCTTGTCGGATTTGATCCAAAATTCTGCGAACAGTATATCCGGTTCGGTCTGAACCCTCATTAAATTCACCATCGGTTACGACAACGAGATTATACCGCACATCCGTGCCGTTTCGTTGCAGATTTTTGCCGTAATCAAGCATAGATTCCAACGCAATTCTTACACCATCAAATCCAGAAGTCGTATCCCCACTGTTTGAAAACAGTCGTTTACTCGTGTCAAACCCAACTACTGGCTGCCAACCACTGTCCACCGTTACGTTCCCACCAAATGTAACAATCTGGAAAAACAGTTCATCGGCAATGTGTGAATTTTTTTCTGCTGCGAGAAATTCTTGTAATTTGTCGTTGAATTCTTGGTCATACTTCGCGGTTGAACCACTGCGATCTACACAAAGGCTGAGTAGTACAACTCGCTCTTGATCTACCGAGTTTGGATCAAAATTTGCGCCGAGTGTGTAAGACATCGGCGGCGCTACAAATTCGTTTGTCATATTTTTTATATTTTTTTGTTTTAAGATTCGTCATCCATCATACTTCGCTGTCGGCCGCCAACGACCTCTTTGCTTGTATGACTCATTTTATTTTTTTGCTCATAATGCTACGCAGATAACCCCTGACTCACTGGGAGGCGAGGCGGAAGCCGATATTGAAGTGGCGGAACGCCGGCCCGTTGCGGCCGCGATAAGCAGAGCGGCAGCCCCGAGCATCGCCGAACCAGCCGCCGCCGCGAAACACGCGGAGCACGCCCGAATCCGGTCCCGTTGGGTTGATTTGCGGCTCGGCGGGGTAGTCTCCATACCAATCATTGCACCATTGCCACACGTTGCCGCTCATGTCGTGGAGACCCAGTTCGTTGGGCTTTTTCCGGCCGACGGGGCGGGTGCGTGAGTTGGAGTTTTTATACCACCAAGCGACTTCTTCCAAGTCGTTGCTTCCTGCGTACAAGTAGCCTTTGCTTTGAACGCCGCCACGAGCAGCGAACTCCCACTCCGCTTCCGTCGGCAAACGATATTGCCGGCCCGTCAACGAGTTGAGTTTTTGGATGAACTCCTGACAGTCGTTCCAACTCACATTTTCTACAGGTAAGTCATCGCCTTTGAAATGGCTGGGGTTGTTACCCATGACCGCAACCCACTGGGCCTGCGTCACGGGGTATTTTCCGATGTAGAAGTCGTGGAGAGTGACTTCGTGCTGACGCTCGTCGTCCCAGCGACCGTCTTCGCTTTCCGGGCTGCCCATTAGGAACGTGCCGCCTTGGACAAAAATCATTTCTATGTTCATACTATTTTTTTAAATATTTGTGGCGAAATCTGTTGTTTTTGCAAATTTTGCTCCGAGTTGTTCAGCGCGATCATAAATTGCCTGCACTTGAACATAGAAATCTGATGGTAGTCCCGGAACGTCACTCATACCATCTGTTAGAATTACCAGTTTTGAAACCAAATTTGGGGCTTCGTCACACAATTGTCGCAATGAATTTGCTACACAATGCGAACGTGCCTCTCCCGTAAAATATAACACGTCCATAGATTGCAATTGTTGCAGCAAAACTTGATTGACCTGTGTGGATGGGTCATTTGCTTGCGGAATATTCGCCCGAAATGCCCCAAAATGCTCAGTGAAAGGGTTACTTCCTTTTGTCACAAAATTAACAAACCGACCAGTAACTTTTTCAAAATTACTAATTGCGTTTGAAATGCTCGGATGAAACGCATGACCCGGAGTACCAATTTGACAATGGACTGGCCAAATGAAGTGAATATACTCACCTTGTGAAGTGAGGTCTGTCACATATTTTACAGACAATGATGGATGTACTGCCGGATAATATTTACCACTCGTCAAATCCTGTGGTAAAATTGCAGTAAATGGGTCAACAAATGAACCATCAGCCTTTTTCCACCAACTTGGATGTGCAATGTCCAATTCGTGGTGGCTGTCTTGTGTAAAAAACAGCGAAGTAAATTGGTCAGCAAACTTTGTGAGAAATTTGGAGACTCGCTGTGCATCCTCGTTTGCACCGGGTACAGGTAATGCTGAACCGGGCAAATCCATGAAATCCATTTGGTAATCAATACCAAAGAAGCCTATTTTTTTCATTTTTAAAAATTTAGTGGTTAAAAAACTATACGCCATAAGTGGCGTAAAATACTTCTTCGTCAATAAAATACACCTCATGTCCACCAACTGGACATGCGTAAAATCCACCTAATGTCACGGTCATTTGCTCTCCCCACGATGCAATAAATGAGGGAATGTAATTATCAGAAACGACTTGAATAGCATGGATTTTACCATTTGCTGATGCGGTTCCATAACCACTCCCGTCTTCTGGCGCAACGGTTATAACTGTGTATTTTGATGCAAATTTATCCGTGTCAACCAAATACTCTTCATTCTTAGGACCAACCATTACCACTTTTGTAGTGCATGGAGCAAAATTGGATGTCTCCAAGTTTCCATCTACAATTGTGTTAATGCGCTCGCCCGGGATTCGGTATTTGAATACACCAGATTTGGTGTAAACGGGGGATTTTTGAATTGGCGGTAATAGTTTTTGACAAATTTCTTGCTGTGTCATGCTGTCGGTGTGAATAATTTTACAATATTGTTGTATTCTTCAATTGTGATTTCTTCGTATAAAAATTCAGTTTTTGAAGTGATATTGAGTGATTTTCGTTTCGCCTTTTCATTAAAAAACGACAACTCAATTTCTAAATTAGATGATAAGTTCATACATTTATCCACGCCGTAACTATATCGTTTATACGTCGTACCATCATCCAATCGGGTTGAGGTTATAGTGCTTTTTATAAATAAAGCGTAATGGATTTCACCATCCACACACAATTTAAATGATTTACGATTTAAACCATGAAAACACCTACGAATCAATGTTTCTTGTTCACAGTCCCATCGCTTACTGGCGAGAGGGATGGTTCTGGACATCCGATCATGCACTTTTAGTAATTTTGCGCTATCAAATTTTTTCATGTAAAAATATTTTCGCTGTGAAATTTAAATTGTGACGGGGACTGTGATGGACTGGGTATTGCGTATTTGTTTTGCATAATTATCCCCTTTTAATAACCGGATTGGGATGAAGTAAAAAATTATTTGATCTTTTTCTTGGAGTGATAGTTCATGGTTGTAAAATCATTGATTGAAGAGTGGGATAGTTTAGTCATTCGCCTCTCCAAAATACCAGCCAATGAGAACGCCGAAAACAAGACCGACAAATAAAACAAAGGTCATCATGTCCATAAGTAAATGATTGGTTTTAAACGATGAATAAATAATAACACAGCGAACAAAGCACTAACTTTCATGTTTCCTATACGTCGCACATCGTCAGTGCATCTGTTGCCTGCTGTTTGTTTACGCTTCCGTTCAATGACTTGTTTTGTAACCGTTTATTTCTTATTAGAATTCTGAAATACGGACATTTCCCTTCTATTGATAAGTCTTTATCATCGTTCCCTTTTCTGAATTTAATTATTTCAAATTGGTCAGGATTAAATTTATGTAGAAATGTTATAGGCACTCCCATATATCCGTCATAGTCTAATGGTATGTCCTCGGTTTTATCAACGTTTATACCGTCATAATTATCATATTTTGGATATTCGGCTTCGTTCCCAAAATATTTTTTTGTGAGTTCTATATCTTCGTGCCTTTTGAAGTTGTCTATATTTGTCAACCATAAGCAATTGTTTGGTGATACTATTCTATTCCCATTGCTATCTATTCTTGCCTCTGTGCCATAAAGTTCGTAATGCTCAGGCACTATAAACCCTGAAACACCTCTGCCAAGATTAATCCCTAACCATGCTTTATTTTCTTTGATTAGTTTGAAAATTTCTTTATAGGTTATTGCATTTATATTACCAATAATCAAATATTTTTTGTCGTACTTAACCAATTGGCCTATAAATTCTCTAAATAATGAAAACGGTGGGTTGGTAACAATAATGTCCGACTGCTTCAACAATTCAACACTCTCTGGGCTGCGAAAATCTCCATCTCCATTAAAGTAAATAATATCAGTTGAACCTGGGTGCTTTATCTCACCTTCTGTTCCTGTATATTCATAAAAAAAACCATTCTCACCTTTTTCTGAGTTAAATAAATCAATTTTTTGTTCTTGATAGCAAGCCGCAATCAATTTTTTTAGTCCTAATTCCTTGAAATTAGATGAAAAATATTTGAAAAAATTGCTAATACGAACATCATCACAATTACAAAAAACCACCTTATCCTTAAAGTGATTTTTATAGTGCTGTAATTCACTCTCTATGTCACAAAATTGCGTGTAGAACTCGTCACTTTTTGACTTTTTTGCTTTTTGCAATAATTTATTCGTTGCATTTCTTGCCATAATTGCCCTCTATTTAGTCTTAGTTATTTGATTAAACAAATCACTTCCCAACACTTTAAGAGAAGTTTTTGAAATTTCAATCATGATATCAAACATTTCCTTGTTGTTCCACTTTTCTCCTTTTCCTTGCGTGTAAATAGATGTTGCTTGAAGCATAATCGTCTTGTCTTTATGCTGAACAAATTTATTTTCGCACAAATACATTGACATCTCGGGGATGAATAATACGAGTTCTTAACTACTTCGGAGAGTTTAGTTACCTTCCCATGAACGTCGCCAACGAATGTTAGTTTCATAATTCAGATATAGATGTAATACTTGATAACGACCCAATTACCAAGTCCTTAAAAAAGGACATTTTTTGAGACTTGGTTAACGCATTTGGAGTGGCAATTCGTTTGGTATAACATAATTTGCCCTCCATCAAATATTGGAATGTAAATTTACTGGGGTCAAGTTTATATCCATACAACACCACCTCAACATCATTGTATTGAGGATAAAATTTGACAAACACCTGCGGAGCAACATTGTAAGTTTCAACTTTTACCTTTTTCATAATTGTTCTTGTTTATATTGAATAATATATGTCGTTAAATGTGCATTCAGTATTCAATAGTGATTCAAGATAATTTTTAACATATTGATCATTGGTTGTTTGAATGATCTCCATATACACTACACGAGTGTGAGTCTGTATGTCATTGTTGAATAATACACGCTGCCCGTACTTGTCAACAACTCTACTATTTGCTTTTTTAAGTTGTGCAGTGGTGAATTTCATAATCTCGTTGTTTTTAATTATGCAACAAAGATACGAGCATGAGGAATACAATCCAAATCATTAACAATATATTAACATTGAGATTTTTTATTTTTCAAAAATATAAATTTCGTATGATTCGTTGTATCGTACATACGAATGGGTTGAAACTAACCGATAGCCGTTGGCATAGCGGTCATATACCATTTCGGTCATAGTTTTCCACTGCAACGTTTTTTGTTTTTCGTTGTCCCAACCATAGATATACGGGTCTTTATTTACATGACGCTCAACCTGCGCTATATAAACCTGTTTATTCGGAGTTTGGAATGCTGTAAATACCAATCCCAAAAATGCGAGTAATAAAACTAAATTTTTCATTGTCGTAAAAATAAATTTCCCGAACGAATGTCGGATGTGAATAATTTGAAAATATACCGATCCAATGTTGGATCGGTATTGTTGTGAAATTTTTAAATTTGCAAATGAGTATTTACATTGCGAAAATACAAACTTTGCATTAGGTATGGATGTTGTAAAATTGCGGCAAATAGCAGAGCCGAAATGGATAATGGTATATTTGGATTCACTTGCTTCTGAGTACTTGTTTAAAAAAAATGTTTGAAACTACCATGTATATTGCAATGTACAGTAAAATCACACCAACCCATCCTACCGAAAACATTTCGTTTATTTGTTTGCCGAAATACGGTTGCAATATTAAAACATTCAGATACACATCAATTAGTATGGAAATTAGTAAAATACTAATGTCAATTAGTTGTCGTTTCATACCAACCAGTTGAATATGATTATAATTAACATAATAGTCATCAAACAGCCACCACCACGTTTTTGTTTTGGTGGAATATATCCATTTTTAGGATAGGTTTGAGTATGTCGCTTGATAGTGTATCTATATCGTCCCATTATTTATACAACAAATTAAATGTTACATAATTTCCAAGTGAGTATCCCACAAAACTCGCGCCCACTCTCAATGCGTATTCCTTCCAAGATACTTTTTTGCCGATTGTGATAGAACACCCAGCAGCAAATCCAAATACTTGAGTACTGGATGCCAGTAAATGCTTTGCATCTGTAAAATGCACCGGGACATTTGCGCCAAGTATTTTCTTGCGACCCAAATCTGGATTACCGCCAACATACTTGTTCCGCCAACTAACTTCAGGATTCCAAAACTGCGGATTTGCTTTTGGAAAACGGGCGCTAAATTCGCCCCAGTGGTGCGACGTTTTTTCATGCAAGCCCCAAGCAGCCCCACTGCAAAAACTAAGCGTAGCGGGCAAAATAAGGGCATTGTAATTGATTTTTTGCCCAAGTAAAAAGGTTGGAAAAAGTAGAAAAATGATAAAAGGTTTCATAACTGTTTTTGAATTTTATGAATGACTCGCACATCGCATTTCTTTTGTGATTTGCGTTTTTTATAGCGGAACCCCAAAATATCCGATGTGGATTGTTTGGCAGGTTTAAAATCGTATGTTTCAAACGAACATGAATATACAGCACCATTCCACCCTTCATAAATACGCGAATGGGATTTGCTTTCCTCACGGAAATTCAAACAAAATTGCGTGAAGGGGTTGGTTGGACTTTTGAATTTATTCGCAGCCCACTTCGCAACTGACTTAAAATAATGATATTTCATATTTCAAATTTGTTGATTTAAAAAATGCAATCGCATCTTCAAATTGTCCACTGGTCATTGGGTAAACCGTGTGTGTATAATGCCACTTCGTTGGAGATTCCCAATAAATTGGCAAAAATATTCCGTCAGTATTGCAAACTTTTATAATCATCACCTTTAAGTTTTTTTAATACATCCTTCAAAATTTCAGTTGAAACCTTACTGGTCGTATTGACGCTTTCAAACACAATTTCCAATATTTTCTCGGGTGCGAATCTTTTAATGGTTGGCCACATATCATGTAATGTACCCAACACCAACGCTTTATGTTCAACACTCATACCATCTGAAACTTCAGCAAATAAATCAATGACCTGACTTATCTTGGATATGGATTGTTTGGCAACTATTGGTGTATATCCGATGATTGGATATAAGTATCGTTGTTCACACACGTCAACGACTAAGTGATAATTTGCATCCAACCAATCGTTTTGTTGGTCAAATGCGGAAACTGTGTATGGGTTGTTCAAAAAACTCAATTCCTTTTCCTCAAACTCTGGAGTTTCAAAGGTATGGTTAAAATGAACCACTCGCCCATGATCCAATGCTGATATTTTAACTTTGAATTTCATAAAGTATTTGCGCGTATTGTTCCGGATTCAATCTATCCATGCTTCCAATATGCCATTCGATTACTGAATCTGGGTGATTGGTAGGTGAAGATGATTCCTTCCAATCGTAAATTGTAAAAACTGTCCCATCCTGTAATTCAAATTGCCACTCACAAGTGACCTTTTCATCATCCCAATATTCTGGTTTCCCAAATACTTTAACCATCGCATTTAATGATGCGATGATAGTTTGGTTGTGAAATGAAGTTCCATTGGTTGATTGGCGGGTAGGTTTGATGTTTTTCATGTCGTTTAAATTTTATGCAACAAAGATACGGATGTCAGGTATTAACTTCCAAATCATTAACAGTATATTAACAAAATGCCCTAAGACTGACGGGAGCGGGGGTTGGAGGGATTGATTAATCATTTATAAATGATAGCAGATATTCATATTTCTCGCCTGTGCCCTTATTGAAGTGGTCAGTATTTGATGAGATGAAATATTCAACACATTCACCTTTAAAAACATCTCGCATAGATTTTGGAATATTGACTACTAAATTCGGCAATGTTATCAGTTTGGTAATGAATGATGCTTTCCAGTCATCAAAGTTCAAATATTTGACTGGGTTTGAATAAATTTCAAGATCAAAATATGGAATACTGGTAAATGACAAATCAACATTTTGAATTGAAGTAATATCAAAATCTTCAAGTTTACAATTGTGCAATTCAACGTCTGTAAAATTTTTAGATAATTCAAGTAATTCATTAAACGTTTCAATATTCGGTTCACATCCAATATATTTTCCAGTTGGATATTTTGCCTTGAAACCAAGAAGACGACCACCAAATCCACAACATGGATCAAAAACAACAGGCTTTACAGATTCACCTAAAAAGTGAGTATATATGGATGCTGCCAATAATGGCTTGAAGAATGATACTGCATGTCTTGTAACTGATAATCCTCTTACTAACTGGTGCAAACTAAAATCAAATATCTCGCTTGAATTATTTAACCCGATTCTGTATTTAATCACTCTTTCCATTGTCTTATCATCTTCCCATGCTTCAATTGGGGATTTTCGTCCTTTAAATGAAGATTTCCAATATGACTCAAAATTAGACTTCAAATATGAATTGCCAATTGAATAGCAATTCGCATTGAAATTATTACCATTGTGAATTGCAGTCACATCATATTTACTAATTGTAGATATTACGTCGGAGATTGTTTCTTCTGTTGGGATTGTTGGGAATTTCGGTTGGAATATTCTAACAAATCTTAAAAAGATTTTCCAGTATTTATTTAGATTATCTGCGCCACGTTTGTCTATATATTTTTTCAGATATTCCTTCGTAACAAATTTAGTAAAAAAATCAAAGGTAAAATCTTGCTCATATGACAATTCCCATATATCTTCAAAGGTAATTGCCCGCTTTATTTTTTTTAACTTGGTGGTACTAATCCTGATTAATTCATATTCTCCAAACTGCTTTACAAGATTGGTCTTTTTAAAATCATTTTGGACTGAATTTAATTGAGTTATTGTCATATTACTCATGTTAGACATGTGGTAGGCGACACCATCTATTTCAATTAAATAATTGTGAAATTTTATATCAAATTCATGCCCATTGTATATGACCTTCTCGCCCCCTAAATCATTCATTGTTTTTACTTGAATCTTAGAATCTCCTAAATTATGCTCATTCCGCCAATTTCTATCAGTAAATTCGCATTCATAACCATATCTATCTAATTTAGTCTTTTTGCCTTTCTCAATATTTACATAATCTTCATCTCCAAAATTCTTTAACTTTGTAGCCTTTATTTGTGCAATTCCTTCAGGGGTTGATGTGAATGTTTTTGCACCATATATTCTCAAATTAGTTTCCACCATTTTGGCAGTATTGCGGTATTTCTCATCACCATAATTTTCTAAAAATGTTTGCTTCGCCTTTTCTAAATTATTATATCTGGGATCTCCGTGGTTGGCTAATTTGGTTTCAGCAATCTTGACGATGGATTCTGGAAGTTCCATTGGATTATCAACGCCGTAATTCCTTTGAAATGTTCGCCTTCCACCTTCTGCAATTTTCTTTTTAGTTTCCTCAGTGTGTAATTTTCTTGGGAAGTGGTTCTTTGTATAATCACTAAAGAATGTTGGTTCGTAACTAAAAAATTGCATTACAGTACCGCATCCACATTTGCAAAGTGGATTTTGGTCATTAAAATAAAAATGAACTACATACGATTCGTATGAATATTCCGGATGGTGCTTTTTAATGTGATTGATTAGTCTGTTTTGGGTAGAGTGTTCTACGCCGCAAATTTTGCAATTTAAATCCTTTTCCATTTTAAGTTTCATTATTTACAAAGATAAATAAAATTTCGCGCATTTCCAAACAAATAACATTACATTAACAAAAAAGGTCTTATCCGATTTCTCAGATAAGACCTTATAATTTATTCCGTCAAATTTAATACAACTTACAGAGTATTAAGACCTTCTACATAGATTTTACCATAATATTCTGGGCGAAGCATACCTTTTGAGTACCTCGTGAGTACCCCCTTACGCGGAGTGAAGTTGTCGGGGTCTAATACCATCGGAGTCATCATGAGCGGGACATATGGTGCATAAAACGCACCCGTTTCCAACCAGTTACTACCTCTAAAGCCCATCAAAATTACATTCTCTTTCATGTAAGGATTTTTCCATACTTGGAAGCGATTGTTAATTTGACCAATTTTCTGAGCGCCCATCGCGAAGGATGATTTATTACCGTCCGTATCGGCAGCATATCCGGGAATACTTTCCAAAATTGTTGCTACAAGCGGAGAACATACCAAGAAGTTTGCTCCACCACGAACAGTTGCTTGGTGAATCCGGTTGCTCATTTTCTGAATCTTTGTACCAATCGTTTGGAACCAAGATTGTTGAGTGTATGCCGTCAAGTTTGCAGTTACTGGTGAAAATGCGCTTGAACCGTTAAATTCATAACCAATTCGCATTGACCAAGCATCAGTATGTTGTGCATCGTGTGTCAACATGTCCAAAATTTCCAAGTCAATTTCTTGTGCAATGTATTCGCCCAAAATACCAGTCAATTCAGCCTCTGCGTCAATATTCTGGTATGCGTTCAAATCTTGTGCAAATTCAGGTGTCCATTTTGCTTTCAGTTTCCGAGTTTTTGCGACAATCGGGTCACTTCGCAGTTCAAGACTCAATTCTGGAATGTCCAGATTGGCATCAACATTTGAACCTGCCTGTGTCTTACCTGCTTCAAAATCACCACGAGTAATTGCAGTAGGCTGTTTATGATAGTTTACCACGATTCTATCAGCCGCTGCCAATGCAGAACCAGAAATCAAAAATTGAATAGTTCCGGCGGATTTGTTATATTTCGTAAATTCTTGATAAACATCGTACACATATGAGTTTGTAGAATTTGAAAGTGTAAATCCGCGAACCCCTACCGGGTCAAAACTTGAAATGGATGAGGTTGAAATCGTAACTTTATGAATAGATGAACCACCAACCAACAAGGATTGGCTAAATTCGCTATTAAAGTTGTAATCAACTGCACTTACAGAACCTGTAATAAACTGGGTTGAACTTACAGAACTATTAACACCCAATGCAGAACTGGAATAGTCGTTGATTGAATAACCAAAACGACCCGGACCATACAGACCTTCTGTCGGAGTTGCCCAACCATAACTGGCAGCCGTCCCTTTATTGGAATCGCTTACACCAAATACACTATCGTTTTGTGAATCTTTACCAGCACCAGTGTTGAACCCGGGTTGACCAGTACCATATTTAATATCCAGCCAGAATACAAGACCCGAAGGCAGGTTCATCGGCTGAACACTAACAAATTCTTTTGCACTTACATCTGCAAAAATTCGGCGAATAAGGGGAAGCGCAATACCTGCCCATTCTTCGCTACCTGCCACAGTACCAGTTTGGTTTGCTTCGGTTACAAGTTGGCGGGCTTGGTTTTCAAGAAGTTGGGCCATATTGCCTTTTTCTGGACCTTGAAGACCTTCCAAAAGACCTGTACGTTCCCATTTTTTGGTCAACGCTTTTGCTGCATTACGCTGATTCATATATGCGTCTTTTGGCAAAAGGTTACCTAAATTGAAATTACTCATTTATTCATTTTCTCCTGTGTTTTTTTGTTTTTTAAATTACCACACAATCGGCTTGATACCAGCCAACTGTTGGAAACGGTTGATTGTCAACCCTTCATTGATATTTTGTTTTTCGCGATCTGTGCGAGTAGGATTTACTGCACGAACTGGGCGAGAAGATGCACCTTCGGTAATCTTCTTTTTTGCGATTGGCTTTTTATTGAACGATTCGGCGATAGTCGTATAGACCAATTTGACTTCTCGGACTGAATTACACCGATCAAAACTGTTAAGTACTCGTGTTTGTTGGGCTTCAGTGAGCGGATATTCGCGCACGGTACGAGTAATGAACATCAGTTTAGCATTGACTAAATTGACCTCGTTAATTGCCTTTTTCAATTCGGTGACTGCTTTGTATGCTTGGTTGTTTTCTCGGACAAGTTTTGCGTTTTCTTTCCGAAGCCGACGAACTTCTGTGTTCATTGTGCTGGAACTTGGCGAATCGGTGTATGCTCCACCATCATCGTTACACTCTTCGTCCAGTTCTTCCATGTCTTCGCCGTCCAACTCATTCATAAGCAGTTCCATCAAATCATCGTCAGTCATGTCGTCGCCTTCATCCATCATTGGCTCTTCTTCAAAATCTTCGCCTTCCATTGTCATATCTTCTTCCGGAAATTCTTCTTCACCATCACCTTCAAGTTCACGAATCAACGCTTCAAGATTTAATTCATCATCTTCTTCAGGTGCTTCATCTTCTTCAGGTGCTGGCTCGTCTTCCCCGTCACCAAAGCCAACGGCTGGTTCATCTTCTACTTCTGGCTCTTCGGTGTCAAATTCAATGTCGACTTCAAAGTCTTCATCTTCTTCTTGAAGTTTTGTAGAAATCATGCGTTGTAACGATGGTTGGAAGGTTTCTTCCAATGTAATTTTTGCGTTTGCCATTGCAGTCTTTTTCACTTCTTTTGCATGTGCAATTGCAGAGTTCAATAAATCTAATTTTGCCATTAATAAATTTCTCCTGGACTTGTATAAATCTATTATAAAGATTTAATATAAAGTGGTTAGTTTCGGTATAGGATTGATTATTTGAAATCAATATTTAATATAAATATTATTCATTTTTTAAAAACCTGTTTTATCGCCATTTCAATTTTTTTATCCGCCTCCTGTAAGATGCGAATGACTTCAAGCGATAAGTTAGTTTTAATTTCTTCTAATTTGGTTTTCAATCCGTCGGTAATTTCTGGCGACGATTGATCTCTGGTTGTTGCCGTGGCCTCATACGCACGAATTAGTTTATCCAACTGTGGCGGGAGTGGTTTCAATTTCATTATTTTTGCCTCACCGCCTCCATATAAACTAATCTTCAATTCAACTTGCCCTTCCTTTCCGGGCTTCAGTTCAATCCCATCATTAAATCCCCCATTTGCGTAGGTTAATTCATATTTTAGGGTTTCATCCTTTTGTGGTTGTGCCATCTTCCAAATCCTTTACAGATTGTATGTATTTTGCTTTCTCTCGTTGTAATCGTTTTGTTTTACTAACGGAGTCAAACCAACGTCGCTCATAACATTCAACCATCAAATTTGATTGTTTTGTTTGACGTTTTAGTGTACGAAGTGCAGCAACTATGTCGCCATTTACTGCAATTGCGCCGGGTTTGCCGGGAATCATTGACTTGAATTTTTTTGAATCTGGGTGCATTTTAAAATTTAAGATATTCTTCTTCTTTTAACGTTTTTAAAAAATATTTTGCAAATTCTTTGCGTTCTTCTGGATTTAGTGGTAGATCACCAAACTCTTTTTTATATGCTGGTCGGACATAGAGTGTAAAATAGTTGCCCAGTGATTTAATTGCGCCAGATTCCTGAAACGTACCTTTGTCAATAAATTTCTGGAGCGACGGAACAAACGTTTTATGCAATATATTATATAGCCGTGAGTCATTTTCAGCATACAATATTGCCTCTTTCACGGCATCATGGTCAATAGCAGCCTCGCGGAGTATTTGTTCCACTAATGGACGCAATAAAGTTTTAATTCTTTGTGTATTTTTCATTTTTATACCTCATAATATCTACTTAAACCAACTCCTATGTTTTCATAGCATGATTCAAGTCGTTGTTGTAAAATGTGCATTTCATTGCAAGTCTTTTCAAACATTTTATAATTTTCTCGGATTGTCTTAAAATCACGATTCATAGAAAGTGAATCAAAGTCAAATCCATTCTGTGTTTCGTTGATACTGAATCCTTCCGCAGATTCTATCAGCGAACCAACCGTCTTTGCAATTTCTTTCAATTTTTTAGAACGATATATTTCGTTTTTAAAACTTGAAAATTGCCGGAGTGATTCCAAAAAGGCATTTCGCTCTTCTTTAGAATATTTCAGTTCAGTTTCTATGAGATATTTTTTTAAATCATATTTTCGCATTTCAGTCAACCCTTTTGATTTAGCAAATGCTTTTGCACCATTTAAACTTGGATGTGATCCCCAGTCTTTAACTACATTGTTATCATTATCAATAACATATAAACTATATTTATCTTCATTTCCCGGATTTCTATGTGAACTTAAATCTCGCTTGGTCACAACAAATTCATTACCACCAGATGCTGGAGCACGGAATAAAATTGATTTGTTAAGTATTTTTTTCATAGTTTTATGCAACAATTATTTGATAATTCACAAATTATATCTCGTATCAACGAATCAATTTTATTTGGTTGGGTTGTGGAAGATTTGTAATTTTCCCCAATTATCATATCCGCGTTGTGAGTGGATGGATCACTTACACAATCCGCCAAAGTTAGAAATTCAAAATCATCTTGTACTTCAACCAAATCATCTCCACCTTCCCGCAATGGAGTTACGCTGCCAAGTCCTCTACTTGATTGCCCAACTCGGTATCCCGCCAACAAAATTTCCTTTACGATATTACCGGATGGTGTATTAAGGATTTCAACATCACCACGAATTTCGTTTCCTTTCCAGTAAGCATCTTTTATTGCTTGGCAAACATTTTTCAACGAAATTACATTTGCGTCATCCGAATTACCCGACCAAAATTGAGAATTCCCATCACGACAATAGATAATTCCATTGTCCACAGTTACACAATGTATTGTTCCGTTATAATTTACAGGTTCTACTTTTAAATATCTAAAATCAACATAAATTCCTTTAGATTGTTTAACCCATAGGCGATATAGAGGCTGTGTATTTTCTTTTTTTATAAGTCGTTCGCCAATTTTTCTATCGTTATTATGTTGAATTTTTATAACACCGGCATATCCAATTTTTAATAAAATTTCGTTTAAATCTTCTATTAACTTTTTTGAAACAGTAAAAACCGACTTTCGGCGAGAGTAGCCAGTATGAACATCAGAGCCATCTCCTTTCATAAACCATTCAAACAACACTGATAGCAAACTACTTGATGCAGATTTTATATCTTCTGGAATAAATTTTGTATATTTGTTTCCAAGTGGCTTTAGATAATCGTATAATCGTTTATCAACAATAGAAAATATTATATTATTTTTACGTTTTCGCTCTGTCCATTTTATTCCGGGCGACATATTTGACAACACCACGCGAAACTGTTCTGCACGAGCACCCTCATTTTGAGAAATTAGTATTTCGTAATTTCCGCGATTTTTTGTATTTCTAACACATCCTTCTGCTAAATAAAATCCTAAAAATGCAAAAAATGATTTGCTGTCAAGTACTAAATTAGAATATTGGATTTTTCTATTTTCTGTTGTGCCTAAATAATCGGAGGTTCCGTCAATTTCCCACACATCGTGGTCTATTCCATTCCATGTGGATGTTATTGGAATGTATCCATTTATAGATTTATTATTTTGACTGGCGGAGTATAATTCTTGAGCAGTGTATGTGACTAAATTTCCAGATGGTATTCTAATATGAAATTTATGATTTCCGGTGACAGTTGTATTAATATTTTTTCCATGTATATTAAACATACTGCCACTGTAATACTGATTCGTAATGGCGCTTGGATATTGCCATTCCATATTTCCAGAAGATGGATTTAGTGTCGCAACCAAATCCGTTTCAATTGTGTCTTTTATATATTTCCAACCATTTTTAGTCAATATTTCCGTATTTTCCCAAAAACAAGTTGGATGGTCCAATTCTGAAAATGCTTTTTTTTCTCGTATTTTTTCAAAATATTCATTCAGTGCTTTATCAAGAATAGACCTGCTATAAATTCTTTTATTTCGGTTTGGAGTATCTGCGCGTTGCAACAAGACATTTCTAAGAATCAAACGACCGTCGTTACCATTCATTGATTCAATCAATGTAGATTTCGGAACTTCAATATTTGAAATATGTTCTATAAGAAGTTGTTTCATATTTTTTTCAAATCCGTGTGAAATTGTTCTTCTAAATCATTCAATCTGCGTATATATGTATTAAGAAAATATTTCTGGTCAGAATTGATTCCTTTTATATTCCGCATCGTTTCCAGTTTACTAATTGCACCATAAAACAATTCAAAGAAGTTATCCATTTCATTATCGTAAACTGTGTTTTCGCTCAACATTACTTCCCGTATTATGGTTTTTAGTGACGAGGTATTCATACGTTCATCTCCCTAATTTTATTTGATAATCTTAGCAGTCGTTCATTGATTTTAGTAAAATTGCGTAAAGTTCCTTTCCAGAATACTGTTTGATCCGCACCACTCTCAACTTTTAACCGACTTGCATGATTTATCATCTGTTCAACTTCACGAAGTTTCGCATTTATCTGGATGATATGTTCGTTTATTTTAGTTCTTTCGGTTTTACTATCATCTCGTTTAAAATCTTTATAGTTTATTTCCGAAACTCTTGTATAAATATCATCTATTTGTTTAAAAAACCTATCCGTTAAATTTATAGGCTCCGTATAAGCGCCATCGTCTTCTGGTTCAACAACTTTTTTATTAAATGCGTATGGTGTCTGTGGTTGCCCTTCTCCACCATCCAAATTACTTGTGGTGTTGTCTTCATCAATGGGAGAGAACCGCTCATTTAACTGCTCAATGATTGCCTTGAGGGAACTATTCATTTTTGTATTTCCTCAATTAGTTCATAATATTTCAACATTCCACTCAAATGTTCATCTTTAATGTGTTTTGCTGAAATGATGGTTTCGGTTAAATTTATTGCTTCTCTCAATTTAATTTTAGTCACATCATCATGCGTTTCATCTAAATACGAGTTAATCTTGCTGACGATGTATTGAACCTCACTCATAATATACGATTTAAATTCCGTAGAATTATCATCTTCATTTATATATAAAGATAACAGTTTTTTCTGCCTCTGGTTCAATTGCTTATATCTATCGTTAAATTGCTCCACGATGTATCTAAACGTCAATCTACGCACATCCCCATCTTGTTCTCTCAATGCCCGCTCAATTTCAACATCTGTATTATCCACATCAACATTACCACTCAACTGTTCAGTTATGAATTTTTTACAATTCAAGTAATCAACTGGGTCGTTTACATCTTCAAATAATTTATAAATTGAAGTTACCAGTTTGTAATTACTCAATCGCGATTCAAAAAATACCTTCAAGTCATAATGTTTTTTTAATGACTTTATCAGTTCGTATTTTTCGTGTTGCAATTTTTGCTCATTCAATCCTTTCCGACTCTGTATTGTCAATTCAATCAATTCCGCTGGATTGTGTTCTGACTTCATCAGCAATGCCTGATAGAGTTTAAGTTCTTTTAACAGTTCCGAGTCAGATTTGAAATATTTTTTGATGATCATCAACGCTGTTTGCTTAGGCGATGACCCAATTACCTCGTGCATTACCGAACGAGATAATAATTCAAATAAAATACCAGTATTTTTAAATTTTTTATGCTTCATTTATAACCTCGTCGTCAAATAGTTGATCTTCGCTTAATATATGTGCGGTTGGATTTCTTTTATTGAGCATTTTTAAAATTCGTTTGACTGATTCTGATTTAGCCATTTCCTTCCTTCCAGCCGGGTCACTTCCAAAATCTTTATCTCTCGCAGTTTCAAACGAACTGGTGTGTTGATCGGGTCTTGCATTATTCACTCGTTCATCGGGTGTATAAAGTTTCTTTAAATCCTGTCCGTCCGTTGCTCTAAATTTGCTCGCTACTTGCATGGATGCAATGTCAAAAGGAGTACCCAATACCTTCCCAGTTTCTTGTGGATCATTGCCTTCATCCTCAATTTGTTTTAACCGCAGCGCAAACTTTTTATCTTCAATAATTCGGTCAAGTTCTGCCTTCCAAACATCTTCAGTCAATCCAAATATATTTTCATATATATATTTGTTTGAAAATAAATTGTTTTCTTTGATACTTGCTACTAAATCCACTTTGGCAACCAGCACATCCGTCTTTTGTCGCTCAAATACTAAGGATGGGTTGGTTAAAAATATCTCAAAATCAATTAGTTGTTCATCTTTAATGCCGTGAGTTTTTAGATGGATAATTGCAATTTTATACAGTTCAGAAACAAATATTTTTTGCAGTCGTTCAATAGTCCGTGCAAATCTCAAATCTAAACTGGCCAATCCAGATTTCGCGCTTCCTTCACCATCAGCACCGCCATATCCAAGATATTCTTTTGGAACTTTCAACCCAGCAAGTAATTTATTTTTCAGATATTCAACATCATCCAATTGTCCAGTGTTTTCAAGACCGGGCAATGTTTCAATCGTTGTTCCACTATCCCCACCTCTAACTGGCAAATAAATGTCTTCCATTTGCGACATCAGCGAAAATTTCACATTGTAATCGCCAGTGTTTGGATCAATATATGGAGTTTTTTTAGTTTCTTGAATTATCTGCTCAACATGTGCATCAATTGCCGAGGGCGGCAAATTCCCAACATCAATTTTAAATAACCGACGTTCCGGAGAGCGCATGATTCTATGTAAAATCATCGCATCTTCCATCATCAGCAATGCTTTAAATGTCTTTCTACTGGAGTCAATGATAGATCGTCCGTATGGCAAAAACATTTGATCGCCCATCAAACGAAAATGTGCTATTTCGTAGGCTTCAAAGTAGTTTTTACTTCTAAAATTATATTCTCCCTCATAACGAAATCTGGTTCTGGTTGGATCCTCCACAGTTCCTTCCTCTCTTATCATTAGACTTGGGTGGATTGGTACAACGTTCACAACCCCAAACTCCTCATCCAATTGCAAATACAAAAACGCATCACCGTATTTACACATTGTCCTAATCCAACTCCACATATTAAATTCAATATTCAATATGTCGTAAAACAAATTATGTAGTAATTTTCTGATTTCATCGTTTTCAGTTTTAATTACCAACAATTCGCCATCAATTGAAAGAGTCGTGGATTCCTCTGCATAAATATCTAAAACGCTGGAAATGATGTCGTTTGTGTCCATCATCTCATAATCCATATACATTGTACGACGTTGTGCTTCAATCTCTTCGTTTGTAAAACCACTACCATAACCAGTTACACCTGTGGTTGATCTACCAGTCCGCCAACGTCCATTACCAGCAAGTGTGGATTGTGTTGTGCCCATTTGCTGCGATTTATTTACATCGTATGCTTTTAGACGACCGCCGGGCAATCGTTTTACAATAACATTTCGCGTAAATAATTTTGATAATATCTCTCTGTATGTACTCATAACAGCCATTTTATACTTTCAGTCTGTGCTCTGACTGGCATTTCCCATTGTGGATTACTTGTCATTTTTGGACTATAAACTGAACGATGAATATTTTGGACAGATTTCTGTGTTAATTCCAACCCAACCTGATACATTCTAAGTGCAGTTTCACGAACAAATAATGCGATAGCAAAAGACATAATCAAATCATCATTGTATCCGCGAGCCGCTTGCGGTTTACCATTGATCCATTTAAACACAGTAACTTCGTTCATTAATCGTTTTGAATATACCCTTGGCAATTTCTGTCGCATATAAGTACCAAACATATCAAGCATGACTGGTCTGTTTTGTGGAGTAATTGTAATTCCGGGTACTGTGTCTTCTTTATTTTTCAAATCGTAGTTTTTTCTGATGTGTATATCAGTGTCAAAATATGGATCATTTTTATACCCATAAAACAAATTTTTATATCCACTATCAACTATAACTTGAATGGTTGACCAACCAATATTTTTATTGTCCAATACCAGTCTGGCATTGTTGTATTCAGTTGCGATGGAAATTAAGATATTTCCAAAAACATTTGTATCAACCTTTTCACGAAATTCGGCCACTTGCTCCATCGTTTCTAATTCAAAAACATGGAATGCCGAAAAGTCTTCACCATCCCCACGAGCAACATCCGCACTGACAATATAACTTTTGTTGTAGAGTGGGTATTTCCATATCCATAAATTGCCGCCAATTCCTCTACGCTCAACTGGGTCTTTTACCGAATTATCATTATAGTATTGGATAATTTCAGAATCAATATAAGTATGCCCAGAAGTTAAGAATTCAACATCACATTCCTGTGCAGCCTTCAGTTTTCCAAGTTGTTCATCCTGTAAATCACGCCAAGCCTGATCCCGTTCCGGATGTAAACTCCACGGTAATGATATTGGATTAAATCTACCAAGTCCGCCAGCCGCAGTTCCTTCAATTGCTTGCTGCCACAGTTGATGAAAGGTATTTCCACTTCCATTTGGCGAACTTAATAACACTGCTTTTCCGCCAGTAGCCAATGTCAGTTGGGCAGAAGTCCAAATTTCCTCCATACAATCAATGTGCGCCGCTTCATCAATTATCAATTTTGAAAGTGCTTCCGACCTACCAGCATCCGGCGAACTTGAGACGGCTTTAATTGACGAGCCGTTGGCAAAAACTAAACTTAATTTATTATCATTTACAATCTTTCCTTTCAAGAAATTTGGAAGAAATTCGTGCATCAATTGTACTTTTTCAACCAAATTTCGGGCAACGTCTTGTTTTGTCGCAATTACCAGTATTTTGTAATCACTATTGAACAACATACAATGAAGGGCATCCATCGCACAAAGCGTTGAAATGCCCATTTGTCGGCCCTTGCCGATTATATTGAACCGATGTTCTTTAAATGCCCTAAGTGTGTCTTCTTGAAATGGAAATAGATTGAATAAAATTTTACCCTTTATAGGATGCTGTATTTTGCAATACTTTTTGGCAAAATATACAGGGTCAACCGCACAACGTAGGAACTCCTGTTGTAACGCTTTTTTTATACTTTCTGTTTCTGGTTGTTTTGGAATTAGTTATTTCTCCGTCGTAAATCGCTCAAGTGTTTTGTCTTTAAATTCTTGATACGAGTTATCTATTTTTTGTAAATACGCATCCACATCATCAAATGTCCATTTCTCCACATCTCCAAATTCATTATCCACAAATCCCAAGTTTTTTAATTCTCGCTTAATTACTTCCACTTCTTTGTCAGCATCTCTGAAAAATGCGTCTGCATTTGCTTTCATTTTGTTCAGCGCGTATTCATTAAATTCGCCCCTAATTTTAAGTTTAGTTTCAAGCGAAATTAAACAGTCTTCACACATTCCAGTCATTCTCCGAAATTTCTCATCCAATCGTGTTGGAGATTTACAAGTACATGTTTCCTTTTGGCAATTTGGGAACGACCGCATGGATTCTCTCAATTCATCCAATGCGACTGATACACTCGGATGAAATCGGTATTTGGAACGAGTATGTTTATTTTGTTGCCACCAACACACTGTTTCGCCAAGGGCATTTACTTCTTCCCATATTTCGCCCTCTTCTCGGGTTTTATTTTTTTCCGCTTGATATTCAGCATCGCTAAATCCGAAAGTTTTTCTGGATTGGGTTCTGTGCTCGCCCTTGAGCATTTCATTAAGGGCTTTTACATTTTTTAGTTTAGACATTATTATCTTGTTGTGTTACGAAATCTACAAATCGTTCATCTGGAATACCCAACAACGAAGCAAATTGTTTAATTGCTTTGAATTTATCAGTTGGTCGGTAAATATTCCGAAGCAAACTACCCATGTCTGGATTGTTTTTTATCTGTTGCATCAATAAAACTGAATTTGCAGATGCTTCTGGGGTGGGGGTTTCTAACTCCTCTTTTATCTGTTGGTACAATGGCATTAGTTTCATATAAATTTCCTCATATACTATAATTATCGGGCGTAACGGAATAAACCCAAAATTTGATTTATTACTGAAAACGAACCTGTCAGTTTATACTGTTTTCCGTTTTTCCATGTGAAGACAATGCCCTCAACTGGATTCACTACTTGATTAAGTTTGTTGAATTTTTGCATATTTTTTAGAAATCTGGTTTTTACATCTTCCTCTGCGTATGCAATTTGGTCGTCAATTTTAGACAAATTGGAAATAATGTGGTTTGTCGGCCCACTTGAATTTGCCCGTATCACACAATTTCCAAACTTGAAAATTAGGCATTGAAAATCCTCATCATTTCTCAACGATGTCACAGAATGCGCGACCGTTAAGTTGTGTTTAAGTATCATTTTATACAACTCGTCCAACAACTTTTCACTACCTTCACACGGTTTTAATTTTATTGTTGGAGTTGGCAGCACATCATCACTATATTGGAAATTTGGACTGTATTTTTTAACGATATTGCCACTCTCATCATAATCAATCAGCCCATGCACATATATTTTTCGCGAATTTCCATAATTGATAACGTTTTGTGTGGACGGATTGCATATTTCTGTATTTAAAAATGTTCTCCCTCCATTAAATTGGGAATGTAAATCTTGCTCGTTAATCCAGTTATTCACAACATCAAACGCATCTAAAAATGATTTCAAAACAGCGTCTGGTTTTGTCTGCATCAAATCAATCAATTCTACCCGAGTCATGGGGGTTAATATGGTTGATTTATTTCTTGAAATTCTAACTTCTCCAGCAATACTCGTAAATTGTGCGTTTTGACCGTCTAATTTAAGCGTAGTTGGAATATCTCGGGGCGAGTTGCACACTACCTCTATCATCTCTGAAAGTGCGGCAAACGTCAAATTTTCGTCTTCAAACGGATGTATGATATGTCGTGTATATGGCTGTACGTTTTCTACTGCATAAAATTTTGTAACCGATTTGAAATCGGGTTTCCGCATTATTGTTTTAGGAATTAAATCTAATTCTTTTTTATCACGATCAAATTTGATAATAAATGGCATGTTTATATCACTTTCCATATCCCGCAAAACGCCTTCTGAATTTGGAGACAAGTCAGCCAGTTTATCGCCATATTTCACACTAACTTTCCGAAATAAATTCCTCAGTTCGTCTGTTGAAATAGGTGTCCCATTTCTTGGATCATTTAGTCGCTGGAAGAAATGTGTGCCAGCATACAAATTTTGAAATTCAATATCAATACCAAATTCCTTAAACAGTCTATCCGCATACTGCTCAATTCGCATCAGTTGCGTTTTAGTGATTGTATTTCCCTCGTTTAAAGAATTTACAATTGACTCAGCAACATAATCAATTTCAGATTTAAATTTGTGTTTGAACATGGAATGTATTTGCGGATCATACCAACCCATCAATTCCGTAAATTCAGACTCAGTTGAATTTGGAAGTAATTTGCGCAACAACGTACCGTTAAGTTCCTCACCATTCACTTCAACTGATTTATGAGGAACAACAAGTACATAACCAGATTTTGAAAACGGTTCAAGTTCAAGTTGACCACTATATGGCTTAAAATATGACGAACTACCATCCGATTTGATATACTGGATTCTACCAGTATCTTTTTCGCCATACACGAAAATAGCCGCCACTGTGTTTGGATTAAAATGGTCAGTCAGTTCAGTTGATTTATATGTGGATGATACACAACAAATTTGCGTTTTTGGTATTCCATATTTTAAAATTACGGACAGTTTTTCCTTGTAATTTAATGGATTCTTTTCAACATCGTGCGTTGAATTTGTTGTAGTTATGAATACATTATTTTTTCCAAATTTATCGCACAAAGAACGATATACTTGATAATGATGACGACCAAACACTTGAAATCTACCAGTGTAAATTACTATTTTAGTATCTGCTTTCATATATTATTGCTTCACAATGTGAAACTACATTTGCATCCCAATTGAAGGATGATGTAGATGTTATATTATAATTTACCCGCAAAAATTCATCTGCAATAGAAGCTTTCCCAATAGTTAACCAAGAATCTAAGTTTGTCTTTGAGGTTGGACCATTTCCAAATGTACCAATTGCGTTGACCGACGAACCGGACAATGAAACAGTGTTGAATATAAGAGGTCGGCCATTATTGTCAAATCTGCTGACTATTGCGCGACCCTGTTGTGTAAATGCCCAATTGTATGTATCAGTAGGTGTTGAATATGAACCAGTTTTTCCAAAAATGGTCGTTTGTACTGTATATGCAATCGCGGCATTGAAAAAACTTCCAGTATAAATATCAAAATTTATCGCTCTAAATATAGGAAATCGTATAGTACCACCTCCACCACCACTCGTTCCGATATTATTAAATTGTATAGTTGAAGTTCTAATTTGATTAACTTTATAACCAAAATCGTCTCTCATTATGGATTCTGAGTGATAAAGAACTTCTGGTTTATTTCCTTGAAATACGACACCTTTTAATAAATTTTCCTTATTGGCAAGTTCCCCGACTGAATTTTTATATTGAACTTTGATGAACAATTCGGATTTTGTTTCCACGTCAGTCAATGGAATTTGAACTCTGGTTTGGTTACTGTTGAATCCGGGTTGGTGGATTGGATAGATGGACATGTCACTGATATTCCAACTACCAGTCGTTACCAAAACCAACGGCCTAAAAGTTCCCACGTCGTTCGTTTTAAACTCAAACGTATTTTCAGACAATGATCCATTCCTTGCCTCCACAGTACCAATATATGTACCTATATTCGTATAATTAGTTTGTATAGTGTCCGTTTTTGGACGTTCTCCCAAAACTACAATTGGACTTGAACCAGTTATATATATATCAAGTTTTCCAGTTCCAGTATTTTTACTGCTAAATTCAAGTGTGTAAGATGTATTTGCACTGGAAGTTATACCATACTGGACACTCGGGACGATATAAAATTCGCCACTTCCAGACACCCGGACAGAATCGGATAAGTTGCCATTATCTATTTCAGCACGTCCACTACCACCCACATTCCAATATCGATGAAAATCATTAAAATCATTGCCACGGATGGCTACATTTCTAAAGTTTCCAATAGGCTTTTCTATCAATCCACGCTCAGCATCAAACAACGTTGCGTTCGGATCAGTAAACAAGTTCGTTCTACTCAATTTAAACGAACCAATATTGCGAAATTCGCCAAACGAGTTTACTGGTTTGTATGAAACATCAATTGATGATAGCACCCCAAATTCTGGCTCCAACCCACTTATATCAAACGTAGCAAATGATTGTGTTGTAGCACTTTGACTGACTGATTGGTATTGATAAAACGAACAAGTAAAATTTGTTTGGTTGAAAAATCTATCAGCGGAAAATGTTCGGGTTATTGTTTTATAAAACGGCGGATAGACTTTGATAGAACTACTATTGATTACCTCAACGATGGATGCTGTATAAAATATCGGTTCGTTGTATGTAATATCGGCGGGGAGGTTTACATTTATATCGTTCAGTTCAATTTTTCCACCTTTCATACTTGAACTGAAGTAGAAATTTTTGGCGGTTAATATTGAAAAATTTGTATAGGACGGGATGATTACATCGTTATTCGTCGCACCATCCCCATTAACAGACGGATTGGTAGATATACTGGAATCGGTTGCTCTCGTTTCAACATTGAATGTATCTGGAATAAATTGCATTGGAATGATGCCGCCAATCGTAGAAAATGAACCACTGGAAGTTCTGATTTCAGTTAAACGGCTGACTCCAGTTGAAATGGCGACTGGTTGTAATTTTTCTTTGAAAGTCACAACTGGCGTGTTTTTTAAAACTACTTTCTCAGTAACTTCGATCGTCGGATTTACACCAACTTCAAATGTTGCCAAATAGTTTGAAGTATTTACCAGTTCCGTATCAGAACCTTTTAAAGTCCCGGCAATGTAAATTTTCGCTATTCCAATCGGAGTATCATTATAAATATAAACTACAATATTACGAGTATTATCATCGTTCACTACACCACTAATCTCATAATATATTGGCTTTCCAAGACTGTCAAGAATATCAATAAAAATATCAGAACCCTTTAAAAGCTTGTTGGGAGAAATATTTAGCGTAAATCTATTTTTACCCAAATTAAAAATAGTGGGGAACTTAGCATCAATGATGGTGCTAAATCCCCGCTCAACTTTCAAAAAGTTCCAACCTTTTATTCCATATTCTGATTTAATTTTTTTCATTAAACTACAATCCTTGAATATCCATTTATTTTTTCAATTTTGATTTGATTGTCCACCATATCTTTCATACTGTCCATGTGCGAAACACAGATTAAAAACTCATACTGCTTTTTCAAGTAAGTAAATAAATTCGCAATAGAAAGTAAATTTTCAGAATCCAACACACCAAACCCTTCATCAATTGCAAGAAAGTTGGCCTTCGGAAGTGTTGTAATTTCGCTCAGGCTCGTCCTAAATGCTAAAGACAGTATAAACCTTTCCATACCACTTGAAAGTTCAACAGGCCACGAATTTGAGGCATTGTAAACGATATATCCGTGGATGTATTTATCATCAGTTGCTTCAAGACGAACCGTGAAGTCAACCAAGTTGTTTAAAATTTGATTTACCTCACTTTCAATTACTGGAAGGACAGTTTCAAGTATTCGGTATGGTACTCCCTCCCTTGAAAGTGATTGCAAGTACAGATCATAAATTCTAAACCTATTCACATATTGCAAGTACTTATCAACTTTGTTATTACACTCCTCATGTTTCGTTTTCAGTGCGTCCAGTGTGGAATGTAGCGACCGATAATTATTTAATAGCGCAATTTCAGATTTATCAAGTGCATCTATCTCAGTACGAATTTTAGTTATTTCTAAAAGTATTTGAGTGTTTCGTTCTATGATCTCTGCATTCTTTAAATATTCCTCTCTTGAAATTTTATACCCATCCAATGCGACATTGTTTGACTTTTGCTTGTATTCCAACGTTTTTTGTTGCTCTTTCAATAAATTCAAATCTGTAAATAGTTGCCGGCGCTTGTTGACCAAATCCCGTATTTTTTTCGCCTCGGCTAATTGTATTTTTACATCGGCATATTGTAACTCAGATGTTTCAATTTCAGATGATATTTTTGCAATTGAACGCTCAATATCTGATATTTTTGAAATTGAATTTTTTGCAGTTTTAACAAATTCATTATCAATACAGTATTGGCAGGATGGATCGTACTTATGATTGTGAAGTAACGTTTCTTGATTCTTACATTCAATTAATTCCCGCATTAGTAATTTGAGTTTCGTTCCGCTTGCGTCAATTGTGGATTTCAATTTATTCAATTGCTCAATTACAGTTTCAAAATTGTCCGGTTCGTTCTTTATTTTTTCTGCAATTTCAGATATTTCAGTATTGTATTTTTCAATTTGTTCGGCATTTGTTTCAAATTGCGAATTGCACTGCTCAATTTGTTTTTGTGTAGATGCAATTTCCGAATCAATTTGATTCAGGTTTAATGTATTTGAGGTTGGCTGGTAAATTTTGTTCAATTCAACCAGTTCGTCTGATTTTACCTTTATATCTCTTTTAACTGTTGTAATTTGACGTTCAATGTCATCTAATTGATATTGCTGGTCTTGAATCTGAGTGTTATACACTGAAAGTTTTGATTGAAGATTTTCACGCTCAAATTCTTTAATCAACACTTGACATTCTTTACTTTCCTCTTTTGCAATTTTATAGAGGTCATCATACACAGTTATATCTAAAAATTTGTATAATAATTCCTTCCGATCACGTTGAGTCTTGTCAATAAAATTTTGATTATCATACTGTGTTGATAATGCAGTCAACACAAAATCATCGTATGTTCCGACATAATTTCTGATTTGATAATTTGTCCGGTCTCGGTCTTCGCCGTTCAAATTGACTATATCTCCAAACTCATTTATTGTCCAAAACGTCACATCTACCTTTACTGCACCATCTTTTTTCTTAGTTCCAACACGTTCAATAAAATAATCACGACCATTCAATTCAAACTGTATTTTGCATTGAAAACTGTCTTTGGTATTATTCAGGATATGACTGGCTTTGCTTGCAACTGGGGTTTTGTCAAATAATGCAAATGTCAATATAGAGAGGAAACTACTCTTACCTGTGGCATTTTTGGCCCATATACCATAACTTTCGTTCAGTTTACTAAAATCAACAACATTGTCTTCTCCATAGGAAAACATATTTGAAAATTCCAATTTGATTGGCTTCCAAATTACGTTTCGCTGCGAACTGTTGACTGGAAGTAATTTATTAGTTTCAGAATTTAATTTACATACTGCATCAATTTCATTCTTCGTCCCAAGTTCCATTGCGGTAAGAAATTCGGAAATGATTTTGTTTTGAAAATCAATATTTCGCGAATGACCTAACGTTTCATATTTTGTGCGGTTTTGAAGTTGTGTGCCATTCAATCTCTGCTTTATTAGTTCTACTATATTATACGATTTGCCAATTTCTCGTACAAACGCCTCAATTTCTTCTGGAGTAGAATTATCGTGCTGAATGCGTACTCTAAGATTTTTTGGCAAATTATCCGGAATTATACATTTTCCCGATATTAAATTAAATGTCACAAATCCATAGTCATTTTGGATTGGAACAAATGTTCCTTGATTGGTTTCTAAATCCCAAACAATCAATCCATGTTCATCCACAGACTCCCCATACGATTGGCCTATCAGACTGGAAGAGTATGCAATTGTCCGTTCGCGATTTAAAAATTGACATAAATGCACGTCTCCACACATCCCAAGATCAAATCCATTAAAATGTTCAAGCGTTATTCCAGTCTCAATTTCATGCCCAATATCAGTCATCGCTCCAGTAATGGTGCCATGATGTAATGCTATTTTATATTTTGCATTTATTTTGTTTGCCGATACCCAATTTTCAATTGAATCAAAAATACCAAACACTGAAAATGAAATACCATTCAATTCATACACACCCGAATCTTTCCAAAAATATAAGTTCGGATGATTCAATGCTTCAACGATTGGAGTTAGTGCATCAAGCCGTTGTAAATTTGAACAATTTCCATCGTGGTTTCCGGGAATTAAAATCGTGGGACATATATCAGCACACGTTCTTAGAAAGCGGGTTGTAACTGCGATCATTTCCGGAGACATATCAGTTTTGTTATGGACTATATCTCCACCAAGAAAAATTATGTCGTCTGGTTGTTTGGTTGATTGTATGTAATCGTAAACTCGCTGGAAAACTGCTTCGTATTCTTTATGTCTTTTATACAAACGAATATGGATGTCGCTCAAATGATAGATTTTCAATGGTTTATTTGGGTTTTATTATTTTAACTTAGTTAAAATTTTAAATTTGAAAATATCCGTGTTGGTAATTATTTTAGCATCATGTATAAATTGCCAAACTTTGCTATAACCGAGACTGTTGGGATCTTCATTTCGTGGCAATGTTACGCAACTAACCCCAATCCCATTATTTATGAAATATTCTGCTTGCATCATTGCGTCATTTAGTGCATCGCCGTCCAAACAAAATATGATGTGCGACGTTCCTTCTTGAAGAATTTTCTTTCGTAGTTTTTCCGTTAGTTTTTTGCCATTTAATGGCACTGCATTTCTACGAACAACGATTGCATCAAGTTTACTTTCAACCAATATTATAGGTTCTTGCCAATTTATTAAATTTTCATCGGCAACGATATTTTTATCTGAATTGTCAGGTTCTTTAAACTTAAATTGTTTATCCAAAAAAGTACGGCCAGCAAAATGAGTCAACGTACCAGTTTCTGAGAAGTATGGAAATACAACCATATCTGAATATTGACCTCGCTCACAATAACCAAGTCTGTGTTTTATGATGTCTTGTTCAGTGACACCCCGACCCAACAGATAATTTTTCGCTTTGCGATAAAAAAATGAACCAGTTTCTACATTTAGCGGTTTAAAATCCGTTGGTAAATGTAGTAAGACTGGTTCATTTTTTTGTGAGTATAATCGCTCATTCCAAAGTTCCTTTGCTTTGGAAATTATTGCTGAGTCTTGTCGTAATTTTTGGAACAACCCACCAACTTTACTACCTTTTGCCGGACACACCCAGCATTTCCATATACCAGTACGAATACTGATACCCAATTTCTTTTTGTGATGGTTACAAAATGGACAGTGGAATTGGTAGTAATCCCTGTTCGCCTTGACGGAGGTGCCAAGCACTGATTCCAAAAGTTGTAATTTTTCCATAAACCACAAGTATAAGGCTTTTTATTGGTTTATGCAAATCATTAACATATCGTTTACATTATTTTTTCAAATTGCGCAATTTGTGACTCATATTGTGGGTATTTTTGCACTCCGAAAAAACTAATTGCAAATATTTCGGCAAATGATTCAGTACCAAACGACATAGTATCAGTTTGTGAATATCGGGTTGTATAAAATTTACTGGCAACAAACCCTGACGGAGACCCATGTTTGTATTCATACCTATGACCCAGTTCATGTACGATTATGTACAGCAGAGACGCATACGCAACGGTGTCAATTTCACGGGCATAAGTTTCCTTAATCCAAATTTGATCTAATTGACTTTTGTAGGTGGCTTTGGCTCTCAGCGCATCAGCAGGTTTGAAATAAATTTCAAATTTTCCGGTTAACGCTTTTTTGTGAAATCCTGTAAATTTATCTAAAAACTCTGATATTTTTTTGGAAGTTAGTTTAAATCTGGATTCCGCCATAAGTGAATCATTTATAAACGTCAAATTTCCAATGGTAAGATTTTCAATCTTTGAATTTTTTGTTTTAAAAAATCCATCCACAATACGATTTATATCCGATTCGTCCCAGTGACTGAATGTGTTTGCAATATTTTGCGAAATCATATTGTATTCCTGATATGCGTCTGATTGCTTTTTTAGAAATTTTATAAATTCAAATTCCTTTGACAATCCATTAGGTGCCTTTCCCGATTTTGGAAATATACTTATCCATCTTACAAAATCGTTTATCTGGTCTGGTTTAAATTTCAGAAAAGATATACCCATCCGCTTCATATAATCCACATCAACGTTTTCTTGTATTATTTTATTGTAGATGGGTATTAATTTCACAGTTTATTTACCTTTCCTTTAAAAAATTTAGTATTTGCGATATGACGATTGTATGAATTGCAGAACAATACATCATATTTTATTTGAAAATATGTTTCGTAAAAAGACACGTCTGTAAGTGTCGAGCAGAACATTAAAATTTCACGACTAAAATTTTCTTGACCACGTTGTTCTATATCACGCTTCAACTCATCACTACTTCCCCAGTAATTTTTCCAATCCGTCTCTTTAATTTCACGTTTGAATTTTTTACGTTTATTTTCTGGAAGCAGTTTTTCCTTTTTTGTCAGTGTTTTTTTGCGATTAGAAACTAACAGTTTCCGACCAATATAAATCTTATTGTCCAGTTTGTTGGTAATGCAGTAGATGTATCCCAGTGCATTGTCTGGCATTTCAAAGGATTGGTTATTTTGGTATGTCCACATTAATACTTTGCGTTTTTATAAAAAGAGGTGCCTTCAATTTTCCAACCGTTCCGTTTTAAATCAGCAGCAAATCTTCCCATATATTTGGATAGAGTGCGCTCATTGATGTTATCTAAAACATCCAAAAATAAACTAAATACATCCTCTACATTGTAATTACATTGTTTGGACACATCAGTTGTTAAATTAAGGTTGACTTCCTCGCCCAAAACTTCCATTACTAAAGGTTTTAATTTAGTTTTGATTGTTTTTTTTTTGATTTTCTGTTAGTTTCATTTTTTAGATTTCCTTTGTTTTTAATTTTATGTATCAAACCGAATTATGAGGTTGATCGGGACATCCTCACGCATTTTTAAAGCCTGTCCAAGTTTCCCAATCACTAATAATTCGCCACTATCATTATACAAACCAACCGTTGTCGCATATACGGGCATTCCACCATCCGCTACGCTACTTGTCATTTCATTTATAAGTAGGTCAGAATATGGAGTTTGTCGGGTGGTCGGATTTTGACTTAGATTGAAATCTCCCGGTTTAATTCTGCATAATGTTTCGTATTGGTAAATTGTGTGAGTGTTTCTGTATTTTAATATAAAATCAAATGCCAATAAATCCGATCTTATGAAATTATTTGTCAGTACAATCTTTCCAGATTTATAAAAAATATTACCAACCTGATGCGACACATTTGAGTAAGTTACCAACCGACCAACTTCGCCAGTAGATAACGCGGTATTAAAAAATCTAACGTCGTCTAAATATAATCCATTCTTATCAAAGGCATTATTTGATTCGTTGTAAATTGAACTTGTAAAATCACATGACCCAAACATCAAATCGTTATTGTTTGTAATCGTTTCGTTTATATCCGTTTCAGTATCTTCCAAATTTCCATTTACATACAGAGATAATTGAGTGCCACGTTTAGTGACTACAAAACTTTGAAACTCGTCTGTCTCTGTTATTTTATCAGATGTGACTAACGATACCGCACTTATTCCGTTTGACCGAGTAAAGACTATTTTTCCAGCAGAATTTATACTAAATCGGTATGGATAAACTGGTGTTGGACTATAATCTACTGAACTGCTGATATTACTCTTGTAAACTACGCCATCCACTGTTTTATTAAAATTTTCATTTTTTATTTTTGTAGCAATTTTTGATTTATCAATAAATACAGTCGCTGGCATTGGAATATTGCACTTAAACCAAAATGAAATTGTAAAATCCCCAACTAAGTTTAAATCGTTATTATGTTCTGTTCTTATGTATGCTACTTTGTCGGGTGGGAAATAAAACGGATTAGACCAAGTGAAATTGGATGTGGTGGTTGCCACTGATTCCAAATGATAAATATTTTTGTAAAATGTCCGTAGCGGGTATGTCTTGGCCGCTACATTCAGATCATAATATGCAGTGTCACTTAGATTTCTAAATGTATTATCAGACAATAAATTCTTAAACTTTGATATTCTATTATGTATGCTACTATGCCAATTTACAACTTGATGAACACTTGATGTTATGAAATTATTATTTATATCATAAAGTGGGGTTCCTGCTAAATATAAATTGCCATATCCATCATCTGAGCATTTAAAATCATCTATACCGATTGAACATGTAAACTGAACACTTCCGGGCTTAATTCCTTCCCCAAAATCATGTTGAGGAATTTGAATAATAGACGCGGAAATATTCAAATTCTTATATGTGTATCGCCGATTTGAATGTTCCATTGTTGCGACTGGGTCATTTGGAAATCGATAATACATCGCATCCAGTTGACTCCAAACAATGTGTTGATTTGAACCATCAAAACTGTTAGTTGGGTAGGTTCGGTCAGTTCCTAATTTTAATTTTTCATTTGTGTGGCGGGCTTCCAGTATTTTATACCCACTTGAAGTGATTGGTGTACTTCCGTTATACAAATCACTCCTCTGTATCACATATTGCTTGTGAACAGTGATTGGGGTGATTGTGTAGTCCTGTGGACGGACGGGGGAAAATACATGTGGAATGCTCACGTTATTGAATCTTTAATACTTTTTCTAATTTATTGAGATTATTATCTATTTTCTGACCTTTGCCCTTTAAACTCCCAAGTGCAGATTGTATAGTTTTGACTAAAAAATTTCCAATTTTTTGAAATATATTTTCTTCGTTAATCGTTTGTTCAGTTCTTGGGGAGAACGAAAGTGACGGTTTTGCTTTTGATATTTTTTCATATATCTTCAATTCTTGCAATATTTTATATTGGACATCTTGATTGACTTGGGTCATTGCAAAATCAAGTACTTTTTCGTATTCGTATGTTGCTTTAGTTGCCTGAAATCGTGCAATATTCATCAGCACAGTTTTAGTTCGTACAACTCTCTCACCATCCTTTTTTAGTTCTTCTAAGAAGTCCCATAACTGCTCATCTACAATTTTTTTATATTTTTTTTCTAAATCAGCAAGCCCAAGTTTCTTTTTAAGTGCATCAACCTGTGCAGTTGCATTCGACAACTGTTCTTGCAATTTTGCCAATTCGTCCAATGCCGCTTCAATTTTTGGGTCAGCGACATCCACTTCGTTCAAAACTTCAACAATTATTTTTTTCAACGCCTTTACTGAATTTTCACTAAGTTTAAACTCATTACTTCGTTGTGTAACTGATTTTGGGAGATCAGTAAATTTGTTTGGTTTAGGTTCTCCTTTGTCGTTCACTAAGGTAAATCCTTTTGTGAGGACACTATGTAAAGCCAAATCTTCCGTTTCAAATCCAACATTTGTTATATTCTTTTCTGTCCCGTTTGGTTGCTGGATATAAATATAGTAACGACCATCCTCCTTTTTGATTTTGGCTGGTATCATGTCGTTACTGCCTTCAGTAATTCCCAATTGTACTTTATATGAATTTGCAATACGCTTCATTTCTTTTGCGCGTTCTAAATATCGGTCGTCTTCTTTGGCGGCAGATGTATATATTTGCACTGCCCATAACACCTTTTCCAATGCTTTCTTTGGTGTTAGTCCATAATATGAGCCACGATATATTTTATCAACTTTGTCTAAATCCGATTGAGATACACCTTCTTTTATCATACTGTTTTCCTTTACATATAATTTAGGAATTCTAATTTTTAATATACCACGACCGTTTATGGTGGGTAGTCCAAAATCGTCAACGCCAATTTCTTTGACAGTTATTTTTTTATTTTTAAATCTACCTGCAAGTATCGTATCACCTATTTCAAGTGGAATTTGTATCATACTGAAGATTGCTTAGTAGATGGATTAGTTTCAGCAAAACTAACAATATCATCTATTAATTTTTTGATATCTACTTTTTGAACATCAATTACATCACCATGATTATTACGTTCGAAACCAATTTTTTGGCCACCAATCATAATAATTCCATGACCGGTCGCTTGGCAATCTATGGTAAATGGGCCATATTTAAATCTATAACTTTCACCAGTTTTATGAATTGGTGCTTCAAAAATTTGTTCAAATAATGGTTTCAATTTCATATATATTCCTTTTAATTTACTCATATTTCAAAGATATTTCAAATAAGCCCTCTTCAGTGAAGTTCTTTGTGATTGGGCGACTTATTTTAGAAACTGCCAGCAATTCTTTGTTTTCGTTATATAATCCAATTGATGAAATATAAACTTGCGGTTTATTTACAAAATCATCTATAATCATCGCCTCGCTGCCAGTTACAAAGGTTGGATTGTTTGAAAAATTGTATTCTTGGTTTTTGATCCTGATGAAATATTGCTCAACATATTCATATTTGACTTGACGGGACTGAAAACCCAAATAATCTCCACTTTCATCAGTTCTCAAAGCCGCTCCACTCATTGCAGTAAATAACTTCATCGCATTATCTCCAGCCACATCACTTCCAGTTGTTGTTAAAAAACTCGCACTCATATCCAACATATCCGCGTCCAAAAGCACAACGCCAAGTTGTGGATAAGTAATACCATAAACATGAGGATTAGACTTGTTGTAAATACCTGTCTCTAACGTACCAGAAACGACGTAGAACGCTTTTCCTGCCGAGGTTGACATATTTGTAAGCGACCCCGAGATCGTTCGGTAGAACGAAGAATACGCAGCCGTAGATAAGTCAGTTTCAAGATTCAAAGTACTGTCATCAATCAATCTCAAAGTGGTAGGATTGCCAAGTTTAACATTTGATCCGGTATGAGCATTTCTATTCCCGAATTGAGAACCACTTAGATGGGCAATGTTGATTTCCAAATTACCTTCATCCATTTTATCGCCCATCCTATCACGCGCAACATTGATGGCATAAAAATGGTACATTTCTTTATGACCAAGTTTAAATCTTTGCTGACCATTATCTAAACATAATCCACGATACTGACCATAAACTGCATTAGTTGGAGTATAAAAATCATTTCCGCCCAAATCCCTACTACCACTACCACCATCATGTCCATACGCAATTGAAAAGTGAGGTTCAGCCGCACAACTATCACATTTTGATTGAAATATAGTACGACGAAATGAACTTGAAGTTTCAGTTGAACAGGTATGAAATGTTATCATATTACCCAGCGCATCTCCATTACCATCAAGCCAAATTCCACGAGTAAATTTATTGATTTGTTTTGGAAGTCGGTCATCGTCGGTTATTCTGGTAAACACTCTCCCCATCCCCAAACTTACTGGTGGTGGTATTGAAGGTGTTACTGGAGGGATTGGAACAACTGGTGCAGGTTGTGATGGATTTATCGGCGGGGGTGGTTCAGGTGCTGGTGGAACAGAGGGTGGTTGGACTGGTATGGGTTGAGTAAATCGTAAAATTAAATCATCATACGAATTATCCTGAATATAATCTTCAGAATTTAGATAAAATACATATTGACCATTTTCAACAGTAGTATTTGTCTTGATGATTGTTGAATTGATCCACGGGGGATTCATCTCATAATCACTTGCTGCCTGTATATTTACCTGCCAGTTATTACCAGTTACGAAGACTGGTGGATCCCCAACATTACCCATATAGGTACCATTTCCAGTGGTTGCACCAGTTACTATGAACCTTTGTGGCAACGCACTTGGATTATGTGTTGTGACGGTTATCGTCCAATTACCTTGGATTGTTGTGGGCATATATTTTTATATGTTTCGGTTTAAAGCATCAATACAATCTTGTAAATCAGTACATTGACGTATTCCAATGCCCATTTCTAAATTGTACGGGTATTTAGAATCGTAATAAGCGCCACCATGTCTAATCTTAGTACCAATCACTTTAGCAACTATTTTACGACCATTCTTGATTATCGCGATACCATCTTCAAATTTTAAATCTGATACAGTATATTGCTCTTTCAAGATTTGTTCAACTAATGGCGTCAATAATTTCTTAATTCTATCTTTTGTGCTTGGTTTCATTGTATAAATTCCTCAGTTGGTTGGTTCGTTTTGGTATTTTTCCATTAAATAAAATTAAATGCGGTTAAAATAGCAGCAAAAACGAACTCCAGTTTCAGTTTGATTAATGCTTCACGGGAAAAACTTTTCTGCAATGGGCGACTGAGTTTACCAACCGCCAACAATTCCTTTGCATCGTTATACAATCCAATCCCAGTGATATAGACCTTCGGATCACCGATAAAAGTTGGTTCTGCCAAGTCGCCTTCACTACCAGTTACAAAGGTTGGATTATTTGAGAAATTATATTCCTGATTTTTTACACGGACAAAATAATGAGTTGATTTAACTTTTTCCGCGCTACGTCCTTGAAATCCTAAACGATCTCCGCTCGTGTCGGTATAAAGTGCAGCACCACTCATTGCAGTAAATAACTTCATTGCATTATTGCCCGGAATTTCACTACCAGTCACGGTCAAAAATGAACAACTCATATCAAGTTTATTTCCATCAAGCACAATAATACCCAATCTACGATATAATAATCCGTATTTATGAGGACTTGACGAGTTATATATTCCATCCTCAAGTGTTCCTGAAACAATATTATATACTTCGCCAGCCGTTGTGATGGTCGCCGAATTTACACGGCTGTCATCTATTAACCGCGTTACTGCTTGGGTTGGATAAACTTTGACATTTGATCCAGTCCATGCGTTTTGCACTCCACCGCCAGTTAACCATTGTGAACCACTCAATCGCTGAAGATTGATTTCAAGATTTCCTTCGTCCAAATATTCGCGCATCCTTGCACGAGCGACGTTGATAGCGTAAATTGAATCAGTAGCAGTTCCATCAATTATGAATCGGTCTTGATCCGGTTCTAAACACAATTGCTTATATTGTCCGTAAATTGCACGACTTGGAGTATCATTTATTTGACCGCCTTCATCGCCACTTCCAGAACCTTGTTTGTGGCCCCAAGCAACTGCAAATTGGCCAGTCGCTCCACAGTCACCACTTTGGCTTTGATAAACTTCGTAGTAATATCTTTGCTGAGTAGCAGTTTGAGCAGAACTTGTAAAAAATGTAATCAAATTACCAACATTTCCACTCCACAACGCACGAGTGATTATTTCTTGTTGGTTTGGAACAATATCTCCACTTTCAAACCTCGTAAAAATACGGCCACTACCCAAATTACTTGGAGGTAATGGTGCGGTTGGTTGGTATGGAACTTGGGGTGGACTAATTGGATTATTGAACGATGGTCCGCCAGTAAGCGGTCCACCTGTTTTTGGAACATCCGTGTTTGAATTATCCAAACTGTTGCCAAAATATTTCACATCATGGACTTTGTTATTTTGGTCCACGACGAAAAAATTTCCACCATTATCCTGAAATCCACTAACTGTTACACCCGGCATGACCGTTTTTGTAACTGGAGTTGTATTTGAGAGTGTGGATGGATTGTTGCTAACTGGGGTGACTTGATAGCCACTTTCAGTTAGTTTTCCTAACTGGCTGGAATCTAACTTTTGCGTCACGTCACCACCGGAGGATGGGATGTCCGTGGTACCTTTTTTAATAAATGCCATTTTGCTTTTATCTCTTTTTATTTATAACATTTTTTACGTTTCGGGCAATGGTGGAAATTTCCATTATCATGTCCTGTCGCATTAAATCTTCGCTCAGAAATCTAATTTCTCTGTTGACAATCTCGTCCAATTTATTTTGAATTTCCAATAGTTTATTGATTAAACCCTGTTGTGGATGTTCTGGTTCTTCTATTACCGATACGGCTTTAAAATGATCTATGTTGTCGGATGATGGAACGTAATTGATTAGTTGTATGAATCGTTGTTTTCTGGATAGTTTCATTTATTTTTGTATTTATTTATAATGCCGACTTGAATTCTATTACCCGGCTTACCAGATAATGCAGAAGCAAAGTCTCCAGCAGACAATATTTTTTGACCAATGTCCATCATCAGTTGAAGTGTATCTAAATTGTTAGATTCGCAAAAATTTTTAACCGCCTCGGCACGAGTGCCAGTTAATTTGGCTATTGTGTCATATTTATGCTGAATACTACCAGAATTGAATTTAGTCTTCGCTTCGTCTAACGACGTAATGTCATGGGTAATATCCATCTTTTTTAACACCTTACCATTCTTATTCACCAATCTAAGTTCTATACTCTGTGCAGTTTTTAGATAATCCTTGACGGATTTAGATATTGAAATAATTTTGTTTTTCTGCAAATCAAAGGCGTTGTCAACACCTCTACCATATAGATTTCCGCGAATTACATTCGTACCATCACTTCCCAACATTTGTTTTCCATCTACCCATGTTTCTATAAATCCAGTAACAGCAGATTCTTCTTTCAAAATTTGTTCAACAAGTGGCTTTAATAAGTTTTTGATTCTAATTTTTGTGCTTGGTTTCATCTATAATTCCTTATGGTAAACTAATTGGCGCATTACCAGTTAATGGTGCGTTTGGTGTAGTATTTAATGTAACTTTCTTGACTGTAATATTTACAACAACACGTCCACCAGTTTCATTACCAACGATAGTAAGTGTGGTTGAACGTGCAGCGAGTTGAAGCATATTGGCAGTAATCACGACTGATTTTCCAGTCAATACAACTGCACTTCCCAATTCATTTTCAGACATATTACCAGCAGTCACATTACCAGTTCCGGCAAATTGTTGACCCGGCGCAGCCTGTTCTACATACATAGTACATACGTCGGAATCTGCAAGTATGAACGAATATCCAAACGTTGTATTACCCTCTGTGTAATTTACAGTTTGTGGAGTAATTGTGACGGATTGTCCTGGATTGAGAGTGAAAGTGGTTTGTGGTACTGAAACGACTGGAATTCTGATTGTTTTTCTTGGTAATGTGACCAGTTTGTATTTCATCATTACTGTTTCGTCGGGGACGGCTTCAGTGATCGGCATTGATGTAATAACGATGTCCGCATATTGACTCCCGAGTGGATGATCCGTATTAAATAAACTGTAATCTATTTCATCATCACTTAATGCGAAGTGGCTGATATTGAACTCATTACGTCCACGGGACAATAATTCTCTGCCCTTTTTCGTAAGAATACTATCACATATTATTGAATTATTTGAAATGTAACTCATTGTTTATCAAACCTTTATATTTTTAAAACTTTTAGTAAATTGCTTTATCAAATGGTATTCTTAATATTTGACAATCTAAGCATTTTCTAATTTGAATTTCTCTGATTCTGTCATAGTCTTTAGTTCGTTTATTTCTATGGTGCGATTCGTCAAATTCAACCCAAATATTCAGGTTTGGGCAGTACGCATCGGCAAAATAAAATCTACTATATTCTTCATCATATAATCTAAATTCTCCTGACGGTGATCTTGCGTGAACAAATTCAGTATTATATCTAATGTTTAAAATATCTACAATATATGGAATCGTATCTGGGTTAAATCTTGGTCTAAATGATGTAGATGCCCCTAATGCAAATACCACTCTGGCTTGTCCTCGTCTAATTTTCTCTGATATATCTTGACGTTCTTCATCATTCATATTTGCCCAGCGGGCTTTATGTGCAATTGATAAATTTCTGCTTCTGGTTGCCATTCCTTCTGGAGTCATTTTTCTATTCTTGGCGGACTCAGATTGCTTCATTTTGGTTTCTTCACTAACCTCCCGTCCATTCATTTCTTTTATTCGGCATTCTTGGCAAGTTGGTGGTTCATCTTTTCTTATATTACTCATTGCTCGTTTGTATGAACCATAATTTGTATAATGATACACATTTCCACATTTATTTTTACATTCAATTTTCCAATCATCTGGATTATGACTCAGCCCAAGATTTCTACTCTTTTCCATTCCTCGTTCATGTGAAGACGAACCAATTAGTTCATTTCTATTTATGTATTCTTTGCTGTTTTTGTCTATTGTATTCCAATAAATTTTTGCTGAGCATGATGGCCTGTAGCATATTCCGACTGCATACGCGTAAATCTTCACTTTTTCGCCACAGCCGCATTCACACAATGGTATTTCATTATTTAGCAGTTCTTGAATCGTGTATTCTACACTACTTAAATTGTGGTCTTTTTTTATGTGATTTCCTAAATTTTTAGAATTTTTAAATTCTAAATCACATATTTTGCATTTAAAATCGGCTAATAAATATTTTGGCATTATTATTCTAATTTGGTTTTTGTCTCCTACAATTTAACAAATTCTTATTGAAATTCATTAGTATTCAAAATATCCAACAATTCTTCAAGTTCATAATCGTCCAATTTTTCATTAGAAGTTTGTTTCATTGTCATTTTTTTACAGTTGCCCAATCATGTAAAGAATTTAAAAATTCAATATAATCGGAATGAGTATAATTGTCGCCAATTTCAGAAACCCACCCATCTTGTCGGGTTCCAGTATTTGCTGATGCGTTACTTAAAACTACCTCTCCGTAATTATCCTCTACATCTATTTTTAATTTTACATTTTTATCCATTACAATTTCATATTCACGCGGATAATCAGAATTACTATTCAATGTTGCTGGAAAATTTATATCATCTACATCAATCCACGCTGATATTATAAATAATTCATTCCCAGTCTTGTTCAACGATGTCATCCAATTGTCCATTGAATTAGCGACCGATGGTTCGGCAGTGAAATGAACTCCTAAATTATTCATATCCAAATCAGAAACGTCATTAAGTTTTATTCCACGATACACTTTTATTTTACTGAATGGAAATTTCATTATCTCATTTAAAAGTAATTTAAGTTTTATCATAATAAATTTACATATAAATATCTATCCGGCATAATTTTAATTTATTCCACCCGGATTCCACCACCCAACGGCGAATCGTTCACACTTAATTTATTTGGATCACTTTCCCATATCGTTACAACAGGTCCACCGTCGGCGGTTTGGTTTGAATTCACATTAAATGCCGGTCCTTCCAGTTTACTGCCCATAAATCTACTGCTGCATTCATAATTTTGATAACTTCCACATTCAAGCGACTTTGAATAATACATTCCATAACTTTTTGAAACTGCCGTGTACCATTGCTTTTCATATTTTGTCGCGAATTGTCCACTTGCACTATAATGAAAAATTACTTTTTTGTAACAGCAATTTAAACGAGTACCATCAATATAACTTTGTGTAGGACTTTGTGAGCCAGAATATCGGGTTGGTATCGTGTCAACATCCATAGTTAATTGCTTACTGGACGTGTTAAAATGACTTAGGCTGCTACCAGTTGCAAAAACAGTGTAAGGGACGGAACCTGTAATATAATTGTACCTTGACGCAATTTTGGGGCTGTACGAGGCACTGGACTCAATTTGTTGTACTTCGGCATCGGTGGTTGGTTGAATACCCGCCACATCCATATCATATTGAGGATTTTCAATTTGTGGTCTCCGAAATGCTTGAACTTTTGATCGTTCAAGGACGGTTGGTTCAATTAAAATACCAGCAACTAAATCGGCACGGCCGGGTACAAGTTGTTTTATCTGTTCAAAAAATGTATAATCATAAGCAGATAATATCTCAATCAAATCGTTGATATTATTTGCTTGTTGATATTTTTTAAAGTAATGATATGCAAACTGTTTTAGTTCACCATACTCGCTTTCATATACATATTCCGGGTCTCCGATGTAATCATCCAATTCCGCAAATCCAGTATGATTGTAAATATCCCGATCAACATGTTCAGTGGGCGAAAATACAACCGCAAGCCTGTTTGAATCAAACGATGCCTTATCAAATGCCCCAACAGTACTACGATTTGTTGGAGATAAATCGCGTAATAATGCAGTATCTTCCAATCGTATTTTATCACTTCGCAAAACATTGCCACCAAGTGTCGGAGGGGTGACATAATATGTCTCAACACTGGATTTGTATTGTTCTGATTGTGAACCAGTAAAACCGACAAACGATGCGGTTGTGTCTAAACTTGCGCGGCGATTTGGCTGACTACTACTAACTAATTGATATACACTATGATCCCATCTTTGCTGATCTAATCCAAGCGGAAAATATCTGAAAAGTGTATTGAAGGAACTGGTTGGATCATTTCCATGATATGCTGCTGGATTTAAAACGTGTTGGTCAAACGATGATGTATTGATTACTTCATACCATTCCTTGTAGCCCTGCATTTGTCCGACAAACCGATTTGCCGAAATTGGACTTGGTATTGTTGAACTTCCAGTCGTACCGCCCAAAATTACATAATGCGTTCCGCCAGCATCGTATGACGAAAAATTACCCCACGAATTTCGCATTCGTGAGCCGGAGAATGCAATACTTCCAGTGTGTGTTATTCTACCATATAAAGAATCTGATTGACGTTTAACATTTATATAAATCCATTCTAATGTATTATTTGTTAATGTTATTGGGCTTAAAGTTTTAATTTGCACCGTCCAAAAATCATTATCAAAAAGTGGAAGTGGTTCAGATTGTTTTTTAACCTGAATATCGGTACCAAACGCATTAACAGTATGACCACTGTATCTTAAATACCCATACGCATAACTTCCACTATATTTTGGGGTGGATTGAGATGCTGTAATGTGTACTAATTCAAGTAAATTTACCCCACTTGTTACATTGTTCTCAATTCCCCACAATGACATTGAGACAGAACTGGAATAATTTGTCCTAAACCGAAATTCTATTGTGTCTGGAACGCGAGTTGAACCTGAATAATATGATCCAGAACTTGCTGGAATACGTCGTCTTGGTAATTTAACATACTGACTACCACTGAAATTTAAAGCATATTGGAACCTGTCTTCTATCAAGGATGGTAACCCATTGGACGGACTTGTACCGCCATATTCCCTGATTGAAAGTAATGTTTGTGGTATTCCATAAATTGACATCAATGCTTTTAATGACCTCGGAGTACCTTTAGTTTTAAGCAAAAATGGTAAATTATTTACAATCCGTTTCCAAATCTGGTGCGTCTGCATTTCCTCGCGTTGAGAAAATAGCGTACCTGTTTGGGCAAATGAACCAGTCCTGTCCGTACCCAGTTTATATTTTGCAAGATTGGATAACTGCCGCGTATTTTGCAATTGCCAACCATACGATTTTGCCAGCGGATATAATAATTCAGACGGAGTTCCACGTTCTGGATGTTCATCCCGTTCGTGAATTTGCGTATGTGCCTTGACATACGAATAAATCGTATCAAAATGCTGACCCAACATGTCCACAAACAATACCAAATTACTATTGCCAGGTTCCATGTAAATATGTTCTGGAATGCTCCAATACAACCTATTTACATTGTCTTTATCATATTCGCTTGCAGAATATAATAACGTATTATACCAGTTCTGAACAATTGAACTGGAAATGGTATAGTTTGCCCACTTCCCACTGACCAACCGTTTCGGGTGTGGAGTGAGTGAGCCCGTGAAATCATGTGTAAAAATTGAACTGGTCGGATGATAATACAACCATCGTTCCCACGGATCAAAATTTGTCGTAATCTGATCCATCCTTCGCGTATTCAAGTCAATTGAACTTGAAATGAATGGAGTATTACTTGCCGTTGAACTTAGCAGAATTGCGACCGAACTACTGTACTCTTCAAGTTTTGATACTTTGTAGTGGTAGTTTTTTGCTCGCTCAACTGCACTTGAATAAAAAATAAAGTTATCAAAACTTGTATAGTCAATGTTTAAATTGATAGTTCCACTACCACTCAGGGCTTTATCAATTATTTTTTGACTGGTAAGTGCATCACTATCAAGCAGTTCGTCCCAATTTTTAAACGAAGTTGGACTACTTGAATATAGACTGACATCAATATCAAAATTAGGGCCACGGAGGACATTTACTGCACCACTACCAACTTTTGTAGTCAGTATGACCGTATCAACGTATGGATCAATTACTTCATACTGGAACCAAGCCTTGCTGCGATTTGTTATATCGTCGTAAATGGGCTGATACAATTTTACATAAAATGTATCATTTTCAAACCTGATATTTACGATTTTTTGTAACTGATTGAATCCAAAATTTACAACAAGATTATTTAAAATTTGCTGTTGACGAAACTTTGCAATTTGCTGTTGAAATTGATCGTATCCGTTGCTAATTATTTTGAATTGTATTTCTGTCCTGTCTGGTGAAATTTCCTGCACCAGCACAGATTCATCGTTCAAATTGCCCCAAACATTTTGTAAAACATTCAGGACGACTACATAACTACCACGATTTATATTTGCTGCTTTGAATACACCACCAATATCAGTTAATAGACTGTTGGTTGTTTTTTCGTGACGTGTATAACCAGCATTATGATTTCCACTTACATAATCTCCATAAAACGAATAAATGTGGAGTTCTGTAACTTGGTTTTTTATTATATTTGGATCTGATGGAATTAAGATTTGATCGTTTAGAACTGACAAATCCTCCAGTCGGTACAATTGTCCAACTGAAGGTTCGTTTAGATTTAAAATTTGTTCTTTGTTAAAATAACGATCTAACAGATCATATTCCTCTATTTATTCAAATACCAATGCGAAAGTTCTAAATCTTTCCATTGTTTATAATCATAATTACTCAATACAATCAGTGTAGTATTAGTGTTTTCCACATTCACTACTTGAGCAAATCGCATTAAATCAGCAATGGCCTTTTTATATTCAGCAAATGCGTATGCTTCAATCAATTGTTCAGTTGCATCTGGAAATTCAGCATGCCGTTGAATAATATTTTTCGGCGTAATATTCATGTTCAGTTATAAGTTTTGCCGTCAGGTGATTGTCCGCCTTTTAGCCAACTTTTAACATCAGCATACCAAGGCATAGTTCTAAACTCATTTATATGCTTGTTCGCACCAAATTTTCCAACCCATTTAAGATTATTAACCATTTCAAAGTGTGTTGAATCGTCACCCTTTGTTAGATACCAAGTGCCATTCTCGTCGGTAATATTGATAGTCATGGACGTATCATTTTCCATAAGAATTTCTTTAATTATTTGTTTTAAGTTCATTTTTTCTCCTACAAAGGTAATGGTTAAAATTTAATTGTCAAGATCATTAACAATTTGTTATGATATTATTTTTATCTGATTTTTATTAAAAACGACATAATTGTTTGCAACGATATTACCAGCAAAAATATCTCCATACGAATCTTTAATGTCGTGCATTATAATTCCATCCAAATCATCGTCAACAAATCCGTTATACCAATCATAGTAACCCAATTCCTCACGCATTTCATCGTCAATACCGTATTTTTTTATATCATCCGATATACCCTTAATCAACTTTGCAAATTGAGACGGGACATAGTGCTTTCCCATGAAAGTAATTGTTGATCCTCCATCAAAATCTACTTTAAGTGGATTGTCTAAATCTAACTTGGCCTTTATAATTATATTGCCATACGACTTAGCGACTTTAATATCGTCAGAAAAAAATATAGGCTCGGAATCATTAAACGAACTAAATTTGGTATTAGTACCATGATAAACTATCAAACTGTCTTGTATCTCGTTTAATAGTGGGGCTAATTTCATATTCATATATAATTCCTATATTATATTTTCTTACTTGCTTCGGCTTGAGCCTTGGCTGCGTCTGCCTGTGCTTTAGCCGCTTCTGCTGCTGCTTGCGCTGCTTGCGCGTTTGCGATTGCGGCTTGACTTGCAGCCTTATCCGCTTCGCTTTGCGCTTTGGCGGCTTCTGCTTGCGCTTTGGCCTTTTCTTCGGCGGCTTTTACTGCTGCAATTTGAGCACTGGCTTCTGCCTTGGCACTTTCCGCCAACGCTGCACCAGTTTTAACATTTCCTTCCATCGTTTTTAACGCTTCTGAGTTGGTCACGTCTTTGAAGTCTTCTGTCCAGTTTGCTTCTTTATCAGGTATCTCTTCACTTGCAAGTTCAATCTGGTTACATTCTTTGTCTGACACTACACGAACGGAAAGCAATGTCTGATTTCGCTCAGCAAGCATAACTTCTAATGTTTTGTAATTTGGTATTTTCTTTTTCTTTCCGTCCAAATAAATATAATAAGTGTAATTTTCCTTATTTGTTGGGGTACTGTTTTCAGAAACACACCTGAAAATTTGACCTTCTGCCAATGTAAATTTGTCTGGTGGAATTATAGATGGAGGTACAAAATAAGAAAATCCAGTATCAATATATTGTGCAAAATTGTCATCAAATATTTGGGTTTTCCTCGGAACAAAATTCAAATATAATTTTTGCTTTTCCGTTGGAATTATGTATGTTCCAGCACCATTCCGGGTGGACAACGTATAGTTTTGTTTATCTATATTATCTTGTGTAATAAATTCGTAAGTTTCACCTTCTTTTGGAATGGTAATTAATTTCGCATTGCTGGATAGCAAATCGTTATACACAATATTTGAAAGTGTTATTTCCATTTTATTTAATCAAGTGTTCCACTTTTTTCCACACAGCGATTGCGGCTTTTTGATTTAATCCAATCCTGATGACTTTTATCGGTGTGGTCGGTTGTGTAATTTTGTAAGCAAGTTGACGGTGATGTCCATCAACTATATAATTATCAATTGAAATAACAATTGGCGGCATTGGTTTACCTTGCCGGATTTCCTTTGCAATGCGGATGACTTTTTCTTTATCAACTTGATGCTGAGAGTGGTACAATTCAGATGGAAGTACATTAACAACCTTCACCCCAATGTTGTTTCGTTTTAGAACATTTATCGCATCAGTTAGTTCATTACCAGCAATTTGTGGCATGACGTATCGGTTTACTTTGGTCATTTTGGCTCTCTATACATCAATTCTGATATTGTAAAATCTTTATTTCTTCCCTTATTTAATACAAATCCAAACCGTTTATAAAATTCAATGAGTCTGGATTGGCTGGTTGTGCCATGTCGTTTGTCAATCAGTCCGGGTGTCAATACGATTCTCTTTTTTAATCTATCGGCGTATTCACACAATTCATTCAACACTTTAGTCCCAACCCCATTTCCTTGATTTTCCTTGCCGACAATTATCGTATCTAATTTTATATAATCTTTATGTTCATATACATGAAACGCCTTTAGACCATATTTTGTCTCTATCGCATTTGCCCAAGATTCTATACTTTCGGATAAGATTTCTTTTATTAAATTTCGTATTGTCATATCAATTCCTGCGGATTCTAAAAATATGATTGTCATCAGTCACTCTGACAGTATCCCCACCATCAAACTCGGATTTTATTACAATTTTATAATATCGTTCTGGCAAAAATGACCCACAATCAAGTTTTATATAATTACCCGAACTATCACAATTTACTTTCGTTCCAACAGTGTTGAAGGGGACAATTACTTCGTCCGTCGCAACATCCTGAATTTGAAAATATGAACCTGTTGGAAGTCGTTTTGAATTCAAATAATTAGAACTTGTTGCATACGTTTGAATTGGAAAACGCTCCCTGATATGTAACCGAACTTTTGGTTTTTCTGCATTTGTGTAAGTTTCTCGTAAATTCTTTGTATCCAACACAAAATCATCACTTCCAATCTCATTAAATGAACCAGTCCCGCTTAGATTTGTATCATTCCAATACACCTCAAGACGAGGCAAAAATATAGTATGAGATTCGTTTGAAAAGAATTGCAAAGATTGAAATACTGTTGTATCAAATTCGTTTGCATCAGAAAGTTTTACAACAAACCCCTGATTTACAATTGATCCCGCCAGCCAAGCATTTACCACATTGGTTACGTCCATTCGCATATCTGGAGATTCATTTTCAAATGTTTGACTTGCAGAATAATTTGTAAACCAATTGCCACCGCCATACACAGTATCGTAACTTCCAGTAGAATTTGCATTGTAACTGGATGTTGTCCACTGCGTACCAGTTACTTTATCGCTACGATATTTCCAAGAAACTCCGTTGGATATTTCGGGCAAATTGCTGTAATGCCCTGTGCCATTTGTCCAACTGCCAGAAATTGGGTAAGCCCATAATGTATAACGGATTGGTAAATCTGTGGCAGTCGTTGCCTTCAATGTCAGGAAATATTGTGCAGTATTGCTATCAATCTTACCCGATACAATTGAACTTGAAATATCACTTAAATCAAATTTGATAAATATACGAGAATTTAATGTATTGGAATAATACACTGTATCATCACCCACAATGGATGGATTACCAACTGTCGCTTTAGTTATTTCCAATATTTCATCCGCGCTCGCATTCTTATTTGGAAATTGAGAGTACAAGACGGTATCGGCGGTTGGATAAATTATTTTATACATTTATAATTCCTTAAATTTCAACACATCTCACTCGTATATCCCGTTTTAAAAACTGAACGGTGAAAATACTTGGATCAATTGGAGGGTAAATTACACGGTCGCGAGTCGCAACATCAATATCATATTGATTGCCACTATATCCTTGATTCACATCAATCAAATTAGTAAATTTTATATTACGAATTGACTGAACACCATCCACCAAATCAAGTTTTGAAACTATATTTGAAATTATAATCGGAGCATTGATATTCATGTTCATCGGATCAAATATTTCAATCAATTTTTCCAACACCCGCAAAGATACCTCATTACTGTTTTCAGATGGACGAGCGATGATTTCACAATCCACTCCAATGTTTATTATGAACGGGTCTTTTATCTGGATTGCGTCGGTCATCAGTCGGTATTGTGACAAATATTTCTTCAAATTTTGCTTTATTGCTTCATTACACGTTACCAATTGCCCCGATCCATTCAGAGACAATACATACAAATTAAGTGAATAAATGTTTGGTATTCTGTCTGACCTCCAACCACCCAATTGACTATCCTGTTCAATGTATGCTTTAGCAACTGCTCCATATTTTGCGGGCATTGTAAAGCATCGTATAATATAGTCCTCTTTTGTAACTGCTCTATTCTGTGTTGCAAAATTTGCAATTGCTTCTTCACGAATTATATTAAGAGGCTTTCTATTCTGTCCACCAAACGCTCCGTTTGGATTATTTATGGATAGACTGTCTTTAATGGTTTGCAAAACTGTCGGGTCTGTGGAATCAACCGGATCAACAATATCACTTTCAAGAATTCGGGTGATTGTATTTGCATTCACATTGTCCGAAATTCCGCTTGTAGTCGCATATCTAACAGTGAGTAAGGTATCTGATGGTGCAGTACCATAAGTCTTGGTGTAGAGGAAATTAAGGGGGTCTAATGACACGTCCGAAATCCTTTCAAAATAGTTCAATCCAAGACCGACATTGAAAGGATTGGGTACAATTTCCTCATCTGCTTCGGCACTCATACCTGCACCGAACTGAATTTCAAATGTGTTGTCCGATCTCAATCTCGTTACAAACCTATGTTCAGTTTGTTTGTATGTCAATAAATATGGAACTGAACTTCTATGCTGACTAAGGACAGGATCGTTGTATGGTAAATTGCGGTATGGTATTGCTACCAAATCTTGTGCTAAATAAGGAACCTCGTACCAAATATTTGTATCCGAATCTACAATATCAATAATTTCAGTCACGTTAGTTTCCGGAATTACAATCTTATCATATATCTTTGGTTCACCAAATTGAAAAGTAGCAGTCTTCATCTGCCCACTGACTGCTTTCACTCGTTTTTTCAGCAAATAATATTCAATTGCGCCATCGTTTGTGACGGAATATGTTGTGATAGTAGTTGGGTCTAAACTTGAACTGAATCTAAAATCAACAGAGTCTTTAGTATAAAAGAAAACTGCATCGGTATCCGTTGTGGAGACGCGCATATTATCTTTGATAAATAACGCATATCTAAAATCGGGCTTAGTGTTAACTCCTTCTCCTATACTCGGAATTAACTGAAAAACATCCAAATCCACAGATGCGGGTACGACTGTTTTTGCAGAATAGCCCATTGCACGAGAGAGATTGTAAATATTTTTACGTTCCTCCGCCAGTGTTAATAAACTTTCCTGAAGGTTGATGTCACTTGAAAAATTGAGGACATCCGTTACATACGCAATACTTTCCAGCGTAGCAATTAGTGGATTTGCTTCATTGAAATCTGAATTTGCGTTTGGAAAATACTGCTTGAAATAGTTAATCAGTGCAGTTCTATTCTCAGCAAAATCTTTATAAAGAAATTTTACATTGCGTTTCATTTATCGTTCCTATTGCACGATTGTTGAAATCGCGCCCCCTTCTTGAAATATCGTTATTGTCTTATTTGCATTGCTATTCTCAACGCTAAACGTAATTATGATTTGTATTGCATTTTCCGGGTCTCCATTAACAGATACATCGGATGTTGGGCGACCTTTAACTACAATACTATGGTTTTTAATATATGGAAGCCAATACGCCGACTGTCGTTCTATTTCAAATTCTATTTCAGTTCTAATTGATTCGGTATTTTGTTCAAATAAATAGTCTTGTAGTCCAACTCCAAAATTTATCTGCATGTACCGCTCACCTTTTCGGGTCAATAACAGATTTATATAATTTGTTACTGCCTGATCTTCAGTAGTCCTACTCATATTAAAAAACCCACCAACCGTTTTTGTTTGTAAACCGTTGGTAGGGAGTTTAATTCCTATGAAGCCATAATCTTCTCGCTCGTCTTCTGGATAATATTTAATTGGCATTATGTGTCCTTAATCATTTTTTTGATAGTATCAATATACCAAATACAAAATCCAGCAACTCCAAAATAAAATACATCAGTTATTTCAAAATAAATGAGTGATTTTCCTATTTGGAGTGCCATGAATCCAGTAAGTACCGCAGTTATAAACCATGAATAAAATATTGATAGTTTACTCATTTTCTATCTCGTAATTCTTTTGTTTTATCAATAACGTATCTCTTGATGGATTCTCCATCAGATAATTCTTTTACTTTTTTTAGTATATCTTCAATGGTTTGTGCAGTTTCAATGGTCTCGGGAAGTGCTAAATATGGCATCCCAGGAACACCTCGGTGATTTTGGTATAAATTTACAGCCCAATAAGGAGTTTTCATAAATGTTCCTCGCGTAAACACCAACGAAATGTTGTCCATTAATTTTATTCGGGCATCTTCCCCATTCCAACTAAGTCCTAACTTGTTGGCTAAATAAGTGGTCATATCCTGCTTTTTGAAGACCTTGCTCACCGAAGTTGTTTTGAATTTTTCCAATTTAACTTTTGGAAAGGCGATTTCTGGCTTTGTAAAAATATCGTGGTTTTGGGTTCTGGTATAATTGGTTTGGGACAATTTGAGTTTTTTACTGTTGAAGAACCCATACGCAACCACGACAAGCGGGTAACTTATATTACCACTCCCGCTTCCAAGTGAAGTTGTTTGCGTTACATTGCTCAGCAAACATGAGAACTCAATTAAAAATAATATCCCACGATCACCATTTGAAAATTCTGCCGCCAGCGAAATATACTCCGCATAGTCCGACGCAGATTTTGGAGATGTGCGGACGATTCTGGATGTAAATGGCTCGTTGTAAACAGATTTAAAATACGATTCAAACGCACTTAAATTAAGTTTGGATTTTAGTTGCTCCAATACTTCAAATGCGAGTTTTATATTTTTCTCGGCAGTCTGTGCTCTGTTAGCAGATGATGTCGTTGCCAATGTTTGTTTTTCTAAAAATTCCTTTGCCGCAATTACGTCTCGCATCGCTTCATCACTTCCTCCACGATCTGGATGAGACTTGATTGACGCTTTGCGAAATGCCGTTTTTATGTTCTCTGGAGTCAGTTCATTCTTAGATAATCCGAGCACTGCCAACGCACGATCAAACGTAATTTCCAATAAAAGTTGTTTTAATTTCATATTTAACCTACCTTATTTAACCAACTCATATCTTCGTCATCACCAGATGAATGCCCCATGTCTGAATCATCAGCAATCATAGCAAAGATTTTTGATTTTACTGCCGAATTTGGTTGAGATTTGAACATTCCACTATAATCGCGATTCATCGCTTCCATCACACCTTTAACGCCCGGATTTGAAATGTTGGGACGGCTGCCGTCCAACCCAGAAGTTACAACAATAGGAGTTTGTTCATCTATATATCCAAGTCGCGAAGCAATATCTTGTTGTTCCGATATTGGCTCACATTCAGACAGAATTGAGTTTAACATCGGGTCGTTTGAATATTTAATTCCCCGTTTGGGCTGTTCAAAAACCAAATTTTTGCGAAAGTTCTTTTGAACTTCCACTAAATTGTTTGGTTTTGCTTGTGGTGTTTTCATTTCGTTCAATAACTGAGCCTTCAACTGTTTGAACTCTTCCCTAACAGCCTTTTGAATGATCTCAGTTAACATTTTTTGGAGTTTTGTCATTCTACGTTCTCTCCTATAAATTTTGCGATACCAACATGCAATTTTCTTGCCATTGAGTGAATTCATATTGGTCAGCGACATGCTGCCAGTCTGTATCTTTGGAACACCTTTCCAAGTATTCTTGATATATAATATTCATCATATTTTAATTCGTTGTAAGAATAGTTCTTTCGTTTCTTCGTATTCAACCTCATTCCAGATTTCAAACATGGACCAATAATTACCAGACCTGAGAAGGTTGACCGTATTTAATTCAGTACGAACAAACTTTTTGATTTGTTCTAAATCAATTTGATCGTAAAATATATCAAACATCTGTTTGAACATGTGCGACCCTTCAAAAAATGAAATCCGAATACGTTTCATGTGTTGTAAATTTTATACAACAAAGGTAATCACATTTTAAATACCGTACAAATCATTAACACATCGTTAAATACTAAAAGTTCTAACTACTTCAATTGCGGTTTTTGGAATCGTATTTAGTGTAAAGTATCCATGCCCTTTACTATTGGGATCCTTATAAATTTGAAAATAATTTGGGATTAATCGTGTACTTATTTTCAAAATGGTAAATTGTCCATCTCTACTTTTTTTCCATGCGTTTGGATTGTTTCTTATCATCAACTCCACTTCATCATCACTTCTGCCCAAATAAACTCTTGGTGGGTGATTGGATGTTACAGAGTGCGATTTAGGTATCAACCCCAAAGTCATAATTTTCAGGGCACGTTCTCGTGAAGTAATGTGATATAAAAATTGCGGTATTTTCTCAACTCTAATATCATACTTGGCTTCAAATTTTATCATTACAGTATCAAATTCTGGATATCGCTCATTGAAATAAACTTCCTCGTATTTACCTTTGTCCTTAATCTGGTTGTTTACCATGTAATAAACGTAAGATGGAATCCACCCCAAATTATTTGCAAGTGCAATTATTTCATCGGGTGTACGTCTATTATCCGAATCAATCAAAACGTGAAATACATTTTTATCTTTATATTGGTCACATTCAACTTTATGATTTTTTAAAATTGATATAGTTTTGTCAAGAGGCCATGTCTTCAACAAGCCTTCGTTTAACAAATTTTCCTCTATAAATACATCATATTCGTCGTCATCGTCTATCATATTGATAGTATCAATTATACTGCGAATTTTCATATTAAGGTTGTTTAAATTTTGTAAAGTCGGCACTTTGCAATTGAATGTATTGTGCTACGGACGTTGCAGGCCCCGTTGGGCCAGCCGGAGTAGAGTACATGCTGGAGCCTTGGGAAAGTTTTACATCCTCCCCCAGCCATTTCTTCAAAAAATCCATCAAATCATCCAAGTTAACCTTATACTTTTCAGTCTGCATAACGATTTTCTTTCCGGTTATAATGGTTTGCGTGTTTCCGATTAAAAATAAAATATCCTTTTTGGCATTCACTACCACCCTATCACTGTCCAATACAATCTGCGACTTCCCTTGAAAATTTCCAAGTTTTTTAACCTCCAAGTTTTTATCAAACCCACCCTTCAATTTAGAAAGTGTTTGATTTACAGTCATATATATACTGGACTCATCCTTTGAAATATCTTCAACTGTGTATTTATTTGTAGATGTCTTGAAAATATTTAAACTTGATACTGAATTGCCTGATCCGCCTTCTGGTTTTTTTACGCGGAGGATCATCAGCGGGTCTGCGTTTTTAGTTCCCTTCCATGTTGGCTTTTCGCTGTAAATGGATTGGTCTCCACCTTGAATTGTTGTACCCATTCGTATAGAGGTGCCAGTCCGAGATTGAATTATGGTATCTCCCTCAAAAGGTTGTATCGGAAAAACGCGGGTTGGATTATCTGGAAATGTATAATTTTTTTCTTTGTCGGCATTTCGTAATCCACTACCACCACTTCCAACATTATTTCCACGAGCCCAAATTTTAGGGAATTTGTGACTGACTAAATCATCGGTTGAATTGATCGGACTCAAATATAAAAACCCAATACCTTTAATCCCCGATGAAGACCAATCATTTGTAGGTCCACCAATTACCATAACCATCTCGCCAATATGAGGAATCCTGCAATTCCATTCGCATGGGCGACAATATACATTCCGAACCTGCCCTAAATTTGACTGATGTGATCCAATTCTAACTTGAATACTTCCAAGTGGTAACGGATCCCCGTCGTCATCTTTTTGGTTTGGCTTAAATGCCATTTTATTTTCAACAACTTCCGCTATAAACATGACTAAAAATCGCTTGCTTGACCCGGTTGCATTTGTTCTCTAATTCCCCGTAACAATTCTTGCTTTTGATCATCACTCAATCCTTCAGTAAGTCCTGCATCATCATTGAATTTGCCGGGTTTCTTTTGCTGCATTCGTTGCACGATCATAGCAAGTTTCAACAAATGTTCATCATTTTGTATTGCAGTCTGCTGTAACTGAATGAGTAATGGCATTACTGTCACAACATCTTGGACGGTTGTCAATACACGCCCAACCTGTTCCGCTGTCGCCATTATATTTGCGGCTTTGGTTTCGTTGTTTTTGTATATTTTTTTAAACAGCCGTTCAAGTGTAATTATTTCTTGATTGTCGTCTGTAAATAATACAATATCTTTGTTCATTTAGTTTTTCCTCGGTGGATATTTATGCCAATTCAACGTCCCATTTTCCAGATAATCTTTATACATCATTTTCTGGATGGGCTTTAGTGCATTCACTACATCAGTAATCGTTTGCGTTTTTACGTTCACTTGCTCGCGGATTAAAATGTAGAGAGCCTTTTTGTTATAAATATCAATCACATCGCATTTTGCAAATAAATCAAAAATGGCGTTCAAAATTTGTTTATCTTTATTCCCAAACGGAGTTAATCTGTCTCCCCGATCAAAATAAAAATGGTCTAAATTTGAGTTTCCCCAAACAGACCATTTTTGACAAAAATCTCGCAAATCTTCTCTATAATCTTGCAATGTGATTTCGTTCATTATGTCACGTTGGGTATCCACCTCATCCAATTGTGCCTTTTCAGTTGTCTCATCATTAACTCGTTTCATATTTGCAAATACCCAGTGGATTGCTACACGGTTGAAATAGGAAAACGCCTTGTATCCTTTGGATGGATCAAATTTTGACAATCGGTCGTGCAAATGAACAACGCAATCGTGCTTTATATTTGAATATTCTTCATCTCCGTAATTGTAAAATTTTCGGTTGTGAATGACATTTTCGGCAAGTTTATTTAATGCCGGATAGATTAAAGTATTGAACAATTGGGTTTTTTTGATTGCATCGTCGCAATTGATATATTCTACAATTGCAGTTTCTTGTGGTTTTCCGAAGTACATAGAGTGGATTAAAAATAAAATTAAATGGTTTGTTGGAAGATATTACTCACGTTCCATATTTTTGTTTTAATTGTTCAAATTGTTCTTGTTCATCTTGAATTTTCATTTGCTCAATTTTAATTTTGACATCTTCAATCGCTTTTATTATCACCCGAAATGCAAATCCAACCTCGTCATCACTGCTAAATGAGCCACGAGTGTCTATATCTTTCAATTCGGAATGACATTTTATGAACATTGTCAAAAAATATTGATAGTAATTTTCAAATTCGTCTTCAACCTTCGTCGCTTCAAGCAAATACTGCTCAAGTTGTTGGACTTGATTGTAAAGATTGTAGATGAAGAATCCAGTGATTGCCAGACAAATTAAAAGTAAAATTATCATTCGTGATTCGGTAATTTAATTCCAGTTATTGAGCCTTTATGCACATTTTTAGTCATATGCAATTGTGGATGGGAAGGAATGTTTGTAACTGCCTCTTTTGCTGCAACTTCCAAACATTTATGTGCATAGTATTCTGCGTATTCCTTCATTGCATCCAACACATTATTATTTTTTTTGAGTATTTCTTCCATCATTTCTTAAAAATTGCATCAAATGCTTGGTTGTGATCGGCATTTGTTGCATCAATAATTGTAGGTTTTTTAATTTCGGGTTGACTAATTTTTTCATTGTAGAACTGAAAACTTGCATTCGCAGTTGCCCAACGTTCAAACTCAAATCTTGCAGCCATAAAATCCGCGTTGTGTAGAATTTGATTTATGTTTGTTCTGGATTTTGAATCCAACGATTTGCTAAAATAATATGCTTCGTTTGCTCGGTCGTAAACCCCATCATGGGTTCTAATTGCCAATTGTTCCTGCCAACTGCATCTAATCCCATAATGTTGTAACAAAAACAGACTGGTATCTGGAACAAGTGTAAATGGTTGGGATGAATCGTGACTATACATTTTCCCCTGATTTTCACGATGCCATTTTGATGTGTTGGCTGGATATGGCGTAAATCCCGGAAGTCCCACCTTTCCCAAATCATGGTGAGTTGCAGCAAATAATAGTTCTTCCAATGTAAAATTATCAACCTTCAGTCCAGCATCTTTCCAGTGCATATATTCGCGTTTTGAAAATTTAATCACTCTCAAAACATGATCAACATACCCACCAGCAAATGCGTTGTGGTAATGATCAACTGAACTTGCGGGCATAGTCACAAGTTTTTCTTCCAAATCATCATACATTGAATTTAATTCCGATTGACGGGATGGAAATGCAGTATTGACGAATTTCCGAAATGTTGCCCAGTTTTGAGCAATTTGTTCTGCTGTTAATTCTATCATTGTTTTGTGTTTTTAAGTATCACCATCCTTCTTCAATTTTTAAATACGTCGATTGCATTTTACCAATTTCTCCAAAATCACCAGATTCAAGAATTTCTACAATAATTTTAGAATCAACCTTTGCATATTGTAAGATTTTTCTAACATGATGTAAAATAATTTCTGGAGATACTTCGTGGTAATTGGGGTCATATTTATGGACACATTCAGAAAGTAATAGATCAATTTCTGAAGAAACTGAATTTACAATTTTTTGCCTTTCAGTTAGTACCTTTTTCATATTTTAAAGTTGTTCAAGTTTAATTCCAAAACTGGACATATCTGTTATATCAAGCAAAGTGCCTTCCTCAAGTTTGTGATAAGTGGAAATGAACAATTGCATAAATTTCTGCATAATATCTTTGTTGTTCATCATTTGTTGCAATCCATCATGTAACTTCGCTTTTGAATAAATCAATTTCAAATTAGAAGCAACTTTTATAACTGGAAAACTAAAAAGCAATTTGATAAAATCAAAATGAACATATCCACGAACTGCTATACTAAGTGGATTTTCAAGTGTCTGTAAATAGTCAATAAACAGATTTACATCTTGACATTTAAGTTCACGACCACATACAAAGTAAATGGTCAATTCCTGTTCAATTGAACGTGATTCGAGTTCGTATCTGACTGAATTTATCATTTCCAACAACGTGTTTGGTTTAGAAAGATCAACGTCAATCAGGATTGGTCTTGTGGTGTTATTGAGTGGTTCGTTGGGAATGGTTGGACGTTCTCCGTATAAATTAAATTCTGGGTTCATATTTCATTTCGTTTGTACCACTCGTTAATTTCTTGGTGGGACATTATTTTGATTTGTGACGGGCTTAGACTTTTTTTTTGTTCTTCAACGACTGCTCTAAATGAGTGGCTATGTCGCTGGTTAAATTAGTATCTACAATCTTTCTTGCTCTTGGCTTACGAGGCTTTTTTTGCGTCTCTAAGGCGACTTCTACTGTGGATGGTGTACTTGCTTCACTCACTTCAGTTAAATCGCTTACAAGTGAAATTTCAGCGTCTGGTGGGGTTTCTACAACGGGCGTTCGTCTTGTATATTTTCGTTTGGGTTTCACTACTGGTAAAACCGTGTCTGGAACTGGAACTTCTATGGGTGCAAGCGGTTCAACTGGAGTTTCAGTTTTTTGTTCAATTGAAAACAGCCATAACAAAATCAGTGCAATTGCAAGTGGATCAAATACGACCATCAACAAAATCAAAAACCAGTTTACAATTTGATCCATTGGTTTACCTGTTAGATTGGAAAGGTATTTCAGTGGACCAAGTTCACTTACATTTTCTTTACTTTCCATTTCTATAATTGCAATATCATAAGTGGAAATTGAATCGTTCAAATTTTCAATTTTTGAAAACAATTGATCACTTTGATTTGTGGAAAGATTCAGTTGGTCATTTACAGATTTTTTACTGGTTGTTTGTATTTGAGTTAAAACTTGTCCAGTCCTCTTATCAATCGTCTGATACTGGTTATCAGTGGAGATTGAAGTCCTTAAATCTGAAATTGATTTTACAACTTGTTCTCGTTCAGTTTTTAATTCCAACATCTGAGTTTGGAATCTATCACGTTTAACTTTTAGCAAGTTAAGTTTGGATTGGACTATTTTATCCTTGTCCGCAGTTTGTTGATAAGCATCTGATAGAAATCCGTAAATTCCACTGGAAGTTATCATAACTAAAATCAAAACAGCAAAAATTAGATAATTTCTTAAAATTGCATTCAATGTTCCCCAATACTGGTGGAGTGATCCGGCAATGATTAGTTTAGATAATTCCAAACTACCAGCCATTACGATTACTGCAATTGAAGCACCACTAAACAATTTAGAAAGACCATAGACTGAATAAAATCCAGCACTTGCAGAAACTAAAATTCCAGCAATTAAAATAAGATTAGAGAATTTTTTCAGCATATTTGGGTAATATTATTACAACGTTGGTGCCAGTTGCACTGACACGCAATTGCTAATCGCAATTCGCAGTATTTTTTTTTATTAAAGCCGCTTCGCTTGTTTTTTTAAAATTTATTAATATTGATTAATAGAATGCAAAGTTACGAAAAATTTTTGATAAAGTCAATAGCATTAACAAAACTTTAACACTCTATTACGAAAATATCCACCAAAACACTGAAGTCTGGTGGATATTTTTTTAAAAAAACTAAAATCTTGCGATTATTCCAAAGTTTTGGTCAACAAAAAATTTACATTCCCCGCGATCTTGATTTAAAAATTTGAGTTGTTCACCTTTCCAATTATATGGGTCTGCGTATATTCCTGCAAACGCATTTCTATTCAAATGATTTATATCCAAAACCAAATGGGAGATTGTATAAAGTTTTCCATTTCCCTTATGTCTGTATATATTCATTTTACCAATGTTTAACGTTTTGTTTATCAACCCAAACAAAATATGCTGGGCTGGATGGGAAATATATTCTGACTTGAATAATGCCAGATTTAATGCGAGTTTCTGGCTGCAAGTATCCATCGCACCAACTTCTAACAGGTCTGCGAGGATTGAGAAAATGTACTGGTGTGTCTTTGAAAATACAATCCATGTAATTACGACACAATAACTTTAGAAAATGTGTTTATTTTCAATCCTGCGTCGGCGTACAATTTGTACTTTTGATCATACAATTTTTTAATTTGTATATTTGTGTCGTTTATTTTCTTAAAAATTATTTCCAACTCTTTAAATTCCGGAGTTGTCTCGATGCTTTTTGGATAAAGTTTTTTTCGGTTGTAATGAGACGTATCTGTATTGTCATTAAAAAATAATCTATTACCTACCCTGCTCGTTACTTTCAGTGGTAGAAGTATCGATTCCTGAATATCGTAATATTCGTTTCCATCAACCACCCTTCCGTCATAGTTATCAATTGCAGATTCAACAGACTGCAATTTAAATGATCCGAAGGTTTTGTTCTTATAATCATTAGTATTTGCAATGACATCGCAGTAAAATTCACCATTCTGCGAAACAAATATTTTTACTCCATTGTATTCTTTTACTAAACTCATTTTTTATTTGTTTAAATTATGAACGTTTATGTTTTATATTTCCGAACATTGTGGACACCGATCCACCTACTGTTTCGCAATCCACATCTCCAGACATTGTGGAAATTGATCCAGTCACATTTCCGCATTCAACATCACCCGATAATGTTTTTATCTGCCCGACGGTTCCGTTTACTTTAATTTTTGAACAAGAATCCGCGCAGATGCTGTCCACATTCCCAGTGACTTCAATATTGAAAGTCTTTTGATCTGGTAATTGTGAAGTAATATCAGCACCATCAATAATTACGCGGTTGTTTGAAATGGTCACACTGCGACCGTTAAACGTTTGATTTCCAATGATTATTGCCATGTTTTTAAGTTTAATTTATAAGTCGCTTTCTCTGATAGTATATCAAAATGGTTAAGCACGAGATCAATATCAGAGAGTTTCTAAACGGATTGTCGTACTCCTGCTTAATCAATGCGTTGCCAACCAAAAAGGTCAGCAGCGTGATGTAGATGCCTGTTAAGTGTTTCATATTTACCATCGCCTGCGACTGGTGACATAATATTTTTTGTCGGGTGTCTGTGTGGGAGTAGCCAGCCTACGGATATGGTAAAACTCAAACCCGATTTTATTTAATTCTTCGGTAGTCAGAATCTGTCCTTCTGGCAATCTTCCCATAATTTTTAAGGCGATTGCTTCATCGCCTTCCGCCATTGTTGCTGGAATGCGGTTTACTTCCACCCCCACCGCAAATAGTGAGTTAAATGCGTCTGCTGTGGCTTGATGCCCAATCGCTGATGTAAAATTGTTTGAAAACCGTCGCAAAATTTGCCGAACTTCGGCCTCTGTTACTTTGCGATTGGTAAAAGTGCCCTCGTTGGGCATAATTGTGGTGTTGAATAGGTATAGCATGTTACTCTTGTGTTTTAAAATGCTGGTTGATATGTATCGCTATCACTCTCCCACGAAAAATCGCGAACGTTGTCAAAGCCGTCAGACAACCATTGGATGACATCCTGTATTGTCTTTTCATTATCTCCGGTCCATTGACTGTGTTGGTGGAGACCATCTGTATCCACAAAACAGAATGTGGTTGTTGGGTATTCCTTTTTGCCACGAATTGTGACACAAATTTCCCAATCAGAACTCAGAAACCTATTTAATGCGTCAAAATAGGTTTCACTGTCATCACGCTCCTGTTCCACGTATTCCGAAAAATCCCATCCGCTATCGTATGCGGCTGTGATGGGGATTGTGATATGGAAGTCTAAATCGGTCACTTCTGGGTTGAAATATTTTTGAAAATGACTATCCGCATATTGTACCCCAACTTTGAGGGGGTAGGTTTGCGTATAACTCATTGATTGTTAGTTGATTAAAAAATTATGAGCAATTTTGTTTGGGTTTTGTAGGTTTGTCCACCTTTAATTATGAAGGTTACTAATTTTCAATATTATGGTCACATTCACTGATAAGATTATCTACCTACCCACCAATGGCTCAGAATCAGCAGAAAATCAATATCGTAACGATAAGGCTTCTACTCGGATAGGAGGTCTTAGAAAAAAGTACGAGGTAATAGTTCCGCAAGAACTCCAAACCAGATTCATATTAGACGGTAGGGTAAGGAAAGATTCTTCAATAGAAGAATTGGTTATTACCCCGATGGAGAATGTAAGCGACGAACTTTGGGCTAAACTTCAATTTATTTTACCTTAATCTTTTCTTCATTTTTCAAGAAATATTCTCTAACTCTAAGTGACCCTAAAGGTTTTGTGGAAGGTTCAATCTCCCACATTAAATCATTGTGGAATTCTTTGTCTTCATCAGTCATTTCAGATACTAATTCGGGTCCAAGCCAATCTAAGAATCTTACTGTAAATTTTTTAGGCTTTTCCATTTCTTTCCTTTTTTCCCATAACTATCCTCCCCACCCAAATTTACTCTTACCCCTTAATTGTAGATAAATACTCCTGCACAACCTTCTTGATCTTTGGGTAATTTGCACTTTTTGTATTTGCACCTTCATTAAGGTAAAGTTTTCTGTTAACTTCAAGCATGATGCTTTCAACCTTTTGATTCTTTTGGTAATGCTCCATCGGTACTAACGAACCCGAATATGGATAGTCCACGCCCAATGAGTAACCCTGATCTTTAAAGAATTGGACGGAGATAAATACCAGATTCTCCGGCGTATGGAACTTGTCAGTCCCTATATTAAAATCAGGTCTTACAGGATTTTGGTCTAAATCTCGCATAAATGGTACATCGGAGTAAGAATGGCAATCTACAATCAACGCTTTGTCAGATTGCATCAGGGACTCGTTGACCGCTTTACTGAGTCTTTGATGATGTGGCCAGTAATATTGAGCAAGACACTGTGAACGCATCTCATCTGTCACCCTTCGCATATCTTCCCCTGTATCAGTTTTAGTGTATAGCACACCCATTCCTAATTTTGCCATAACTTCTTGTTCATCGTCGCTGAAACGCTCAACATCACAAAATATCCTTGAAAATTCCGCACGGATGGTAACATCATTGGAGGATTTAAATAAGTCGTCTGTGTGCCAATCCGTCAACTTCAAAATTTCCTGTTCTAACCTTTCCCCGCCAAAACAGTATCCCTCATAACTGGGGATAAGAGTTGATGAGTGCGGTATGTGCAGGATCAGTTGTTTCATTAGATTGCTTATTGATGTATTTTCAATGTTGACCTTCCACAATTTTGATTTCTTCGGGTGTCAGTTCGTATAGTTGGTAAACAAGTTGGTCAATTTGTTGATTAGTTTGTTTTATTTCGGTTTGGAGGCCATTTGCAATTCGCTTTTGCTCGTTGAAGTATTGCATCCACTCTGCCTCTTCGGAAAGCCTCAACTGAATTTTAATTTTCTTCAACTCTAATAGAAAATCCTTGAACTTCAACTCATACCAGTTTTGCAGATTTTTACTGAGTTTCTCAATAGCAAATTTTGATTGTAATAAATTCAAAAAGTGATATTGAACTTTTTGGAGTGCAGTAATTGAAAACATAATTTCTTCGGCCTTTTCTATAAATGGCTTTTGTTCATTCACCGAAACCAACGGAATGGGAAATGGTTCAAGATATTTTGTTTTATATCTGAAGTAACCACCCCTGAGTATGGTTCCTGTACATTTTAAGAAGAACCACATTACCTCTGAATTCAAAACAGTCAGTAGATAACGTTCATCTCCATGAACATTTGCCTTTTTTATTAGCGTATAGACCTGAGTATTATGAAAATAACCATTTTCATCTATCGTCATATTCGTACCGAAGGAAGTCTCAGGAGTAACAATTTTTTTGCTTTTAAACAATGATATTTCCCGTGACCGATGAAGGCTGTACCAATATTTTGGATTGGTTTTATACCGCACCTTCTTTTCGATCAATTCCTCTTTATAAGGCAAAAAATAACTGTATGTTAAAGGAAATTGTTGTTTAAAAACCTCTTCTTCATAAGGTAGCGTTTTACCGTCTTTTTCATAATGAGGATATATCACAAAATCACTTGACCCCAATGGTCCGTACTTCTTCACATCCTCTCCTTTTAGTAGGGGCTTCATTAAAGATGCTTCCAGCATAACTTCTTCACCCGTTTTTTCTGAAAACCCGATAAACTTATTACCATCTAATCTCCCTTTCAGATAGAAAATATCATCACCAACAGAAACCACTCCTTGACTGATCCATTCAAATATATCCTTTACGGTATATTTTTGCTTCTTGATCTTGTCCATTACACCCAACACATCAACGCTATGTAAATTCCATTTCGCATTCGTTAATAGAGCAGCATCCATCTCACGGAACTCAAACAGGCTAAAAAGGTCTTGAGGCTTCATTCCTCTGAATAAAACCTTTTGATTATTCATAGATAGTGTAATGATACATGTATATGTTGAAGCATCGGCAAACACCATTTCTGAACCAAAATGAATTACAGATTCAACAGATTTATTCTCTGATAGGTATGCTCTTATTCCTTCCCCGAAATCACTGACCATGAACTTGTGAGGTAAAATAAACCCTACTTTTCCGAAACCAGAAATCAACTTAAAAGAACGTTCCATAAAAAGAACATAGATGTCAAACCTACCTGTGGCGCTTTGAAATACATTTTCATAATATTTGGATTCTATTTCAAAATTCGCCCTCAATCCTTGTACTCTAAGATATGGAGGATTACCAATAACCACATCAAACCCACCTTTTGCAAAAACCTCTGGAAATTCATTTTCCCAGTCAAATGCTTTGTCTCCTGCTACTGTTTTATCGGCAATGAGCGAGTTGCCACATTTGATATTGTTGTTTAGAGAGGTGAGTTTTCTCCCTTTTTGCGCAGTCCTAAGCCAAAGTGAAAGTTTAGCGATTTCTATGGATTCCTCATTTATATCTACTCCAAAAAGGTTGTTTTCAAGGATTGAATTTTCAACGTTCTGGAATACGAATCCATCACCAAATAACTTCGCTTGCAATTCATCAACGTATCTATGCTCTAATACTAAAAACTCAAGTGCTTGGTTTAAAAATGCGCCGCTACCGCAAGCGGGGTCACAGATTGTAACCTCTAACAACCAATTCCGATACTGTTCTAATTTGTTTTGCAGGACTTTAACCTTCGCCTTGTTTTGTTTACCTGTTCTTTCCTGTTCATACTCTTCTTCGTTTATTCCTAACTCTAATTTCTTATTCTTGCAAAGGCTTCCAACAGTGTTATCAACTATGTACTTGGTAATATATTTGGGCGTGTAAAAAACACCATCCTTTTTTCGTTTTGTCTTGTCTTTATCAACTACCTGCCCTTCTAACTCAGCCTGTATTTCTTCAATCTCGCTCAAAGAATGTTCAAATATATGGCCAAGTATATTAACGCTAACTTCGCTTTCAAAGTCATAATTACTAATATTTAAAGTATGTTTATAGAGTAGGGTGTCATCTATCTTAATATTATCCAGAATTTCATCTGGCAAAAACAAACCTCCATTATAAGCAAAAATATCATGCTTTTTCCCTTTGAAGCCTGTATTCAGGTAACCAAAATATTTAATAAATCGGCTATAAAGAGGTTGATACTCGTCATATTGATCTCTTAAATCTGTCCATTGATTGACAATTTCCCTAATTGAATTTGGCGGCAACAACAACCTGTCTTCTGCAAAAAAGACAAATAAGAACCTGTCAAGAAGTTTTTGGGTTTTATTGAATAAAGTCAGTTTGTCATACTGAGGATTGTTCTTTACTATATCTGTGAAAATATCATTCCTAAATGCTGAATAATCCTTGTATAGTTTATTGGTAACAGTTTCTTCTACGGCAAGAGATTCTTCCTTAATTTGCTTTGGGATGCCTTGAAATACACAGTTTTTTGACAAGCATAACCAAAGGAGGTTAAATTCGTCTTGGGTCAACTGAAACAGGTTGAAATCTTCAAAATCAACAGAATTGTCAATGTAAAACCTCAATTTTTCAAAATTGGAAGTTATTATATAAACAGCATCAGGTTGGTTGTTCTTGTACCCAAATGCCTGTGTCTCAATCTTGCTCAAATTGGTTGTATCTGTTCCTTTCAACTCAATTACGGCAATGATTTTACCGTCTTTGATTATTGCGCCATCAGCACTTTTTGCGTCTTTGATGTTTTTTTGTTCCCGTATTAGATTGTAGTTTTCAAGTGGATGATTTGTGTAGCCAAGCACCTTGACAAACAAATCAATAAGAAATTCTCCTTGGTGTTGTTCTTCTTTTGACCTCCTTATGTTTTCCTGAATAGCCGAATTGTGGAAATGGCTTTTAAACCTTTCCCATGCCTCATTGACTTGTTTTTCGTCAATTCCTTTTAGATATTTTTTTAAGACAGATTTTTGGAACAAACCCATAGGATATTGGATGTCTTTAAGTGTCAATAGTCGTAATATAGGTGAATGCACCGTTAACAAACATGTTAATAATTAACAATTTGTAAATTCTTGTAAATAAATTACTTTTGTATCATAATTAAACAGCAAAACAATTATGAACATCCTGCAATTCATTCAAACTTTCCCAAACGAAGAAACCTGTTTAGAGCATTTCGCCAAATTGCGTTTAGACAAAGGTGTTGAGTGTAAAAAATGTGGCTGCCAAACCAAACACTACTGGCTACAAGATCAAAAGCGGTTCAAGTGCGGCAAATGTAAAACGAAAACTTCTTACAAAGCAGGCACGTTGATGGAAAACAGCAAGTTGACTATTCAACAATGGTTTATGATGCTGCACCTGATGACTTCTACCAAAAAAACCTTTTCCGCTCTTGAAATGCAGCGTCAATTGGGTGTTGGTCGGTATGAACCTGTTTGGTATGCGATGCACAAAATCCGGTTAACGATGGGCAAGCGTGATGAAAAATACAAACTGATGGGCGAAATTGAAATTGACGACGCTTTCTTTACAACGGTTGACGATGCACCAAAAGTAGAAGATGAACCCCTGAAACGCGGTCGTGGTTCGCAAAAGAAAAGTCAGGTTGACTATACCGGTGATGGTAATGGTTGAGAGCAAAGTTGCTACCTACCACAGAAGAAATAGTGGCTAAATATGGCAAGGTGACGAAGCACAACAAAGGTCGCAAGATGGGATTTGTTAAAATGGTTGTTATGGATGATTTAAGCAGCCAAGGAATTAACTACGAGGTCAAAAAGTCGGTTGACGAAATTGCGAAGGTTCTTACGGATGGTTGGAAAGGTTACGCCAAGTTGCCGAATGTTATTGCTGAACACAAACAAGAAACCATCCCTGCGGAACAAGCCCACAAAAAACTGCCTTGGGTTCATTGCAACATCGGAAACTCCAAACGTATCCATGAAGGTTTCCATCATTCCATCGGTCGCCCATACTTGCAAAACTACCTGAACGAATTTTGCCACAAACTCAACCGCCGCAACTTTGAATCGGATATGTTTGACCGGATTATGACAGCAGGTGTTGAAGATGTTTGGTACAAAAACAAAGCACATTGTTACCGCTAAAAAATTTCAAAGAACTTTACTTTAGCCTTCCCAATTTGGGATGGCTTTTTTGTACATTTGCTTTCCACTTCAAAATCTTACTTATGTCAGACACCCTAATTTCGTTTCTGGAAGGCTTTGAACCCGTCAATGAGGTTCAGACCTTGCTGCGCAACATCGTTCTGTTACAAGTCAAATTAGATAGCGAACAAGATGTGTTCGTTCAGAAAACAAAGGATGTGCAAACTGAATTTCTTAACCTTTCAAAAGAGAAATATGCCTTGTTGGTTGAGGTCGTAAATGATGGCAGTTTAGAGCAATTCAATTCACATATTCAAAGGATTAGGGATGAAATCAAACAGTTCACCAGCGAACATGAGATGAACTCTATAACAGGGCAAAAGGTTAACTCGTTGAACGGTCAGTTAGAAGCAGCCAAGTCTTTCAAATCTGCAAAGGAAAAATACGGTACACTGAAACCTTTAGATGAATTGATGAAGGATGAAAGTGGGCTGTTGGAAATATTTTCTTAACCTCTAATTTTTAATGATATGATTTCACTTGACCGAAGTAATTTTAAACTCATTGAAGAAGATGGGTACCTTAATACCACTAAGCTTAATCTAAAGGTTGAAACAGCACTTAAAAAAGCAACTACAAAACTTTCAGAAATAGACTTCCATGATTTTGATGTGATGGTCAAATTAAGTGGACAACTTTATAATAGCATAGAGCCGTTTCGGTTTGTTGAATGCAATATTTTTCCTGATTTTACACCTGATGATGTTCATACTGAAATTCAAAACATTCTAAAAACGGAATTTGACTCTTGTTTAGATCATCTGCAATAATTTCCCAATTCCGAAGGGAACCAAACCGTCCCTTCAAACAGCCATTTTCTTCATCTTTGACAATTGGTGGAAACCATAAGTCACGGTTTGTCCAACCAAGACTCGCAAAAACAGTTTCCTTAAATATAGATATGTCTTCTGGGCTGGTCAAATATTTGTGGACATTATCAAAAAAGTAGATCGGGCATATTCGGGTTTTGGGCATAAATCGTTGGTTTTTAAGTGGTTATATGGGTTGGTTGGAATTGGGGGTTAATTATTTTGCAATATTATTGTTAAGATTATTTTAAAATTTGAACCTTCTATTACAGTGTTGTTTTTTCATTATCGCCAGTCCATTGACTGTGCTGGTGGAGACCATCCGTATCCACAAAACAGAATGTGGTTGATGGGTCTTCCTTTTTGCCACGAATTGTGACGCAAATTTCCCAATCAGAACTCAGGAACCTATCTAATGCGTCAGAATAGGGTTCACTGTCTTCCCGCTCGTGTTCTACATATTCCGAAAAATCCCATCCGCTATCGTATGCGGCTATGGCGGGGATTGTGATATGGAAGTCTAAATCTGTGACTTCTGGATTGAAATATTTTTGAAAATTCATAATCGTCGTTGTTAATGCTTAACTTAATTCAATGATTCCGATAAAGTTTGTACGCTCATACTTTTCGTAGGAACCATCTTCTGGACGACCGTTGTCCGTGAACTGTGTGAGATATACTTCAAACTGTCCAGATGGAAGTTTTACCATCCATAAATTGTCGTGTGATGTTGAATATTCGTGTTCCTCACCCGTGTCTCCGTATGCGATATTGCATGGTTGGCCTTCTGGCAACAATTCCAGATTAATTCTTCTTTGGGCTACCCACTCCTCAAACGCGGTTGGTGTTTCAAAACTGGCGTATATTCCGGCTTCTCCGCGCCGGTTTGACGGGGTGATCCGACTATCACGAACGAATTTATTTCCCCACAATGTGGGAACTGTATCAACTGTGTATTCGGGGCGAGTTTCCCCGGCCAACCCTAACGTAGTAAATTTACCGCCTGTGGAGTAACGGTCCCATGATACTACCCGCAATTCTTGGACGATGGTATTTATTTCACTGTGTGTCATAATCGTTGTTGTTTAGTTAAATAATAGCACAAAGATATAGGCAGTCAGAATACGTTCCAAACATTTTTGCACTATTAACATATCATTAAATAAAAAAGCCTACCAACCAAAAGTCAATAGGCCAAATCCGCTGTCTACGAACTGCTGGATTATCTGTTAAATCGGTATTTTTGAAAAAATACGGTCTTTGCAATGTTACAAGTTTCAACGATCCGATCCAACTCCGCGAGAGTCAATTGGAACTCCTTCCCACCAATATGAAATTTTCCTGCGATAGTGTCATTTCCAAATCTATCAAGTTGTTGTTTGGACGGATGCTCAACAACATCAAAATCAATGGTGCCAAATAGTTCTCCAAATCGTTTTACTTTTTCGGGACTCATCCCGATTGTGGTGTTTACACTCATGATTAAAAAATTTAAATTATTTATGAATATGGTTGCTTATATACAACCAACACATAAATATCTTCAAATTTTGTATAATCTAATTTGAATGGCAATTTACTCGGTATTCGTGTTAAAATTTCGTTAATTGGATAACTTAAATATCCATCCAATTCAGTATCACTTTGTAATACGAAAATTGATGCGATGTTGGATGTGTCCAATGCGTAGGCTAAAGTTCTATCAAACCATTCCCACTTTTCAATACCGATAAATGTGTTGAGTGTGCCTATACAAACTGTGTAATCGGTGGTTTCGGTATAATTGAAATAATCGTCACAAATTAAGTTTAAGTCTGGATGTTTTTGGTTTCCAGCCGAAATCATAATTTGGTTAATATCAATTCCTGTGTAATATTCGGCAGGAAAATAATCCCCAAAATCGCCCCGTCCACATCCGATGTCTTTTACAGTATGCCGTCCAACCATGTGTTGAAGTGTCCACATGTAAATGTCCTTCTGCATCTGTTCATCTGGATACCCAACCGCCTCAGGATCATTTAGGAGATAATCCGGAATTAATAATTCATCAGAATAATCTAACGCCAATATTTTAGATGACTCTACATCTGCATCAATTTTAGAAACTAAACTGACGTTGGCATCTTTATTTAAAAAATCTTCAAGTTTCATTTTTTAATTTCTTTAAATGTGGATAGTGTATCTGTTCCAATAACAGTCTTAGTCAGTTCATATATACGAAACCCGCAAACCTCCATACCGCCCTGAATCATGTATTGCTTTTTGGTATTTGGATCAATTACGATCATACCATTAATTTCTTCCGCTTTTCGTGACAAACATGATGTAAAAAGTAATAGCAATAGTAAGTATTTTATACAATATTTCCGGTTTTGGCAAATTTTTGGAGGATTGGGATTAGTTCCTTCACTTGTTTTCGCGTCAAGTGCATTCTGGTAGTCATTTGAACTTCTTTTGGAATTTCATACTCCATCCATCCATTTTTAACTTCAGAAGTTAGCCCTAAGCGAAGTCCATCACTACACATAATTTTTGGATCAGCGTCATCCACTCCAAACCAAATTGCATCTTCCGTTGCCAAACTTGATTTTTGCAATGAACATTTTGCACCATACCGATCATTAAATTCGTAGAAGTCAAATCCCCTTTCAGTTTTACTTTGTTGCATTATCTAATGTTTTTAAAATATTATTTTGCAATTTGCGAGATAATTGTTCACTTACATGCACTGGAAATATTGGGTTGATAGTCAGCCCCTCATACAGTTTATATGAATCAACCATCACATCGTAATATACTACATCCTCTCTACGTTTCCTCCCAACCACAGTTCCGATGTGATTTATACCACGGGCATTCACAACTACATTATCCGATTTTTTAAACATATCACGAGTGGAATATTCATTTTCTATTTCCCAGTTTTCTGTATCCATTATTTTTTATTTAAAGTGATAAAATCATTTCAATTATTTCTGGTTGTGGGAAAAGGTCAAACTTTTCATATTTCCCCCATTTATTTTTACCAGAAACATTTGTGTGCGTGAATAATCCGTGAATGTCGCCAACGACAACATCTTGGTTGTAATCAAACGCATCTTTGTTGGTTTTTAACCATTGTTGCAATCCACTCCGGACATCAATATTATTGTCGTTTCCTATTTTTAGGATCAAAAATCTCAAACTGGATATTTGGTTGTCAGACAGTTTGTGGAAGTACCTGTAACCCCTAAAATCTCGCTTTAAATCAACGATCTCGCTCGGAGCAACACGTTTATTCGCCCAACTAAAATAATCGCCCTTACGCAATTCTAATGGGCCAAACGCGCAACATTCAATTCCAATAGATTCTCGGTGAACTGCTGTATTACCAATTCCCAAATGCCAACCATAACAACCATAATCTGGAAAACATTGCACAATCTCTCCATCATATTTTTCACTTAGTGTTTGACAGTTCCTTCCGCCAATTACAAATTGGGTTCCGATTCTATCACGTTTATCATTTTCCCAATCTTTAATGACGTTGTATGGATTTTCCCATCCTGCTGTAAAGTGCAAAAATAATGATTTTTTTGGACTTGGTCCTTTAAAATATTCGTTTGGTTGTAACAAATATTTTTTGATTGTTGGCTGTTCAGTTAAATCGGTAGTCGCGAAGCCAATGGTTTGGTCTGGAATCAATTTTTCGCGTGTTTCATTGTCAATTATACCAGTTGGATCAAGGTTGTTTTTGATTTGAAAATTCCTGACGGCTGCATCTGTAAACTGGTCATATTCACCCGTTTTTGGTATTTTCAATATTTCCTGTATTTGGATTATTTCTGGTAATGTCACAATTTATCCTCAGTTTTTAAGTAAGTATCAGACTCAGTTATCTTGTCTTTGTTTATGTAATTGTATATTCTATCCTTGCCATATCCAGTAAGTAAACATGCTTGGCGGGTACTTTTATACACATTTACAATATTACCCTCTCGGTCAAATTCGTAAATTTTTTGAGTTATTTCACTTAGTGAGTGACGTTCTCCATGCAGTTCAATTTTCCAACCATACAATGAGTTTCTGAACAGTAATTGTCCGGGTTGGCATTTTAGAAATTTAGCGCACTGATAAATTGATGGGAAATTATAGACTTCTTCGTCTTTGCGAATTGTTATCGGAATTGATGCTGGTTTCATATATATTTGTTAAAAATTGGAACAAATCCGAAATTCATTATTTCAAACACCTCGTCTAATTTGCAAATTTTCTGCTGGTTGGTATCAGAAAATTCGTAACGATGTTTTAACAGGGTTAGTTCTTTATTATCCCAATCAATTTGAAGTACAACATCGGCGTACAAAAACTCCGGAGTGGATGGTTTCTTCTTATCAAGAATTAGTAATCTCATTATTTATTTTGTTTTTGTTAATTTATTACCTATCACACAAAACGCAATACCGAATATGAAACATGTGACGGTGAGCCAAGTTGGGAATAAAGTCCAGTGTGAAAACATATCTGTCAAACAGATAGTCAAGCATATAAGTGAACCTACTAAAAGGTATAAGATAAAATTGTTTATTTGCATTAGTATTGGTGGATTGAATTGCAGGGTTTCATATAATGATCAAATTTTATTTTTTCCGTTCCAAATAGTCAGTATAAATATATGCGATGAGTAATATCAAAGAGACCAAAGTGGACATTAAAAATCCAGTTACCGTATCCGTCAAATCCTAATGATAATCCGGTACATACTCCAGACCTGTAAAAATACTTTATTCATAATTTTATGGTAATGATTGTAGAAGTGCACCTGACCACGGTGATACGACACCCGGGACAACTGAACTCACATATTGCCCGGAAATTGTCATAATATGCGTCCTACAAGCCAACATCAGTGCGTTTAAGATAATTTGAAAATTTGTATTGGGTGGAACTTTAATATTGTTCCACTGTCCCGGATTTAATACCGTGACAACTCCAGTCGGGCCACTTATAATAATTCCTACCCAGTACGAAACGAATGCCGGTCCAATCTGTTTTAAAAAGTCCACATCGGCATGACTTGCTAAATTTGCCGTACAAACAGCCAATATCTGTTGGTTCAGGATTGGTAATTTTGGGGCATTGTTTATAATCTTTCCCCCCGCAGTCATTGTATCAAAATGTAATGTAACACACTGATGGTATGCACTTGCAATTGTTTGCGCAAACTGCTCCTTACTGACGTGCTGTTGTCCAGTGAGTACATTACATTTTGTTTTGAACAACGACCACGACATTATGCGTTACCACTTATTACGTTTAGTTCCAAATCAGTGTGTATATTTTGATTTAGATATTTTCCAGAATTTAAAACTGTTCGTCCACTTACATGACAATTTTCTACCACAGTAGTACCTCTAATTTCGCTGGTATCTGATAATTTGCTGTTAGTTGCAACTGAATTTCCAGAAATTCTAACGCCATCCGAAACAGTGCATTTATTCACTTTTGCATGGTGACATATAATGCTGGCATTACTCACTTCACTTGCCTTCACTTCAGCAGAACCGTCAACAGTAACACGTCCGCGAATTACAGACGATTCAACGTGTGAATTTTCTTTAACTTGGGCATTTTGTAGAATTTTTGAATCTACTATACACGCTTCTCCATACACCTTGGCTGAGTCAGTTACGATAGAATCAATCAGAATGGCGTTGTCAAAAACTTGGGCAGTGTTGAACACCCAACTATGATCCGTCTGTGCCAGATTGGTTTCGGACTGAATGTAGCCGCCAATTTCACCCTCTCGTACATTTCTTCCGTGAGTAGTGAAGTCCCTTTCTGCTTTGATGCGAAATAATTTTACGGGTTTGCCAGTTTTTGGATGTAAGAATTGATCTCCGGCATTTTTTAGCATTACATATTTCTTCATATTATCCGATAGGTGTTAATTTCCAGTTAGTTGTTTTACCATCAGTTACTTCATCAAGCCGCCAATTAGACTCCGCCAGTGCATTTTTTATTTGAACTGTATATTGACGTTGGGTGTATCCAACTTCAAATTGAAGTTCGCGTTTGTTAATTTTGTCCTGAACAAAACCAACAGTGCGATTGAGTCCGTCAATTGGGGTGAGTCCAAGTTCAGACGGTGTTGTAAATACTTTTTTGTTATTCATAATGATTTTCTAAATCCAACTCTGTTTCGGTTGGCGCGGTGACATTTATAAAATTTGTGAGTGTAAATTTTGGAACCTTTAACAGTTCCAGTGTATTGGTTACAAAGTTTTGTAGAAAATATTGACCGCCTTCCGCCCATTCTACAAAATTCAAATCGTCAAAAAAATCATCAAAATTTTCGTATTCAAATTTGAAATTTTCAAATGCTTTGGAGAGGGCAGTTTGTTTAGACGTATCATTTGCGCTGAATACGCGACCGTCAACCAACATAAAATGAAATTGATTCACACTGCTTCGTAAATTGTAATTGTTTTTTGAACTGGTTTGACTTCTAACCAAGTATCATATTCAGTTCTTTCGTATGAACTATAATATCCACTAAACTGAATATAGCAGTCGTGATCCGCAAAATAATATACAGTTTCCGCAGTATCTTTATCAGAACCTACTCTATCCTGATGGACTCGTTTATAGGTTCCCAACTTGGCTTGAGATTCGGATGCAACGAATGGGCGATCTTCCAAAAAACTCGGGATTTTTTTAATATCCAGAAAACTATTCAAATAATCAAATATTTCTGTTGCTGTCATTTTATTCATAAACTGTGATTGTTTTTTGGGTTGGAGTAACTACTTTCCAAGATTTGTATTCCACATCGGAATAAGAATTCGTTTCAGCAGTAATTTTGTAATAAAAATCTCCGACTTTAATTATGGTATAAGTGAACTCATCACTATCTTCAATTGAAATTATTTGGGATGTGTACTGCTGTTTCCCACGGCCATTGATATGCACATTCATATAATTATTTGCAATCTGACGTAATGAATATGCCTTCAATAACCTACTCATAAAGACGTAGGGATCATTCACATTATCTTCCACAAATTTCTCCAAAACGACATTTTTCAACGTGTCTTCAACGGTCATAAAACCGTATTCATGTGCCAAATCAATCAGCGTTGTTTCTAAATTATTCATAAACTGTTACTGTTTTAGTGGTTGGTGTTACTTGTTTGTAGTCTGTGTATTCACTGTCGGCGTATGAATCTTTCCACCCAGTAAATTCAACATAGAATCCTTGATCTACGAAATGAAATACTTTATAGATTTCATCGTCTGCAACGATATGTGCTTCATTCTCCATCATAACATATTTTCCAATATATTCAATGTAATAATCGGGATGGTATTCAAATTTATATACAAGATTATTTATATTGTTTTGCAAATTTTCATTTTGCAAAAACTCAATCATCGTTTTTGCTGTCTCAAACTTTTGAAACTTAGGTTGATTATCAAGTATTGCCTTCAGTTCGTCAAGTTTACTGGTCAAATTTGCAATTTCCAACCTCAATTCGTCGGAAGAGTAAGATTTTGTAATTTTGTCCATGTTGTTTTGAATTTTTTTGTCGGAGACAGTTTGTTATAGTTTACAATTATGAATTTTGCCAACCAAAGTGGCGTTAATGCAAGTATCATTCGGTTTAATGCCCTGTAATACGCAACGTTTGCTGGTTTATCACGCCATCTTTCAAACGCTAAATTTCCGCATTCCTCCATGACAATTTTTAGTTGGTCATCGTATGAAAGTTTTAGAAATTTTTGCTCGTCAATTTCAACCTCACATCCATCCTTCAGGATTTGGTGATACAATGGTTTATCATACCAAGCAAATTCTTCGTGCAACGTCTCGTGATCAATTGGACAATCTATAAAATTATCAAAAAATTCATCAGATGTACTTTGAAAATTTGGAGTTTTCCTTGTACCATGAACGAGCGTCCAATAATCGTATAATTCGGTAAATAGTGGCTCAATCAATTTGCATCCCTTGTCCTGCAAAAATCTAACGTCGGCTATGTGTTTTAGTTGATTGATGTTCCAAAACAAGTGGCTACATTTTAATGTGTATAATTGATCTGGAGATGGATACATTGAAAACACATATTTTTCCAATATTGGGTTTATATGCTGTTCAATGCGGTTTGGCGTGTTTAGGATTGGGTTAAATTCAGCCTCATTGGATATAACAATATCCAAATCCTTTGGTTCACGATAAAAGTCTGGAAACCAATGTTTAATCGCAGTTGATCCTATTACTATCATTGTTCAGAAATTGTGTCGCCCTCGTCCGTTTCTTGTTCTTTAACGGACTTAATTGCAAATGCCATTTGCTGTTTAATTATTGGATTATTTCCAGTTGTCGCAAATTTGTCATATAACTCAACCATATCCTCGATGGAAAGATCGATGATTTCGGCCTCGCCACTAATAAATTCCAAAACACACCGATTTTCAGTTTCAATATCTTCGTACATTTTGAAAATTGAAAACACTTCTTCTGCACAAAATGCCCGTTTTTGGATTTTGTCCGTTGCCTCAACTCCTGCTTGCAACGCAACATCTTCAATTGTGATGACTGATCCGTCGTCTTTTTTGAGGTCTCGTATTTTGTCGTATCGTTCCTTTATTTCTTTTGGATATGTCCCGATCCAAACGGTTGGTAGAATTAACCAATTTTCACTCATGCTTTTATTCCTGTTTTTTAATTTATGACAAATGACGATCAATATCACGACGCACTTCTGATTTAATTTTCATTATTGCGTCAAGAATAATTTTAATTACGTTCGGATTTTTCATTTTTCGGTAAAGGTACGGTAGGTGAGAAAATTAGTGGACGTTTAATATCATACACTTGGACTTTTTCAGTTGCATTTAAAGTTGCCTTTCCAATTTTAAATGTCTTTACAGTGTCGTTTGATGTAGGAGACCAATAAAAATATCTTGATTTTCTTCCATTGCGAAATTCCAAGATGGTTATACCCGGAATTGATTGACTTTTAAAAAATGAATAGCCGCTTAATTGTTCAGTCAGCCATTTAATCTCGTAATACGCTGGCTTTTTTGTAAATTTAATTCCATTTTGTGGACTTTCCCCTAAACTAATTCCACATGATAGAAATAAATTTCCAGTTTCTGCATTTGTCTCATTTATTGCATTAAATATATGCGAAACGCTAATTCCGCTTTCTATGGCAATTAGATACGTTCTAACTGCCCACCATCCCTGTAATTGCTCTTTGGTATGTGATCCGTATGTTTTTGCCGATTGACACAACCAGATTGGAAGTGAGCAGGGCTCAGTATCCCATCCAAATTCACTATACCATATATTGCGCTTACCGACATTATCATTTACCCATTGCCATAATTCTTTCAAGCGGTCTCCAATATGGTCTTCTTCTGGACTTACACCCGAACCATCCACAAAATTTATAGAATTTCCTGGATACGGATTTTTACTATTTGTATAATGATGTACGTTAATTACGACATTGGGGAATTTTTTATCTGCCCTATTTGCCTTAAACCATGCGTTCATCCTTGCTAAATATGTTATATCAATCGCAGACAGTCCACCCATAACTACATTCATTTCTGGGTCAGCATCTTTAATTGCATCATAAGCAGCACTTAACAATGCGGCGTATTGTTCTGGTGTATATTTGTGGAGGTCGTTCTTCCAAGGTCGGTCTGGTTCATTTTCAATTTCAATATACTGGAGCAAATTTAATCCTGATTTTTTCTGAGTGACTGGATCATTTGTCCATCTCGGAATTTGGTTTACCTTTAATTTTTCATCTGGCCATTTTTTACTACCATACCTTGCAGCCAATTGCCAATAGTATTCGCAAATTTGACTGTATGATTTTGGATCGGTTGGATTTGCATTTGGAGAATGTAAACGACGGTCTTGCCATTCCGGATCACTGTTAACTACATCATTTCCAACAATAAAATCAGGAACTTTGTTTGGACAGAATACCGTTTTAATTCCTCTTTGTTTGGCTTCAGTCAGCCAAGTATCATAATTTCCATTGGCTTGTCGGGTTGGTTCAACAGCGAGTCCATCCACAGTCCACGTCCATTGGATAAACTGATACATTCTATAATGTGTGCATGGGATGTTGTCAAACGGTACCCAATGGAATCCGTTTAATCCGATGGAATTTGTCGTCCATGGAGTAATTATGGGAGGAGGAGGTGGTGGTTTTATTGTATCTGTATTTCCGTACACTTCAACCTCAAACATCGGATATTCGCCTTGAATGTCTGATATTTCAAAAATAAGTATTCGTGTTTTTGTATTTAACTCAAATTCTCGCCACGCCATAAACGCATTGAGTGGAGTGTTTACAAAAACATTTGCTCCGCTGAATATAGTTAAATTGGGACTTCCAAACCCGTCAAAAATACGAATCTTGGATATATTGGTTTCCTTGCCCAAATCAACAGAAAACTGGACTGGATACTCGCCACTATTCCATCCCGGAAACCAGCCTGTTTGAGTATTGTCGTCAAATAAATTTTGAAGTGTCGCTGGCTGTCCTGAAATTATCTTACCGCTGATTGGTAATTTTTGCCCGAATGCAGTTATTGTAAAGAATAACAGAATTGGAATTAGTCGTTGTTTCATTTGTTTCCTCAGTTGAAATTTATATTTGCACATAGTGGTGCTGTTACATTTTCTCGTTTTCCATCGCTAACACCGATATGCAAGAAGTGGTTATCTTCACTCTTTTTAATAACCATCTTCCCCGTGCTCAGATTTATACGACGTTCATAGTCCATGCACAATGGGCATTTGAATACGATTTCATCGCCATCAATAAATGATGTGCATTGATGATGGATATTTGATTGTAAGTTTAAAATCATAATGTGGGGGTGGTAGGAATCGAACCTACGCAGACTTGCGCCCTCGGTTTTACAGACCGCTCCAATTGACCGCTATGGGACACCCCCATTGTAATAAATGAAAATCTACTATCCGTTAGCCTCACGGGAATATTATCTCAAGGATTTAGCCCTTTCATTTGTTGATTGTGATGTTCATAAGTAAAATTTTTAAAAAATTTTAATATTGAATTAATCCGACTATCCATCTGCAAGCAAAAATTGCAAGTGATAGCCCAATACCGCATACCGCAACCATCGGGTCATAGTTTTCTATAACCGTTAAATATGCGGGCACCACAAATACAATAGTTGCGAGCAACCTCAGTCCATTTATTTGAGATTGCTGTTCGGCGTGTTTATTTGCTCGCCACTCGTCGTTCTCACGCCAATCTTCTGGTCCGTATAATTTGAATTTTTTTCTGTCGTTGGGACTATGATGATGAATGCTCATATTGAGTATTATTTTAAAATTTGAAAATACCAAGTGAAGTTTCCTACTTGAACGCTTTGTCTTTGGATGGAAAGAACACCGTCCAAATCATTTGCAAGAAATTCGGCCTTCTTGTTTCTTTTTAATTATACAGCAAAGATACAATCGCAATCAAACATACTCCAAACTTTTCAGCGTTGTTAACTATTCTTTAACACTTGTAATTGAAATTTTACTTTCTCAAACAGTGTATCAAAATCAGATTTTGAAATCTGTGTAGTACCATGCTCTGAAATCAAACCAGCCATTGTAAAAATGGACAATGGCTTTTCAGACACACACAACATTTGATTGGGGAGAACTTTAATGGAGCACAGTCCGTATCCTTGAAAATGGCTGCGATAATATGTGTTTGGTTGGAGGGTTTGGTTCATTGAAATTTTTGGCGTAAGAGTGATTTAACTAAAATGTTTGGTTGGACTTGGGGGTTATCCTGTTTAAATTCTTCATACGGTACTTTGAAATAGTCGCTCAATACTTCGGCCACAGCACCACTCCGACATTTGCCCATCGTGCAATGGATAAAAAAAGCCTTTTTTTCGGCATTTTTTTGAGTAAATTGCCAAATTTTTGATGCCATTTCCTCTGTGAATGAGGATGTTGTAGTTTCATCAACATCATCAAATCTTAGGTTCAAATAATTATCAGATGTTGGTTGAAATTCAACAAACAGTGGATCAGTTTCATTTATTGAAATAAACGCGGATTGTCGTTTTTCTTCGTCAGTCAGAACATCCAATAACTGCGAAAATTTGGTTCGTGGAAGTGCGTATATTTTCATTTATAGATTCTCCTTTTCATTATTCGTATATTATCATAATTTATCTGATACCATATCCAACCAGCAAATGATATGTAAAGTATTAGAGACGAAATGCAAGTTAAAATATCAAATGGGCGCATGAGTTACTTGTCCAATTTTAGTCGTCGTGTATGTGGATGCGTCAGTATTTAACACCAAGTTTTTTATCTTCTCCAATGACGTTCAATACTAATGAAAATGTTGGTTGTTCGTATCTTCCTTTATAATAAATTGTAGTGTTTTATATATCAAATTTTTGGCACTTTTAATCAATTAGTGCTGGAATTTGGCGCGAGTACTCACTCGGTATTCTACCTATCATGCGACCAAGCCATCTTTCATATTCAAACGCAAGTTCATCTGCCATTTCTATGGCAAACATATCTGCGAATATTTCAAGTTGATATTCTGAACACGTTTTGTAAACATCCGTGCCAAGTTGTAACCATGTCAAATGATGACCGAGTTCGTGCAAGAATACTGCAAATCCCTCCTTCTGCCCAATTTGATTGGTTAGTGTTATTCTCTTGCCGATGGAATAAATTCCACGACAATTTCTACCATTACTCGTCATCCCGCCTTTACAAATGCCGATGGAAATTGCATCAAAATCCACAGCAGGAGCAATACTTTTTGCTCGGTTAATATACTGGCGAACGTGTGAGATGGTAATCATAATCGTCGTTTTAATTACAGTACAAAGTTACACATGATGGTCATCAGTTCCAACATAAACTCTATCAGTTAACATTTCAATAACATCTGTGAGTTTATATGGCTTCAAATCATTGCCATCCATCCCAACATCCATTTTACGGCCATTTCCAAATCGTCGGTCACCTTTCCAGTGTTGATGTCCGTGTAAATGGATCGCATCGCGCTTTAGATTATTCCAACTGTTTATGTCAAAATGGAATAATACAAATTTAAATTCACCGACTTCCAATTCCAAATAGTCTTGATGACTTGTGAAACAATGCGACACAATCCCATTTTTAATGTGATGATCGTGATTTCCGTGGATACAGTGGATGATTTGGCAGTTTAGTTGATTTCTAAAAATTTCAATATTTTGTTTACCACCAAAACTCCAATCTCCCAAATGGAACAAGATGCCATCTGTCGGTACGATTGCATTGATATTGTCCACGACCGCCCGATTCATTTCTTCAAGTGTGTCAAAATCTCGGACACCAAGAATGTTTCCCTCAACATCTTTGCGAGTTAAATCCCATTGGGAAACGCCACGACAGATGTTTTGATGCCCGTAATGAGTATCGCTGGTGACGAATATTTTATCAAGCAGGTCTTTATTTAATTTCATTTCACTTTTATTTTATTTGTCCGTAACCAGACATTTTCAAATACGAATTCGTACAAAGGTAAATTACATTCTCTCAATTTCCAAAATAATTCTAAACTTTTTCCAGAATTTATTTTGAACATTTTGATCATTTCATCCACTAATTTATCAATTCGCAAATTTGCAAAATTTGATTTACAAATTGCTTGCCAAACACTGTCATCAATTTCAAATCCTAACTGAATACAAAAGCGAAATGCTCTAAATATTCTGACGGAATCGTCCTGAAATACACGGTTTGGATCAATTGGGCATTTGATTATTTTGTTTTCAATATCGTCACGTCCATCAGAAATATCAATTATACTACCAAATTCATCAATCGCAAGTGCATTCATTGTAAAATCTCTTCTCAGTAAATCATTTTGTAAATCACTTGTCATTCCATCATATCCGACTGATAATACAAAATCCGAAATCAATTTTGAATCTGGAAATTTGCTGCGAATTGTGAATCGCTCAGGGATTGTTGTGAATATTTTGTATCCCTGATTAGTCAATTCCTGTTGCAATTCATCAAATGCTAAATTTGCGGGCATTTTATCTGAAATGACCACTGTGTAATCAATATCAGTTGAACTTCGTCCAATTAATTGATCACGGACGCATCCACCTACTTTGTAGAGTTCAAAATTCATTAGCCTAATTTTTTACAGACAATTTCATATAAGACTTCATGGAATGATTTGCCTTGTTTGATAAAGTCAAGATAATCATATAAATTGTCCAATTCATCAAATGTTTTGCTAATCAGTGGATAAAGCGCAATTTCACAGTATCGTCTATTCAATGCCGTGTTCTCGGGATCAGACAATCTATCACTTTTCCGCAATTTAATGGAAGTCAATAAATCTGACAGGTTCATGAAATCATATGGTTTACTTGGAATGACTATTGAATCAAAATTGTCAAGTACCATTTTCATTACATATTTGCAACACTCTGATTTGTCCATACTATGAGTTATCTCCTCTAAATTGTGATGTAATGTTACGTTCAAATTCTATCCAATCCAAATCATTTCCAAATTTTCGCATTTTACCATCTCTACAGATAGCAATACCAAGGCCATCCTCTCCGTATTTTTCCACAGTACCAGCAATTGCGAACAAATAAACACTCATAAAGTTTGGTCGTATTTGTCTAAATTCCGGTTCGTCTTTCATATAGAGGAAGAATTTTTCGGTAAATTCTTCGTTTGTAATTTCGTGCCAATTTGTGGGACACCGGTTGAATTTGTTCATATCTTTTTAAATCGCGGTTTGATAAAATTCCAAATATACTTTGAATAATCTTTTCCATCTAACATCGCAAAGATAATGGAGCGATTAGTATTATTTGGTATTTTTTTGCATATTTCAGCAAACTTTTTTCTACTTGAATCACACCCAACCGCCATTCTTACCAAATCAAACTGTGCCTTTGCAGTCCGCTCAATAAGTTTGTAGTGATTAATTAACGATTGTTCACATTTACGAACTTTGTCATAAAATTCATCAGGTACATCTTGCAAAATGGAACTAACTGGTTGACCACTTTGAAGTGCTTCCCAAATTGCGGTGGTGGAAAGGTTAGTCATTGCACGATGTAATCTAATGTAATCTTGAAATTTAATTTTACACCGCTGCCCATTGCTAAATTTTACAACAAACCCTTCACTGTTCGGCCAAATTAGTTGTTTGATGTTGGTATAGTCAAGTCCATCGTATTTTTTAGCTGATTTGGGAATTTTTAAGGTTTCGCTATCATCATCTATTGACAAGTCCTTCCAACCTTCTTTCCCATCATTGCGAAAGAGTCCAGTACAAATCAATTCTGGTTCTGGATAAGATACGACAATTTGCTCAAATCCAACAAGTTCAAAACAATGAGTAATTTCAAATGATTCGTAGTAACAACCACACTCTTTGAAAACCGGATATTTCTCATCCAAAATCCGTTTGGCTTCAACTGCGTATTTGCTGGTGAATGAACCACGGGAATTTACAATCATTTCTCCACCATACCAGAAACATCCAATGTACTGTCCGTCTAATTTCTCAAATACTTCAAAATCGTTAGTTGGCGTATGTCTTTTTTCTTCAATATTCCAGAATTTGTTAAATCCTCTGGAAACTATGTGACCATCATCATGGACAACTAATCCACGACACTGCACAGTTACATCGTCCCACATTTCACTGTATTGACATTCTGGAGTATAATTCCAGATTGATAATGGGAGAGTGGGATGTCTTTGAGAACAGACCAATCTACGTTGTTCGTAATCTTTTAAAATTTGTAACATGTTAATATCGTATTTGGTCTTGCCAGTTACTTCCACGATTGGCATTGTACCTTGTCTCTGTCGGGGTTGTGTTGGTTGCGATGATTATGGCAAATAGTATTGCCGCAATTACGCCACACCAAATTTTCAAGGCTGCAAATTTTTTGGGAGAATAGATTTGCACTATTTCCGTCTTCTCCCGATTAAACATAATAGTGATGTTTTTGGTCGTATCGCCCATTATACCATAATCGCTTGGCAAACAATTGACAATATAAGTCTGCCCATTCATATTAAAGGACACTTTGCCATTTTGAAATGTTGGGTTAGAAACCTTCCCCTCAATTTGTGTCGGGGCATTGCTGCTGCACGAAGCAAGCAGAAAAATTGCAAAAAATAGTAATTTGTTCATAATGAAATTGGTAAAATTTTAGATTCTTTACATAACCGAAATAGATCAACGCCTTCGCCGAACGGACGTTCGTTTATAAACTCTTCCACAATGTAAAGTTTTTGAATGTTTCCTCCGAACCATAATTTATCGCCGAGTTCAACAATTACATATTGAAAGCCTGACGTAGTTGTTAGATTCTTATTCATTTGGGAATGAATTGCGGGGATATTCGTATTGTTAGAGTTTGTATTCACAGATTATTCATCCGATCATGCCAATCTGCATCATTTTTGGCATAAAATTGTGATTGACGATGATAATAGATTACGATGCCAATCAAACAGGCGATCAATAGTAAAATCATGTTAAAAAAAATAATGGTTAGAATTCAATTTTCATTCCTTGAAAATCCGATACAATTTCTTGTCATTAACAAATCATTTGCCTTACTTCTAAAATCAAGTCGTGTTTAAAATCCAAACTCACCGTGTCTGGTAGATTTGATTGTTTAAACAATTCGTCCATTTTTGCAATCTTTTTTTCACATTGCTCAATTATTTCGTTTAAATCACATTCCCCTTTTCTAATTTTCAACAATTCGGCCGCATTTGGTCTAAACACGGTCAAATTGCCAGTTTCTGCAATTTCCAAAGCACAGTCAATCAATCTTACACAGTGCATAATATTCTTGCTGTCAATTTGCTGACCTGCCGTCATAGTGTCAACATACCGTGACTCGTTTCTATTTTCCAACCATCCTACATATTCTCTGTATTCTTTACAGTGGATTGAATATGCGTCTTTGTTGAAGTACATAATCCCAATACAGAGTTCATTTTTTGGAATTGAACTTAGCCGGACATCGTTTGAATCTTCCCCAGCAATGCCTTTATATTGATAAGTTGAGTTATGGTCATAATACATCCCATAACAGCCGGGCATTTTATCCAATTTAGTCAACCCGATATATTCATGTTTAAACCCTTTCTTACTTAGCCAATCATTCAATGCAGTGGTATTTCCGGAAGTGGGAAGGAATACAGTACAAAAATCCAAAATGCCCTTCCTTTCAATCCGCTCCCTTTCCCAGTTCATTTTTTTATTGAGTCCCTTTGCCTTTTTAATCTGGGCGACTGCATATCCACCAAAACTGTTTGCACAGTTTTTAGTAAGAAATTTATGCCGCTGGTCGCGAATTATTTGAAAGGACGGATCAATATGTTTAATGAACCGTCCATCCACGAACAGCATTTCAAGGACTGTTGGGTTCGCACTTCCCAACAAATCAATAAATCTACGGACTTCGTAAAAGGTTGTGTCTTTGTCAATATTTCTCTGTTCTTGGTATTTTAAACCAAGAATGTCAGAGTTTGGTTGACGGTACACGCCTTTAATGTCAACGTCGCTGGTTGGTAGGTTGGTTCCGTATGCAGTGGAACCGATTATACATTCAAAAATGTTCATAATAATAATTTTTGTTACAACCATTCCATTTCCAATTCGCGGTCATCATAATCAAACCCCATGTAGGCATTGAGTAGTTCTTTGCGCGAAATTACATTCGGATTCCAATCCGTCCATGCCAGAACGGTGGCTACTACATCCTCGTTTGACAAGTCACATGGCTGGCCTTGTAGCCAAACCATTGATTGACCGCCGCCAAGTTCTGGACGTGTATTTTCTGGAAATGAACGCCCGCAAAATGAGGACGACATCCATTGCTCGTTTGCCAGATATTCGTGGCATTCGTTGACAAATTCTGAAATTTTCATAATCTATTTGTTTTAATTATAGCACAAAGATACGGTGTCAAGAAATACCATCCAAATCATTAACAATTTATTTGGATAAATACTCATAACTAAGTGTTGCAACGCCAACATGTGTTCTTGGATATTTGAGTAGCGTTTCAACCGGATTCCACATATTTGTCTTTATGTTTCTTTTTAGTGTTTTTTCAATTCCGTCATGTATCAATGTAGTTGTAACAGAATGTTCAATGGCATTATATCTATATACAATATTCCCGACAATATCAACATAACTACTGACTTTAACGAATACTACTTCGATGTCTGATATTGATGTGATGTTCCAGCCCATTCTGTTGGCAAGACGGACTAACCTGTTTAGTCGGCGTGGGATAGTCATTTTTCTATAACTCATCTGTCAATTTCTGTGCTTCGGTAGCGGGTAAAATTTTACCCTGTGAAGGTGGGTTAGGTAATTTCATCCAATGGGTTGGGTATGGTGTTACTTCCACGACATCACCTTCTGAATTGTAATCCCAAAAATCGTAATCAGAAAAGTTGCCACAATGAAACCAGTCGCAGTTTCCGAATGGTAGCACCCGATAGTGTGGGTAAGTTAATACCGTATCGCCCGGAGTGGGCCTTTTTTCGGTGATGTCAATCCATTTCATATTTAAAAAGTATGGTTAACCTATACACCAAAAGGTAATTTTTTTAAACCATTTCGTAATTGCAATACTCTGCCGCCAATTCAAATAATTGCGAATTGATCCGCACATCTTCGTCGGCGCGACGAATGGATTTACTTGTGCGTTTCTGCCCCGACAATTTATATCCACCGTTCAGCAATTTTTCTTGAACTCGATTCAACACTGTCCATGCTGAGTTACCTTCGTCTTCTGGACGGGCGACTTCCAGCAAGATTGCCGCATCTTCTTTCGTGAAGGACTTGCTCCACCGAATTTGAGCCGCTTTCATAGCAAATTCAATGATTTCGTCATCCGACATAATCCGCTCTGCGAGTGTACGTTGGGCTTCGGCAAATTTCGGGAGATTGCTGGCAAACTGTTTAACAATTTCAAACGCCGCCTCTTCGGGTGTTCCCATGTGTCTGATTTTAATTTCTCCAAAATCTTTGGACTTTACAACAAGTCCATTGGTGCAAACAAGGCGATACACGCCCATTTCAACGCGGAGTGGACAAGACCCATCATGTGAGTTCATAATAAGTAGTTCGGGGTATAAGATTTCCCCGTTTATCTCGTAGGATTTGGTTACACGCAATCGGACGATGTGTTTCCCGCGTCCAGATTTTTTGGACTTGGAATTGATTATTTGTCTCAGTTCAAATACCGCTGCACCTTTACTTGTCAGTCCCAATAAATAGTTACAAAGTTTCTCCGTGTCCATGACCACATATTTGGAGGACATTTGTTTGTAGGTTTGGTTTTTTGCAGATACGGTAGCAAGATTCATAATCCTTGTTATTGTTTTAGTTAAATAATAGTACAAAGGTATGGTCAGTGAAAATGCCCTCCAACTATTTTTGTACTGTTAACTTTCCATTAACGATCTACGCTGTTCGTAGATTTCAAGCACTTCCGAGATCAACTTAGCCGTTTTAGTCCATTCCTCTCCTTGTAATTTTTCAAGAGTGGGAATTTGCAAACCCAGCAATTCAAAATAATCCTCACTTGCACTGCAATCAATCTCACAAACAAATTTTACATCTGTTTTGGGGACAATTGCATTAATTTGCTCTGCATATTCATAAATTTGCAATTGTGAAGGAACAAGACAATGCAAATTCAGTCCGCATTCTTCCTCTACGATGCAAAACGCCCAGTAATGAAATCCCTCAAATGGTACGAGTCCATTTGCGCTCGATATGAGGGGATTTAAAAATTTGCCGATGTATGGGTATTTAGTCATTGTATTTTTTGTTATACCATTTAATGTATGAATCAATCAGTTCAGATACCTTTACAAGTGTCCACAGTGCTGCGACCATCATTACGGCTCCAATGAATATTAAAATCATCGGTCCAAAGTGACCAGCCCATTTTAGCCAATTAGGAACATCCAAATCCCGTGTAAAGAATGTTAATAGTCCGAATAAAAATGCCAATGCGATATTGGCGGGACGCAAGATATGTTTCATATTTTTAAAAATTTTTGTTATACCATTCTCTATACCAATCAGCAAGTTTGGCAGATAGTGCAAGAATGGTTACACATCCGACTAAAAGCATAATGAATAAAATCGTGACACCGAAATGTCCGAACCATTTCAGTCCGGTTGGTTGGTGCCAATCCCATGTGGCATGCGAGAACACGGCCAAGAATAATAGTACTGAAACAGTACGCGGGTGAAAGACAAATTTAAGCATGGTGTTATTTTAACGAAATTACTAACTGGTTCTTTGCTTAGACATGGTTGGCTCCGTTTGGGCCGTCTTTTTTCAGCCACAAATACACGGTCATCCAGTAGATGCCATCCTCCAACTCTTTGAAATTGAAAAAATCCACTGTCGCACTATCCAATACGTCGACGAGGATACCGCATTGTGGTGTTAAGTTTGATGAAATTAGTTGCGGTCGATGACCACTTAGGTCCACATCCAAATTGGAAATGTTGAACCTTTCTGTAAGGTATTGCAACAGGGGATCAAAATTGAGCATTTCGCGATCTTTTAATTTTTACCAGTTTAATCAAATCTTGTTCAACTTGATCGTACCAGCCAACTGGAAACGATGTAAGATCGCCTGATTGGTTGATCTTAATTGTGTGACCATTCCATTTAAACTCAACCATGTCTTCAACTTCATTTTCAAATGCCCACAAACGAACAGCATTCATCTCATGTTCATTCTCCAACAAATACTGATACTCGCCATCAAACCAAAATTCAGTGGCAGATTGGGTATAACAGATTTCTTCTTTTGTGATAATGGTCATAATCGTTGTTGTTTTAGTTAAATAATAGTACAAAGGTATGGTCAGTGAAAATGCCCTCCAAACATTTTTGCACTGTTAACATATCGTTTTGCTTCTGTTTAATCTAACAAGTTGGGCCATCTGCCGGGTATCTTGATCGTACATGCCTTTTGGATACGCAGATAAGCCACCACGATGGTCTATTTTGATGATATGCTCATTAAATTTGAAATGAATCCGTTCATGGTGGGCATTTTGAACGACCCAAAGACGAATATTATTCATCTCAATTTCATTATCAATATCAAATTGATAAACACCATCCAAGAAATACTGGACTGTGGGGTAAACGAATTTTATATCAGATTTTGTAAACATAGGTTCTATTTTATTTATACGTCATTTTGCAAAAGATGTAATATTCCATTCTTTTTTTGTCATCTTCAAAATCAGTCCATGATTGAAATCCCTCGTCCGAATTGTGACAGATCATAGCCAAATAACCCATTTGGCGGATTTCTTTAAGTTCGGCAAGAAGTTTTGGGTCATTTGGAACCGGATACCGGGTTGTCATTTTCATTCCAATAAAATTAGCACTACCACGAGTAAGATAAGAAATGTAGAACATAAAAAGAACGTTTAACGACGACCAGTCGTTTTTAATAGTACAAAGATAGGGACGGGTTGGAATACAATCCAAACTGTTAACATATAAATAACAAAAAGGAATGGCCCGTGAAAATTTTGTCCGCGAAATGAGAACGGGTAATACCCCTGTCCACAGGAAGCACTTTTTCCGAGATTTCACGTTATATTCAGGGGGGTACCAACCCCTCCAGACCCCCTTTTATACCCCCCATGTTTTTTTAATAACAGCCCCATTGTGCATCCGTAAATAGGTTATGACTTCGTTGTTATTTGCCCTACAATCAATTATTTTATTGTACCTGATACAATACTCCACTTTAGTAGAGTTAATTGATTGTAGGGCAAATTAGAGGGCTACATATTAAACTTGGCGATTACTTCGTCCAAGTTTTCAATCTGCCAAGTTGGAATACAGCTAACACTGCTGTCTGAATAACAAATACGGACGATGTCCGCTTTTTCATCATACCAGTCAGCATCATTGATAAGTATATCCAATGCTGGATTGTATTCCATCTCTCCCCATACCAAACGTTGGGGATAAAACGCCACATGACTCATTTCCGAGTTTTGATCGAGTGTTTGGCGCATCGCTTCAGCGTCAACGAATGTGTATAATTCTTCTCCGATGGTTACGATTCCATCCTTGTCAAAAAATGCAATTTTGTAAACTTTCGGGAGTGTTGTTGTATTTTCTTGCATGGTGTTGTTTTTTAAAATGTTAAGCGAAAATTTTGCAAAGTTCTATCAGCGTCTGATAAACTTCATAATAGCCATTGGAGTGGCTTTGGTCGTATGCGTAGTCGTACACTTTGTTGCGGTATTGCGATGGGATAGTGTTCAATCCAGATTCTTCAATTATGTAATCTTCGATCAATTTTTCAACTGCCCGATTGTGGGCATTTGCTATTACCACCATTGCAGCGTATCCCTCATTTTTGACCAAATATTCCTCTAATTTCTTGGCGTACTCCATTACTTGTTCAGTACTGTGGCTGGGTGGGAGAATGGGCTTCATCGGGCGCATTGAATACGGGACTTCAAGTCTCTTGCAATATGTGATAGTATCAAACACATCATTGCCCGTTTTGCAAAGTTCGGTAAGGGTGGGTATGGTTGGAAAGTCTTTCATTATCTGTTTGTTTTAATTATAGTACAAAGATAGGAGGGGTTGGAATACCATCCAAACATTTTCCGCCCGTTAACTTTGCATTAACTTAAATTGCGATTCCGTGATTGGGCGAATATAAGCGGCATCCTTCTTTCATGCTGTAATAAAACCCCATATACCCACCCAATCTCTCCGATGCGGCAGCATCAGCGACGATTGAATATTGAATATGTGGTTCAAACTTAGCCAACCCGCACTCAAGGGCGATGAACTCCTTTATGAGTGCATCTAATTTCATGTTGTTGGCTTCTGCCTCCATACGGGCTTGGTAATATGCAGGTAAATCCGTATGAAGATGTTTTTCCAATTTGCGGGCATACTCCAACACATGTTGGACTCCGTGATTGGTTTGAAGTACTGGTGCAATTGGTGGATTGGATTTGAACCCAACCAGATAATTGATACCGTTAATGGTGTCCCCATGAAATAAGCAGGACATCAGTTCAAGAGTGGGAAGTGTTGAGTTCAGGTTCATTTTATTTGCTTTTAATATTTTCAATCGTTGTTTTAAAAATAATAGTACAAAGATAGGGGGGGTTGGAATACCATCCAAACATTTTTGCACTGTTAACATATAAATAACAAAAGATTGTTTGATGCAAACAACTGCTCCAAACAAATTTGACTACTAACTAATATAAACCCACCTACTCAAGGCGAAATCTGAAAGAATAGATTGGTTGGGTTAGTATTTTAAATCAAAGTTTTTAAAAATTGGCTTAATGTGTATTCCATACCTGTATGTATTTGGATATGGCTTAACAATAGCAAAACCTCCATGATTTGCTTCTTTTACAAAACAAGTCTTGAAAGTGGTTGGATCATTTGCTTTAAGTTCTTCTAATTTTATATAAGCAGAAGGACTATCATAAAAATGGACCAATTGTGAACTTTCCTCTGGCTTAAATCCATTAACAGTCAATGCAGTACACATATTCTTTCTATAATCAAACTCTTCAGTTCCATTATAAATTCTCTCGATACGAGTAATTCGCATTTTTCTGTAAATAGACATTGGGTGACGATCCATAAATTTAGCAAGATAGACAGATGCTTGATCCTGAATAAACTCCGATTTCTTTCCTAACGAAAAAAAGGTTAAATCCTTTCCGCCTTTCAGCGTAACGCTGTCGCAGTATGGTATATTGTTGGAGGAATCAGAACTAACATCTACCTTTCTTCCATAAGACATAGCACAGCCCTGACAGGAAGCAAGAAATAAACGCTTTTTAAATTTTGAAGAATCCTTTATATCGGATTCACTAAATTGTATCCTTACATTTAATTTTGAAAACTTAATTTTTTTCTCAAATTTTGCCCTACCAATAACACTTATATATCCCTTTCGCATATCCGCCAATCCACTTTCAATCAAATGAGCAATGGCCCTCTTTACTGCTGTAATAGAGGAGCCAAAATATTTGACCAATTCTTTTTGTTGGGATACCCGAATCCTACCAGAACGATAGTGGGCTAAATACAAGTAAATACGATGTGCTAATACATAACGATATTCACCACCTTGTTTGGTAGAGAAATATTCAATCATGGAGTAGGGCAAATAAATCATATTATACCCATAAGTATCATCACTGAATATATTTCTTTACCGAAATCTTAATGTATTAACATACTATTAACAGATATAGCCCATCCTCCTAACAATTGGAAAATGAGCGATAAAAGTCTTAGCAACCATTAAATCTGATGCTATGGATTGGTTGGGTATTGATTTTTAAAAATTCAACTCTTGGTTAGCCAAAATTTAATCAGAAATAACCTGGCAATTTGAAATGTTGTAGGTTTTTGTGAAATCGCCGCCGTTAGTAAGGATTAAATCAAGTTGTGATGAGTAGTAGCCATTATTTGACCCATAACCAGGTATGCGAACAGGATGCCCATTTGTTGGCTTTAAAGCAATTCCAAAACCGTCAATCCTTTCAAAAAAATCGTCAGTCGTTAAGTCAAATTCAAACCCCTCGAAATCCGACATGGCTAAATCAGACAATGACAAATAATGGTTTTCGCAGCAATCCTGTTCATGGTTTGAATACAATTTCAGGCCGTTGCTAAATTCGATTAAATCGTTAGTGCCGTCAACAGCGACCACTTTCAAATTTTTCATATTATTGGATTTTAATTTTTGTAAAAATCGGCTAACCCTGCATCCACGCCAACGCCGCCTAAACGTTGCGCATCGGGGATGCACCAGTTATGCGGGAATTAAACGATAAATATCATTTAAAAAATTCAAACCACCTCGTTAGTATTGAGGATTTGAACTCCAAACGACACCTTTCCAATCCCGATTCCAATATAACCCCCATCCCATCCAAGGGAAGTATAGCAATCAATACCTTGAACTGGATATTGTTCGTACATGAACAGACTGGTAGTCCGTCCAAAAATTGTAAACCCAATCTCGTAGTGGTTCGTTTCTGGGGTATGTGTATAAAAGAAGTTCATTTATAGTTGAGTTAGAAATGTTGCTACTGCCCGCTCAATTTTGCGGATTTCTGCTTGGAAATCGTCAAATATGAGAAGATTGGACAACCTATCAATGCCATCCAACGTGTCCGTGTGTACTTGAGCATTTTCATAGCCCAGTTGTTCAGCAATTTTCAATGCGATTCTAAGATGTAGTTGCACAAAAACTGCAATTTGATATTGAGTAACGTTCTCAATGTTGGATAAATTTTTAAAGAATACCGAATTGTGACATCCTACTACCGAACCCGTAAATTCAAAAATATTCACATATCCATCAATCGATTCAATGACCTTGTACGGAAATTGATCCAATTTGACCGCACCTTCTGGTGCAAGAGATGCGTTGAATTTTTCAACGTTGATCTTGACTAATTTTTTCATATTTGTTGCTGCGTTTTAATAGTACAAAGATAGGAGGGGTTGGAATATATGGTCCAAACAATTCCGTACTGTTAACTTTTAATTAACATCTATTAAAAATTATCACACCAAGCAAAAATACAAAAAATGTAATTATTGAGGAAAGAAAAGTCCATTTTATGTAATTATTTATTTTTGTTTGGTTGGATGATACATATCCAAAACAAAAATACGCAAATAATAGGATGGATGTAATATAAATTGTTAATAAGGCGTATAACATATGCAATTGATTGGTTGCGGGTTGGAGGGTTGGTTGGGCGTAAAACATTGATACACAGTGAAAAAGGCTGTTATTTTTTCCAACCAACCAACTTTTCCCCTCCCAAAATCAAAATTAAAAACTGTTTTTTTGATTTTTTCTTTTTGCTAATATTAACTAAATTCCTATCCTAACGGTAATAGAAATATAATTAAAAATGATTAGAAGCAATATTACTGCCCCAACCAGTAGTTTAATCTTTTGTGTTGTATTTAGTTTGTCCGTCATAATTTCTTTTAGCAAATTGAGCGAGTGGAGGTCTGAATTACCAGCCCTCCTTCCATTTTTTATTAATTCTTCTTTTTTCATTCTTTTTTTTAAAATTATAGGGGTGGACAATATTACATCATCCACCCCCCAGCCAAATGAAAAACAAGGTGGTGGCGCTTACGCCAATTCTGCCTTAATTGCTTCCAGTTCCAATTCTGCTAAGAATTCCGGCGAAGCGATTCTAAGCAGTTTACTTTCCAGTTTTGCAAGTTTTTCCTTTCGGTTGACCAGTTCTACTTGGACTGCTCGTACTTTCAAATCGTTAATCCACTGGTTGAACGTTGCGCCCATCCAAGTGAACTCCGTATCAATACCAAGCAATTTTCCTGCTTCAGCATAATCCTTTTGTTTACCTACCAAAAAAGCGGCAATTTCTTGTAGTTGGTTTAGATGCCGGATTGTTTGGATTTGGAAAGACTGTCCGCCGTTGGAATAGCGGAAATCTCCATTGGTTACAAACGTACCACGTTCAGCAGATGCAATTTCTGCTTTTTGGGTTTGGACTTTTGCATAAAGAGTCCGTACTTCATTCTGTTGTGTTGTTGTTGACATAATGTTAAAAGTTGAAAAGTATGTTAATTTCCTCGTCCGTAAAGACGAAGATTTTCAGATACATTGTTCTTCGGTTCACATAGTAAACCTGTTCAGTCTGCGGCTCCGTACAAAGTGGAATTGTTACAAATTTACCCTCCACAAAACTCTGAACCACGATGTTTGAATCCAGTGTTCGGTCAATTGTTATTTTGTGGATGTATATTTGTTCGTTAAATTCAACAAAATAACTTCCACGACCGCACACAGAAATTGTTTTGTCCGTGTGTTTCGGTGACGTATTTTCAATTTGCTTGAAGCAATCTGAAATTTGGGAAATTGCCGCAAATTGAACAAATAATTGTAAGAATATAATGCAAATTGTTCTCAAAATTTCGGTAATTGGGTCTTATCGTGTTTCATATTGTTTTTCAAATCATTCGCTCTCATTTTTGCCAGCAGGTGTTCAAGACTGGAAATCATACTGTTAAAAATAACGCCAAACGGATTATTATTTTCATCCATCGGTTTCCCGTTGAACAGTTGTCTGTTTTGGTTATCTTTTATGTCCATATAGGTTTGGTTTGTTTTATTAAATTGATAATTTTATCGTCATATTTTAACATAATTTCATCAATACCAAAATACAAATAATCTAACATCGCGACATTCAAATCATTACAGTCCATTTTCATTGGAGTGATATAGACATCATCTGATGTGTCCATTCTCCGAGACCAAACAAACGAAGTTAATTGAATGAACTCGTCATATTTTTCTTTTGTTATTTTTTTACCAAGAATGGCATCAATTACAACATTTCCAGAATCTAATAGCAGCAATTTTTGCACCAACCATTTTAACCAACTATCCTTCACTGTTTTAATTTGCCATGCCAGTAAAAACAATGCAAATTGAGGATAAATTAGTCTTAATATTTTTGATTTGATTGGATTGGTGTTGGGGAAATCTGTATATTTTAGTTTTTTAATTCCTGCAATTTTTCTGATTAGGAAATTGGAAGGAACTACAAAAATAAACATCAACATCGTCAACAACAAAAACAAATTTCCATACACCCGACTCTTCAATGATTTATGCCATAGCCAGAAGTCAATCGTTTGTGTGTATTTTCGGCTTAATCTCCACGGCAAATTTTCAAGCACCCAATCCAGTTCCTCGTTGTCACGATTGATGTAAAGTGCTAAAATAATTGCGCCAACGTGGTCTCTACTAATCGTATCGGCACCTTCGTTTGGATACCGATAAAATTGAACGAACGTATCATCTCTTTGCTTGACACATTGCATTATTGAATATTTGAGGAAGGCGTGGTTTGGATAACAAATATACGCAAACGCATTCCTTCCGACCGAATCTCCCTTGCTGTCCCAAGAAATATTTTCCAGAATCATCTGATTTTCATCAAAATACCAGAAACTATTTGTGCAATGTTTATCCAGCAATTTCGTCCTTTATTTTTTAGTACACCTGACAGGCTACGATCCTGCACGGTCTTTATGACCATTGGGGCTTAAACCCAACGCGGCTACCAATTTCGCCACAGGTGCAATTATTAAAATGTAACCCCAGCCGGGCACGATCCGACAACCAATCGCTTAGAAGGCGAACGTTCTTCCAGTTGAACTATGGGGCTGAATTAGTAGTGTGCTTCGGATTTGAACCGAAATTTTCAACAACCAGTTACGAATATCCAATGTATAAGATTGGCTCGGTAGCACACCATTCAAGAATATAAGTCAATCAAATGATCTGCGTATTCCTGCGCATGTATTTCATCCTCAAAATTCCACGCATTCAAGAATAATTGAAGTTCTAAAAATTCTAAGTACGTCATATTCTCTTCATCTTTTTAAATTTAACGACACAATTTATGAACTAATGTTAGAAGATATTTCTATCTTCTCCGCACAATATCAAACACCAATTGTACTTCTTGATGTTTGATTAGGATTGTATATCTGTCTAAGCATTGACTCCCGAGGGCAACTTATCCAAAGACTTTACAATATACAAAACGCATATTAAACAGTTTGATAAATAAATAGGAGTTCTTAACACGAACACAGGCCCGAAGCCCGTCTTACGGCATGCTCGTAACTGTTATTTAATTTATTTACCTTCTGTGGCTTCCAAGCCTGCTGCCTTCGCCGTCCTCCCAGGTTATTTTAGTCGTATAGATTGGCAAACTTCCAGCCAAACAAGTATTACTTGTATTTTCCCGCTCACGTTGGGCGTTTCTATACTAACGGCTTACCCCACTTAAGGGTTTACATCCTCACTTTCGTGGACATATCAACACTGTTTCAACATTTCCATTAACCGTGGAAATGCTGGATGATCCGAATTTCGTATTCCGGCATTCCTACGGAGCCATTGTACGTCGTGAATCCTCCATTCCGGAATATCCAGTTCGTGGTATCGGATATATTCGGTAATGGTTCTACCAAATTTCCAACACCCACTACATAATCCAGTATGCAGTTTTACAGGTGTGTCGCAAAATTCACATTTCATATAAACCACAAATTGTGTAATTTAACAAAATTTCGGTACTCGTCCGAAATTAAATACAAATACAACTTACAATTTTTTGTCCAAGTCACCGTCGGTTGTAAATGAAATGGGGCATTGTGTTTATGAAACTGATGCCATTCTATAATTGACACCGTTGGGAGATGTACAGTACTCGCAATCATCAAGTCTTCATCATATTTAACAAAGAATTCGATATTTAAATCCAACTCTTTTAAATCGATATCAATACACGGGTACGCCGAATAAATCTCATCTCCTTCTGTCACTGAATAATTACCCGTCAATCGACGAAGTGGTATTACAGCGTAACAATATGATCCATTTGCTATAAATTTCATTGCGTTTTAATTTAATTACAATACAAAGGTACGTTAAAATTTTTAACAACTCGTTAACGTTTTTTTTGTATTTTGGAGTTTGGCCCAAATATTCAGATTTAAACTCCGCATAAGTGACAATTTTACCGTTTCTCTTAAATGTATATCGTTCTGTCACGAATATCGGTTCAAAATAGAACTGACCATACGCGCACAAAACATATCCAATCTGCGTTTCAGTTAGTGGTACTTTCATATAGGATCGGCAATGGCGTGTAAGGTTCCTAAGAATCCAATTAAATTGCCAGAATCATCTCTTAATTGATACGCAATTCCGTGTACTTTTTGGATTTTGCCGTTCGGAAGTACAAATCGGTAATTCATGTCAAAATTTAACATGTTATTTACGCATCTTTGCCATTCCTCAAATACGTCATCCTTTTCGTCTGGGTGTATCCAATTAGTCCAATTGTCTCCTTTAATTTCACTTTCCAAACGTCCAATGATTCTGCATAGAGAATGATTCAAATCAATACATTTTCCGTACTTATCGCTCACCCAAGTTCCGAGTGGAAGTGATTTAATCAATGCGACTGTTTTCTGTTCTTGAACAGCCACTTTTAATTCAATCCGATTGATTGCGTCCCTTAGAGTTGAGCCGCCATTCGGACGAAATTCCTCAGCGATTACTTTCAGTTTTGTACCAAAATCTGAAATTTCTTTAAATTTCTTTTGTAGCCAAAATTTCCATAACAATCCAAAGATAACTCCGAATGGGGCAACTAATTCAAGCCATTCTTTTAACTGACTTAATACGACTTTTACGTCGATAACCATTTTATAATCCTATTTTTATAAGTGAAAACGCGAGGTGAGTTCACATATAAATATAAAATTGACGCACAAATAACTAACCAACTGACTGCGGGGCAAGGGCGAGGCGGAAGCCGATACTGTAGTAGCGGAGCGTCGGCTCGTTGACGTTGCGATAAGCGGAGCGGCAGTACTGAGCAACGTTGATCCAGCTGCCGCCGCGAAACACGCGGAGCACGCCCGAATCCGGTCCCGTTGGGTTGATTTGCGGCTCGGCGGGGTAGTCTCCATACCAATCATTGCACCATTGCCACACGTTGCCGCTCATGTCGTGGAGACCCAGTTCGTTGGGCTTTTTCCGGCCGACGGGGCGGGTGCGTGAGTTGGAGTTTTTATACCACCAAGCGACTTCTTCCAAGTCGTTGCTTCCTGCGTACAAGTAGCCTTTGCTTTGAACGCCGCCACGAGCAGCGAAC